TAACCGTGAAGGTGCCAGTGATAGAACCACCAGAGAGACACCACGTTGTAGCGCGAGTGTTTGTAGCAACGCTGGACGTCAGCGTCATGTTGCCACCGACGTAGTTTAGACGGTTGGTGTCAAGCGTCGAAAGAAAGTCTACGAGGCTTGGGCTGTTACCGGTTGGGTATGCAGCAACAACTGCGCCTTGGGCCATGTTTGCGGCCGTCGGCATGCCGGTCGTAGCGGTATTCTGCCACGTCGCCATGTTGTTGATGATCGTTTGGACGTTTGCCCACGTTTGATCTACGCCGCCGACTGATACGTTAGCAAGAGCCGGTGAAGTCTGACCGTAACCGCGGTCACCGTAACCAACACCCCATAGATAACCTGCGACCTTCTGTGCGGCGGCCGAAGAGGCCGCCGCCGAACCGGTCACACCCGCTAGGGCGTTAAAGTCCGTTGCTTGGGTTACTGAACCTTTTGTGTAAGACATTAAGTGTTCTCCAGATCTTCTTTATCCTACTATTTAAGCGTAGGTCGCGTTCAGAGTGCCGTACGAACCGGACGTGAACTGGACAAACATGATCTTACCACCATTTGGAAGGCTGAATGCAGCGTTAGCAGCAAGGCTGTCGATTGCCAATCCAGATGCAGGATAGACGTTGATAGCCGCCCCCGTTGTGTTCCAGATGATAAAGGTTGTACCAAGCGAGTTAGGAAGTAGGACACCACCTGTACCGCTCGATACTACGTTAAGTTCCTTAGACAGTGCGGTTGCTGTACCTTGGCTGCTACCAGCAGCCGCGATACCGCTTGCGTTAGACTTCGAAATGTAACCGGTAGCCATAGCAAGGTTACCGTTGAAGCTATGCGTACCAGCGACGTAGCTGATAGTACCGCTATCACCCGTACCGGTAGATGCAGAGTAACCAATGTAGCCCTGACGGTTTGCGTTAGCAGCAAAGAATGCCAGATAACCAGTATGGGTAGCATCACCAGAGTTCATAATCATTTGACCAGAACCAGAAGGACCAGCGATAACAGTTGTGTTACCGGTGACGCTGTTGGTTGCTGTCAGGTACTGAGCATTGAAGACACCAGAATCAGTCAGAGATGCGATGACTGCAGAAGCCGCGCTGTTGACATACTCAAGGGTGTTGTTGGCACCGTTTTGACGAATATACTTGTTAACGCCGTTAGCGGTAAGCAGCAGACCAGAAGTACCGGTAGCGTTGCTGTTGGTGATAGTCATACCAATCATTGACGCGATGTTGCCGGATACCTGCACGGACTGCAGAGATGAAGTGTTGATGGTGATAGTACCAGTCTGCGTAATGTTACCGCTATCATCCATCTGCCAAGGAACCGCCGAGTATGCGCTGTTGACAAACTGCAGAAGACCGTTAACCGCGCGGATGGTCTTGTTAGGCGTGGTAGCACCGTTACCGACCAGCTTGACGTTAGCACCATTAGTGCCAGTGTCAGTGACGATCACCGTGTTAGTAGAACCGGTAGATGTAGCGGTAAGAGCTTGACCTGCACCAGAGTTCGTAGCGTTCAGAATGCTGGTGTTGGTAGTTCCAGTCATCGTGATCGTACCAGAACCGGCGATACGGATACCGACGTTAGTGGAAGACCAAGGAACCAGAGTCAGAACACCGTTACCGATTGCAGCTGCAGAGGCAACGATCGTAGTATCACCCGCCTGAACTGCTGGGTTGAAGGAACCGGCAGTGTTGGAAGGAACGATAGAAACAGTCTGACCGTTCTGATAGACAAACACGGTTGCAGTTGCAGAGTTAGCAGAACCACCAGAGTTAACTGTCAGAGTGCTCAGAGTACCAACGCTTGTCAGCGAAGATGCAGTGACGGTAGAGTTAAGAGTCGAACCAGTCAGAGTACCAGCAGCTGCAGTTACCGTACCAGAACCACCAAGGGAGATTGCAGTGCCGTTAACCGTGATAGAAGAGTTGGTCAGTGCGCTGTTTGGAATGCTGGTGAAGTTGGTACCAGCGAAGGTTGGTGCAGCACCAGAGTTGATGTTCTGTGGAAGCGAGATCGTAACTGCGCCGGTAGAACCAGATACGGATACTTGGTTCGTGGTACCAGCAAGAGAGGTAACACCAGCATTGGTCAGGGTGATCGAACCACCGAGTGAAACAGAACCACCACCTGACATACCAGTACCAGCCGTAACTGTTACTGACGAGTTGGACAGTGCACCATTTGGAATACCAGTGAAGTTAGTACCGGTCAGAGTAGGTGCGGTCGACCAAGATGGGGTAGTACCACCAACGAGGACGCCAGATCCGGTTGCAAGCATTGAAGTTGCACCAGAACCAGTCTGATAAGGAATAGAACCAGCAGCACCACCAGCGAGGTTAGTTGCAGTGGTTGCAGCAGCAACGGTACCAGTGATACCAACAGTGACTGCACCAGTAGAACCAGACAGGCTGATGTTCGTACCAGCAACAAGGGAGGTAACACCCGTGTTGGTGATCGTGACCGCGCCGGTTGCTGCAACGTTAGCAGACAGGCCGGTGTTGGAAGTGATCGAGGTAACACCAGCGTTGGTCAGGGTGACCGAACCGCCGAGTGCAACAGCACCACCACCAGAGAGACCCGTACCAGCAGTTACAGTGACCGAAGAGTTGTTTAGTGCGCTGTTAGGAATGCTGGTGAGCGAAGCACCAGAACCGCTGAAGCCAGTTGCAGTCAGAAGACCGGTAGATGGGTTGAAGGTCAGCGTAGAAGCAACTTCAGCTGGCAGGTTACCAGAGGTAGCCGTTACGAACGTTGGATAAACGGTCGCGTTGGACGTTACAGCGGTAATGCCAATGTTGGTTGCGTTGGTTGCAGAACCAACAGACGAAGCAGATGGAGCGGACCACTGCAGACCAGAACCGGTAGAGGTAAGGATGTAACCAGAAGTACCGATCGAAAGAGTGGTTGTGGTGTCGGTTGCAGACTGATAAACGATAGAACCAGCAGCACCACCAGCAATGTTAGTTGCCTTAGTTGCAGTAGAAGCGTTACCAGCAAGAGTAGCCGTAATCGTACCAGCAGAGAAGTTGCCAGATGCGTCACGAGCAACAATCGTCGAAGCGGTGTTCGTGTCAGTTGCGTTAGAAGCAATCGATGGGTTACCAGAAACACCATCAGCATTCGAGATCGAAAGACCAACGCCGCTTACGCCGAGCGTACGAGTTGAAACCGTACCGCTACCAGTTCTAGAGATAAAGCCGGTAGTTGAGAGGTTAGAAACTGCAGTCAGGTTGCTGTTAAGACCTTGAGCATCGGTGATGCCATAACCAGCCAGAGTCGTTGGAGTATTCGAAACATACGAGAAGGACAGGTTAGCGTTACCGCCAGTGACACGACCGTAGGAGTCAACAATAACCTGTGCAAAGGTACCAGCGGTAACACCGGTAGTTGCAAGGTCGATGCTGTTCGAGTTGATTACGATACGGCTTGAAGAAGCGGTTGCAACAGCAATGGTGTTACCGGTATGGGTAAGACCACCATTTACCGTAAGACCACCAGCGCGGCTGAAGAGCGTCCATACGATTGGCGAAGAGCCAACAGTGATGTTGCCAGTTCCAGTTACGATCCATGAGGTGTTTGCATTCGAGGTACCGAGCTCAACAAAGACGGTGTCGCCAACAGCAACTTCAACCGATGGAGAACCGTCAAAGTCAGTTGCGCGAGTCCAAGTGCCAGAATCAGCAACGTAGATACCGTTCTGAGTGCTGTCTGCCTGATCCTTAACCAGAACGCGGTTAGGAGAAACAACACCAACGCCGTCAATCGTTTGGTTACCAGCGAGAGTGATTGGGCCGGTAGTTGCTGCGATTACAGATTGCTTAACCAGAACACCAGAAGCAAGACCATCGACGTAAGCCTTGGTCGTAAGGTGAGTAGAAGCAGTTGGGGTCTGACCACTTACTGGAACACTGAAGGTCCAAGAGCCAGTGATCGTCTCATTGTCAGCAACGCGAGCAAGCAGGCTGTCGTTCGTGATTTGGCTTTCAGCAATCGAAAGAGCCGACTGATACTGGGTAACGCTTGCCTGAGAGATACGAGCAGAAGCGAGAGTACCAGAGATGATTGCAGAAGAGTCAAGTGCGATTGGAGTATTCGAAAGAGCAGTTACACGGCCCTTGCTGTCGACGGTGATGTAAGGAACGTTCGATGCAGAACCGTAAGCACCAGCAGCAACACCAGTCGTGCCGAGAGTTGCGGTGATCGAGGTCGTGCCAGAACCAGTTACGTCACCGGTAAGGGTGATCGTTTGGTTGCCAGTCAGGTAGGTGTTGGTGTCCAGCGACCAGGTGTCTGCAGCGGTCTTCTTAAGGAAGCCGGAGGTACCGACGAGAGCACCGATCGCAGTAAGGTCTGCATCCAGTGGCTGTGCATCGGTGATGCCATAACCAGACAGAGTGGTTGGGTTAGAACCGCCGGTTACGATACCGGTCGAGTTAACTGTGATGGACTTGTAGGTGCCTGGGGTAACTACATCTGGAAGAAGACCAGAGATGCTGTCGCCCTGCTGAACCATGCGAACCCACTGCGCTGTCGCTCCTTCGTACAGGTAAAGGCCAATCGCATAGGTGCCAGAGGTGTTGATGTAAAAGAACTCACCATTATCTGGTGTAGCTGGGAAGGTTGCTCCAGTGTCAACCACGAGGTTCTGGATTTCAGAACCTTCTACGAGCTTAATACCATGGAAAAGCATATGTAGAAGTCTCCTTGGGGTTGTCCGCTTTTTAGTTTAGCTGCTCAATATTTCGAAGATATTTATCCTGACAGCTCGGAAAAAGAACTTTAGCTGCATAAATAGGCCGTGTCAATCTTTCAAGGTTTCCCATGGTCACTTTCAAACAGTTCCTCGCCGAGGGCGGTCACGCTACGTCAAAGTATGACACCCAGCGCGCAAACTCATCTGACATTAGGGCAGCCATTGCCTTTGTTTCAAAGGCACTCAGCATCTCGGAAGCAAGCCTGCATAAGGATTTGCTTGGATCTACCGAGCTTACCCTTCTCGGAAAGAAGAAGGACAGCGGTGACATTGACATTGCGTTCTCGCTTGAGGACAGCGATGTCGACAGCATCAACGCGAAGATGATGAAGGCAGTTGGTGGTGAAGGCGGCTACAATGCCGGCACGAAGGTTGGCTCCTACGCGGTCCCCGTCAACGGCAAGAAGGTCCAGGTTGACCTGATGTTCGTAAAGAACAAGGACTGGGCAAAGTTCATGTACCATTCCGCTGAGGGAAATGGCTCCTCCTATCCCGGTGCGGTTCGCAACATCATCCTCTTTACCGCCCTCGCCCACACGCAAGTTCCTGGAAAGGATTTCGTTCTCAGAGACGATGAGGGTAAGCCTATCGCCCGCGCATCAAAATCCATCGTCATGGATACGGGCATGAAGCGTCTCTTCAAGATGTCGAAGCTCAATCCCAAGACTGGTAAGTACAACAAGGGCATCGACACAGTAACTCCTGAGGAACTTGAAGCACATCTCAAGAAGATTGGTAAGTCGATTAAGTTTTCGAAAGAGATCGAGCACACTGACAACCCTGATGAGATCGCTGAATACATCTTTGGTAAGGGCGTCAAGGCTAAGGACTTGATGACCGCTGAGAATGTTATCCAGCACATCAAGAAGCTCAAGAATGCTCCTACGATCATTAGCGCTGCAAAATCCGAGCTAACCCGGCTGAAGCTCCCTGTTCCCAAGGAACTTTAGTGCGTAACTAAAAAGACTGTTTACAAACAGCTGGACCCATGGTAATATAATTCTACCATGGTAAGTCTCCTTTGCAACCATGCCAACTAGAGGGGTCTTCTTCGGGAGACCCCTTCTTTTTTGGTTGACGCCACGGTAAATAGATACATCAAATCAACATAAGGAATAGCGCGTATGATGGGACTGTCGCTTAGAACCGCAGACGTTCGTAATCTTTTCAAGGCCCTTCTCGCAGAACGCCAGTTCACTTCTGTGAACCGCGAAGGCTCGATGACCAACCTGGTTGGCAACACCACCATCGAGATCGTGAATGCATCCTTCATCGCCGACGAACCTTCCATCTTTGGAAAGGTAAACCAGAAATACGTCGAGCGTGAGGAACAGTGGTACAACTCCATGTCTCTCAACGTAAATGACATCCCAGGTGGACCTCCTCAGATTTGGTCTGCCGTCGCCGATGACAAGGGGTTCATTAACTCCAACTACGGTTGGTGCATCTACTCCCCACAGAATGGCTTCTCGGCGTACGCCAACGTCGCTGACATTGCGAACAACCCAGACCTCCACAGCGACTGTCAGTACAACCGCGCTCGTGACGAGCTTCGCAAGAACCCCGAGAGCCGTCGAGCCGTCATGCTCTACACTCGTCCTTCGATGTGGTTGGACTACAATCGCAACGGACGTTCTGACTTCATGTGCACCAACGCGGTGCAATATCTGATCCGTCAAGGACAGCTCCACGCGATCGTGCAGATGCGTTCCAACGATGCAATCTTTGGATTTCGCAACGACAGAGCCTGGCAGCAGCACGTCCTTGAAAAGCTAGCAGCCGATCTGGAAGTTCCAGCCGGAAACCTCTACTGGAATGCTGGTTCCCTCCACGTTTACGAGCGTCATTACAGCCTCGTTGATCCGGTGGGCTACGGTGAAAGCACTCCAGGCTAATCCTCAGAGGGTTTGGAGAGAGAAAATCCTCAGTCGCGGCGACGAAAATCGCGGCTGAGGAGCATATTTGACTTCTCTTTTCAGGGGAAGCATGATATAATCTTCTTCAGATATACGTTGAGGAGGACTACTATGAAGCACGTTTATGTTTCTCGCGATGAGCTCAAGCTTTTGCTGTCGCGCCTAGATGATAACGACGCTACGCCTATCGAAAAGAAGGACCTTTTCGGTGGCAAGTTGGAGACCCTATATCTGACGCGTCGCAACATTCGAGTTCTCCTGTCGAAGCTGGATCGCAAGGCCAATGGCGAGGACACTGTCTGCACCATCGTGAAGAACGATACCGTGCACCCTCTCTATCCCTGCAGCGTTCAGCTTTACGTGACGGCGATCGATGATCACACCACGCCTTCTCCTTCTGGCGCCCGTGTTCATGCCGTCGAGGATGAAGCCTACTACACCGAACGTGATGCAGGTCGCATGCATCCGTCAGACGAGGCAAACGTATGAACAAATTCAACTACGTCGTAGCGGCTCCTTGGCCTGATGGTGGGGGTTCTCTCTGCGTCTACGCTTACCACGGTCAGGTCCAGTATGGAACCCAAGCTTCAGCTGAGGGCTTTCTGAAATACGTTCAGGAACAGATCAAGGCTGAAGAGGACAAGGGCAATCGCTATACGTTTGAACCCCGATCTACCGACTACCGCATCTACAAGATCGGGATTGAACTTGAGCGCTGAGGCTCACATTTTTCTGCTGCTTCTCCGGCTTTTCGGCGCGTTCGTCATTGCGATCCTCGCAATGATCTTCTTGCGGATCGCATGGGACATGCTGCTTCACGGCCCAGAACGCATTCGCGAGTATCAGCGCTGGCGGTACGAACATCGAAACGACATCAACGGCATGTATGTCGACAAGGAGGGCAAGATCGTCCTCGTGAAAAGGTTTGACGACAAAGTAAATGAAGTACGAAACCCAGATTAACGACGCCTTCAAACGCCTCGGATTTGTTCCTCGCGACGGTCAACGTGAAGCGGTGAACCAAATCCTCGAGGCGTTTATCGATGAGAAGATGGAGAATGTTATCCTCAACGCGTCGACTGGTACGGGTAAGTCGATCATTGGGGCTGCAGCCGCTGAAGCCCTGACAGCAGCTCGAGGTGGAGGTGATCACACGATCAAGTCCTCTATCTCTCTGACCGCAACAAACGTCCTCGCGAAGCAGTATGACGCTACGTTCCATGGTCTTGGAGATCAGGGAAAGTACGTGATGATCAAGGGCGCGAGCAACTATGACTGCGATGCCCTCTCAACTCCCGAAGAAAAGCAGAATGCGGAAGCCTGCGCTTGGTACACGATGGTGCAGAGCGGCTCTGAGTTCGAGCACATCATGGCGAAGCACTGCAACTCCTGCGAATACCTGCAGGTAAAGCGGAAGAAGAACCTCACTCGCCACCTCACCACGAACTATTCCTACTTCTTCATCGATCGAATGTACACGGGCAAGTTTGAAGACCGAGACCTTCTGATCTGGGACGAAGCGCACCTCATCAACGATCTGTTCTCCGAGCACAACGCAATCCACTTCTCTCAGAAGCGGATCCAAGCCATGCAGAAGGAGATAGCTGAAACGGTTACCCTTACCGATTTGGAGATCATGAAGATCCTAACTCAGGTCGCGGCAGACTGCGGCAAGAAGGACAAGATCACCGAGAAGAACTACCAAGCCTACCTCAACGCCATGGTAAAGGTCTACACCTACGCCAAGGAAGCAGGCGTGGTTATGGCTGAGCGAGCTCTTCGATCCAACCAGATGGGGCAGTACTCGAAGCTTACCCGCTTTACCAAGAAGTATGAGGGTCTTCTCTGCAAGATCGATGACCTCTTCAAGTACGACTATCCTCACGTGTTCGAGTACAAGGAAGATGAGTGCTCTGTCTCTGTGAAGCCGGTATTTGTCGGACAGATGATGAAGGCGCTTCAATGCTCTGCCCACAACCTCTTCATGTCGGCTACTGTCTCTCCTGAGTTCATGACTAAGACGCTGGACCTCGATCCTCTGAAGACGAAGTTCATCAAGCTTCCTCCGACGTTCCCCAAGGAGAGCAAGGAGGTCGTATTCTTCGATACGCTCTCACTCTCCTACACGTCCCTTCAGAACCCAGACACCGTCAAGGCTCTTCGCAAGAACGTTGCCAAGATCGTGAAGCACCACATCGACGATGGTGAGCGAGGCATCATCCTCACCCCATCATTCAAGCTTCAGAACGAACTGGTCGCCGAGCTTACGAGCCAACCGTCCTTCAAGAACTACAAGCTCTTCGAACATCGTCAAGGCGAGAAGCTCGAGCACATTCTCGTCGCCTTCAAGAGCTACAAGGGCGGACCAGCCGTCCTTATCTCTCCCTCCATGTTTGAGGGCATCGACCTTCCAGGAGACCTCTCTCGCTTCCAGATTTTGGTGAAGGCTCCCTTCCCATCTCTTGGTGACAAGCGAATGAAGTTCATCCTCGACCACCATCCAGACCTCTACAACGCGATCACCATCATGAAGATGGTTCAGGGGGCTGGGCGATCGGTTCGTTCGAAGGACGACTTTGCAGTCACCTACTGTCTGGACAAGAACGCAGAGCGGCTGTTCAGTGGCAAGTCAAACATCTGGAAAGATGAGTTCACTCTTCGGTATACGAAGTTCCTGTAATGTGGTATAATGGGACGAGGAAAACACATGGCACTTAACCCCACAGCGTTCATGATCGAGGGGCTCGATCGTCTTGGCAAGTCCACCCTGATCAATGAGATCAGGCAGCGCCTCGGCTTTTATCAGGTCATCCACTACAGCAAGCCTGAGGTGCTTGACATGTGGTTCCAAGACAAGGTTGACAAGGGAGCTACCGCGGCTGAAGCCAAGGCGTATGCCCTCGAGTGGTACCAACGTCAGGGCTTCATCAACATGTTCGCGCTGATGCGGTCGTCTGCAAACATCATCTTCGATCGCGCCCATCTCGGAGAATGCGTCTACGCTCCCATGTATCGCGGGTACAGCGGAGATTACGTGTTCGAAATGGAGAAGCGCTATCCGGATGTTCTCGTCGGCCGCAATCGCTTGATCCTTCTGACTGAGGACTTTGATCACAGTCAGCATTTCGTGGATGACGGTCTGTCATTCGATCCTACGAAGCGCCGCGAAGAGCAGAACCTCTTCATCAAGGCGTACAACAAGTCCAAGTTTCTCGATAAGCGGATCATCTGCGTAACGGATGTTCTGACTGGTGGGTATCGAGACAAGGAGGACATCCTAGAGGAAGCACTCGCATGAGCTACAGCGTCTTTTCCCTTACCGAAACACAGATGAATGAGCAGGCCAACAACGTGATGGAGCTTCTCGAGAAGCAGCTCTATCGCGACGGTCTAATCACCGACCCCAATCTTCTCAGCCGCAACTACACCATCACGCTCGTGAAGAAGGCATCTGTCTCTGACTGGTTCAAGAAGCATTTCTTGGGCCACGTGACTGATCAAGGTGGTGTGTTCGTGGTGTTCAAGAACGCGATCACCAACCCTGACGAGCCCAAAGAATGAAGAAGGTTTATCTGGCTGGCCCTATCACGGGCACATCGTGGAATGAGAGTGAAGGCTGGCGCGACGAGCTAAAGCGTCTCGCTGAGATCAGTGGCATGTTCCACGAGGTCCGCTTCTTTAGCCCGCTCCGCGGCAAGACCTATCTCCAGCAAGCCGCCACCATCTTCGACACTTATGACGACACGCTCTACTCGTCAGCCAAGGCGATTATGGAGCGTGACTTCCATGACGTCGAGACAGCAGATGCCATCATCGCCAACTTCGATGGCGCCAAGAAGGTCAGCATCGGCACGGTCATGGAGATTGCATGGGCTCATGCCCGCCGTATCCCAGTAGTCGTCATCACTGGCTCGGACACCTTCCACGATCACGCGATGATCCGTCAGGCCTCGTGGTACCGGGTAAATAACATTGAGACGGCGCTTGATGCGCTGTCCTATCTCTTCAACGAATAAGGCATATCATGAGGATCGCAGTAATCAAGCTTGGGTCCCGTATCTCGTTCAACGCGAACGATACTTCGGGTGGTAACGGTGAAGCGCGTAGCATCATCAAGATGCTGCAGCAAGGTGGGGCTGAGGTTCACATCTACACCAAGACCCTGAAGAAGGACAACCTTCTTCCAGAGTTTACCTGGCACAACTTGAGTGATAGTCTCGATCTGCAGGTCCTTAACCGGTCGGATGCGCTGGTTATTCTGAACGGCAATGTCAACTTCTTTGGCGGAGCTGAGGATGTTGAGCAGCTGCGAAACTACGAGATCATTAACTATTTTGATGGTCCTGTCTTCTACATCTACTGCGATCCTGAGCTGACCCTCAAGCAGGTTTGGCCTTCAGTCGCCAAGAAGGAATGGGCTGGTAACTGGCGGCAGATCAATCTTGAGATCACCCGCAACGACATCATCTATCTCAGCCAGCCCCATGACGTTAAGAAGGTCTTCGAAAACTTCTCAAAGAACGAGATCATCCCGTCACAGGTCATCCACTATCCCTTCGAAAAGTTCCCATGCTTGAATGAGCGTCTCGAGTGGAACCCAGACCCTGAGGTCGACCTCTCCTATGGTGGTACGATGCGGGGTGGCAAGCGCGAGAAGAAGATGGTGAAGTTCTACTTCGGCCATCCCGAAGACATCAGCGTGGAGATGTTCGGCAAAATCCAAGAGAAGGACTTCTCTCCTAAGCACGCTCCGGCCGGTCTCCGTCGTCCTTCCTTTACTGGACCTATTCGCTATGACGAGATGCTGCCCAAGATGAACAAGGCCATGGCGCACTGCGTGATCGGCGATCCCTACTACGAGGAGATCAACGACATGGCACAGCGCGCCTACGAGAGCATCTGGTCAAAGGTCGTCACGTTCATCGACACCGATCTGGATCAGCTTCGTCGAGTGTATGGACGCGATCCAGTTCTGGCAGAGTTCCTCTACGTTTCAAGCCGCGAGGAACTTACTGACAAGCTACGTCTTCTAAAGGAAGACGTTAACCTTCGACGGACCATCCTTGCATCTCAGCTTGAGGCAATCAACTTCAACGCTGACGAGTACTGCAAGAACTTCGTCGACCTCATCAAGGCTCTAAGCTAATGGCCACAGGCAGCCACCACGGCGATCCCATGCTAACAGACGAGGAGTACGTCGCCTGTCAGCTGGTCATTGAATGGATTCAAAAGCACGTCCAGGACAGTGAGGGCACGGACGTGTTTTGGCTGCCGACGCGGTTCGAGATGGCAGAATATCTCGCTGAGAATGCCAACGAGGAAACACTTGACACTCTCGAGATGATGCTCAAGTGGATTCGAACCGTCCGTGATGCCAACATGGTGTCGAGCGCTCCTCCCTTTATCCCGGGGCGTGTTGACCTTATCAAGTCTCGCTTGTTCTGGCGCATTCGCAGTGGCAAGGAACCTCTTAAGTTCCCGCCTCCTTGCGCCTACTCATGCCCTTGGTACGAGCTCATCGATGAACCAGAGCGAGCTCACTGGGCATATGAGTGCTACATCCATAAGCCAGGTGAAGCGACCTTCTGGGGAACACTTAATAAAGCAATAGCCCACCTCGCGCAAGCGACATACACCGTCGAGACATGGAGTGATGAAGAAAACAGCGTCCCAGAAACAGTCTCCTTCGGAGAGTATCTCTTCAAGGTTTTCAAGGGCCCTTACCAGACTATGGCTCTTGATACTGCTACTGGACAGCCATATCGTAAGGATATTGAGGGTTGGTGGATACAATACATCGGAGATAAAGATGGCGTTCGTACCTAACGGTCCCAAGGTAGGTGATCGAGTTCGCATTATGCACGACGTTCGCGTGCCAGCTGGCACCTACACGAAGGGTCATGAGTTCACAATCACGGGCTACAGCTTCCGCGGCCCTGACATGGTTGACGATGATGGTCGTCCGCTTTACGAAGCGTTCAACGTCACCATCGAAAAAATCTAAGGGCTGTTTACTTTTCCAGAGAAGCGTGTTACGATCTTCTAATGAGGATGTGTGCCCGAATCCCTTGATGGTCAAGACACACGTCCAATAGTCCGGAGGCTACCTCTGCCCGTAAGGGTGCAGTAACCAATCTGCTTAAACGCTAGACCACTGAGCGGTGTGGGCAAACCCGGCAAGTAGGTGGAAAGCCTACAACCTATTTTTCTGATTGAACCTTTCCCGTAAATATGGGCGGGCCCGGAGGACGGGCGTAAAGGGAGAACACAATGAACATCGTCATCCTCGCTGGTGGTACCGGCTCCATCGCCCTTCAGAAGGGTCTCTATGATCTGATCGACGCCCACTTCGATGGCATCGACACGAAGATCATCGTGAACGCCTATGACAATGGCCTTTCGACCGGCGCGGTTCGACAGGTCATGGGCGGTCAAATCCTCGGTCCATCAGATGTCCGAAAGAACCAGACAACACGCCTGCAGCTCGAGGATCCAGAAAGTCCGTGGCACAACTTCCTCGGCATTCGATTTACGGCTCAAAGCTCTGAAGCCAAGGACTTCTGTGCGCGTGAGATCGACAAGCTTCGCGAAGCACTGACCCAGAAGAAGTCAGTAGCAGAAGCCGAGTTTGCTGTTCGCACTCTCTACCGCGCTCTAGATGTCTACTTTAGCGTTCCAGTTGCAACGAAGATCGACTACACCGACTTCTCTCTTGCTAACATCATCTACGCCGGTCTTGCTCGCGCAAACAGAAACTCTCTTCGCGCTGCAGCATCCCACATGGCTGAGCTAATGGGCATCAAGGACAACGTCCTTCTCAATGATGACACGTCTCTCTTCCTCGGCGCCATTACTGAAAGTGGACGACGCATCACCGACGAAGGCGACATCGTCTCGTGGGGAAACCTTGAAGACCCGTTCGTGGACATCTTCTTCACTGATGCAAATGGAAAGCCTTCTCGTCCAACTCTCTGTGATGAAGCATGGGACGCTCTCATCAATGCTGATCTGATCATCCTTTCATCTGGAACCCAGTGGTCCTCGCTGATCCCGACCTATGAGAGCATTCTCTTCCGTGAAGCGATGCACAAGGTCGCGGACATCGGACGAGCCAAGGTGCTGATGGTAATGAACCGCCAGCCAGACAAGGACAGCCCAGGTCAAGGCGCATCTGAGATCATCGAGCTCGTCGCGTCACGCTACTTCGCGCCAAAGCAGCTGCACGTTCTCATTGACGTGGAGGCTGATCCTATTATGCGAGAGATCACTGATGAGGCCGCTGACCTTGTCGCCGGCATCTATCCTTTTATCGGGCTTGATCTGTCCTTCATAACTGGCACTGAGAAAAAGGTTCACAACCCAGCGTTTCTGGCCAAGGCAGTATCCGAAACGTATTTCGGTGATTACCTCAAGAGTGACTTCTTCATGTTCGACTACGATGACACTCTTGTCGGACGTGGCAACACAACTCCAAAGGCATCCAGCTTCAACATCAATGGCGTCGCCGGGCTTTCTCTGTTGGGTAAGGTTGCGATCTGCACGGGCAACTCTATCAAAGCCGTTAACCTTCGCACGCGCAATGCCTATCGCACACAGTCGATGCTCAGTCGACCACGTGTCACCGATCCTATGATCGTTTTTGCTGATGGTGGAGTGAATAAGTATCTCTACAATCCGATCATCACGGGGTATTCAAACACTGATGATGACGATGCCATTCGATCGATCTTTGTTGAGTGCATCAACCCTGACTCTGTTATCCCGGCGACTGGAAAGCACAGCATCTCCACGATCATGTCATCACTGATCAACAATGGCATTCCAATGTCGAAGATTGAGAATCGCGGTGGTGCCATGATCACGATTCGTCCAGTTGATACTGAGTATCGCAGGGCGCTGACAAACTTCGTACAGCTTCTCACCAAGGGTTCAGGTCTTCTCGTCAGAGAAGCAGGTCGCTCGACTATCGAAATCCTCAACCCCAAGCTCACCAAGGTAGATGCTGTTCGGCACATCAAGCAGACTCTGAAGCCAGCCTCCATCACCTATGTGGGTGATGAGTTCAAGAGCGGTGGCAATGATGAGTGCATCAGGACAGTTGAAGGAGTGAAGTGTCTCGAAGTGAAGAACCCAGCACAGACCGCGTTTTTCATCAGCACGCTTCTGAACAGCCACCTATGATCAAGAACGACCTCTTCATCATCGCAGCGGGCAAAGGCTCGCGAATGAAAACGAACGTGCCCAAGGCTCTCGTTCCAATCACTGACGAACCCTGCCTAACCACGACCCTTCAACAGGTCGCCCATCGCTTTAACACCGTGCATCTCGTTACGAACAAGATGGTGCAGGACCAGTGGGAAGCCTACCTCGATGATCTCGCTGACAAATACCCAGAGCTAGCAGAGATAGTCGTTAACGTTCCGATAAACTCTGGACTTGGCGATGGTCATGCGACTCTCATGGGCATCAATGAAGCCGCTGAGATGTGCACGCTCTCATCCAACGAGGTCGTGGTGGTCTGGGGAGACGTGTTCTTCCCCAACTCTGAGATCATGGACGAGCTGCTATCTCACGAGCTTCAAGGATCGGGACTTCTTCCTGCTGTAAGGGAAGACAACCCATACGTTTCACTTCTCGTTGATGAGCAGATGGCCTGCATCTCGGCCGACTTCTCCAAGTATGGTGAGACGCATCCTACCGGCTTTCACGACCAATCTGTCTTCCGCTTTAACCTTAGCCACCTCATCACGTCCTTGAACGCGCTTCACGCAGCATTCTGGAAGAATGGTCGCTACATTACCCCAGGCGGAGAGCTCTCACTTCTGTACACGTTCCACCATCTTTACAACACAGAATATCCGTGCTACGTGTATGAGACCGATTATCCCACGATGAGCTTCAACACGGTTGAAGAGGTCGCCGACATCCAACAGGAGATAAAGAAGCGATGGACGTCAAAGCAAAGCCAGTCCTAGTTACCCTGACCGCACCGACCTGCTCTGGCAAGTCCCATCTGCTCAACCACATTCGTGCCGTTGGACTTCCCTGTCTTGTTTCGACAACGACAAGAAGGCCGCGTAAGGGTGAAGAGGAAGGGGTTGACTACTACTTTATCTCTGACGAGGAGTCTCGTGAGATTGAAGCGAGAGATGGATTCGCTGAGCTGATGACCTACAATGGTTATCGCTATGGAGTTACGAAGGAAGAGTTTCATGATAAGCTTTCAAGGGGTCTCGCGTTTCTTATTGTGGAGCCGAAAGGTATTGACCACTACGTGCAGCCTGCTCTTGATGTTGGCGCCTCGCATGTAAAGCTGTTTGTCTTTGCTCCTCTAGAGGTCCGCGTTGAGCGCTTCAAGCAGCGTGTCGCCCGTGACCAAGCCGCCATTCTCCTTGCAGAGACCAGTGGCACGCCTCTCATGGAGCAGCTGAAATACCAGCGCGCTGAAGACACTCTCATGGCTCACATGAACCGCCTTGTCACGATGCTGACGACGGAGAGTGATTGGCAGAGCCTAGTAGAATGGGATGAGGTCCTCGACGGGACAGACACTCCCGAACAAAATCTCCTCAACATCCTGGACACGGTACGCCGTAAACAGGAAGAGTGCTGATCAAATCACGATCCAACCACGGGTAAATAAAACTATGAGCACATCTGAAAACAACTGGGTGCAAGACATCCATGACATGCACACCAAGTTTGGTGTCCGTCCCGTAATCGCCGGCCTCAACAAGGAGAAGCTGGCAAAGTTCCTTGAGTTTCGTCTGAACTTCCTCCAAGAAGAGCTCGACGAAGCCAAGGAAGCTGCAGTCTCTGGCGATCCTTCCAAAGCAGAAGATGTAGTCGACGCAATGATTGACCTTTGCGTTGTTGCCATCGGAACGCTCGATGCTTTCGGTGTCGACGCGTATACTGCCTGGAACCGCGTTCATGAAAAGAACATGCAGAAAGAACCGGGCATTAAGCCAGAGCGTCCAAATCCTCTGGGTCTCCCCGATCTCATCAAGCCAGCTGGCTGGACAGCTCCAACCCACGCTGACAATGTAGGCCTTCTCGACAAACTTTTCTAGTCGGCTGTTTACATCCCATTAAAAATGTGATACGATACCCTAGTTAGAAAGGAGGCAATCATGCTTCTTCTTGATGTGGTAGCGCTTGGCGCTGTCCTGTTTCTTCTCTGGATTTTGATCTTCCAAGTCTTGGTTCCCGTCATCAGTGGCCGTCCGCTGTTCCCTGCTTTTCGCAAGGACCCGCTGACCGTCAAGGTGGCGGCGACCCGCGATGTGGTGTCTAATCTAAAAGAGCAGAACGCCAATCTCACCGAACTGCAAACCCTGCTCTCTCAGCGTGCAAGCCTTGAAAAGCGAATCGCTGAACTCGAGAGCCCGCCGGCTGCCACCGGTGAAACCCAATCTCCTAAGGAGTAGAAATGGCCGAAGGCAATGTTGTTAATCGCTTGGTGGGGAGAGGTGCTCTTATCACCGGTCTCGTCATCGGCGCAATCGTTTTCTGCATCTTCGCGGTTCATCAATCATTCGTGAATGTTGACGCCGGCGAAATCGTTGTCATCCAGGCGCCAATCTCCGGTCAACTGACTGTCGTTTCCGATCCAGGTTGGAAGTGGCGCGGATTTGGTGCTGTGACTTCCTATCCTCGTCGTGCTCAGTTCAGCTTCTCTAGCAGAGCTGACCAAGGCAAGGATGCTGATGAGTCTATCACCACCCGCTTCAACGACGGTGGTCACGCGAATATCTCTGGCACGATTAACTGGTCGATGCCTCTTTCGCCTGACAAGGTCATCGCGCTTCACAAGGACTTCCACTCCTTCCAAGCGATCGAACAGCAGCTCATTCGCACTCAACTTCAGAAGGTCATCTACAACGTTGGCCCGACGATGTCGTCGACTGAAAGCTCTGCCGAACGCAGACCGGAAATCCCGAAGTACATCGACGACCAAATGGTCAACGGTCCTTATCTGACCCGTACGGTTCAGCAGATGATCGACGATCCTATCACCAACCAACCGAAGCAAGTTGCTGTTGTCCAAATCGCAACCGGTGCCGACGGCCGCCCTCTGCGCGAATCGATCTCGCAGATCAGCCGCTACGGCATTATCCTGCAGCCCGTCTCGATCAACCAGATCAAGTACGACGATGTTGTTGAAAACCAGATCAAGCAGCGTCAAGACGCTACCACTCAGGTTCAGATCAGCATCGCCAACGCCAAGAAGGCTGAGCAGCAAGCGATCACCACCGCCAAGGAAGGTGAAGCTGCAGCCGCAAAAGCCAAGTGGGAGCAGGAAACTTTGAACGCCAAGGACATCGCCGAAGCTGAGAAGAACAAGCAGGTTGCTGAACTTGCCGTGGCTACTGCCGCTGCAAAGAAGCAAGCCTTGATCCTCGAAGGTGAAGGTGAAGCTGCGAAGCGGAAGGCAATCCTTCTCGCCGACGGCGCCTTGGAAAAGAAGCTCGATGCGTATGTCAAGGTCAATGAAGCCTATGCAGACGCAATCAAGAATGCCAATGCCGGCGCATGGACCCCATCGGTCATCATGGGCGGCGCAGGTGGTGGCAATCAAGTCCACTCAGGCGCATCTTCTCTGGTCGACATGCTGACCGCGAAGACCGCATCTGAACTCGGACTGGATCGCACGATCACGCAAGGCGCAAAAGCTAAGCACTAAGCTCAGCGCCATCAACGACTAAGAGAGTGGGAGCCTTAACCGGCTCCCACTTTTCGTTTGAGCAGGGATAAATAGTCGTACAACTCTTTGCCCCCTGGGATCACAATGAAACTATTCGACCTTCACGAAGAAAAGAAAGCCTCCTCAGGGATGGCGCTTTCTAAGATCGTCTCCTACATCAGCCGTAAGATCGGCGTTGAGCTGTTGCGTATCCCTGGCGTGGAACACTTCCACAACTCCAAGGAGAACGGTTACGGTCTCCGCTATGTCGAAGCAGGTTCAACTCGCTGCATTCGTTTGAACTGGAACTCTGGAAGCGCAGCTTCTGGCGGTAAGATCAGCGATCTTTCGTCCATCGACGTCTTCTCTGGTAAGAACCACGATCCTACCTACACCATCTCTACGAAGGGTATTTCGATCGTTCACGCTCTTCCAATGGTTGTTGCGATGCTGCAGGACCCATCGATTGGTAAGCACTTTGCATTCCCTGTCTCTGCTGAAATGGCTCTGTCAGAAGCGGTCCTCCTTGAAGTTGCTCGTGATGAGTACACTTCTGAAGGTGCACTCACAGACTTCCTCCATCAGCTGGCAAGCGGCAAGTCCTTTACCCGCTCTGAGTTCATTCAGCGCTACCACATCGTCCATGTCGGCATCTTCGACACGATCTATGACGACTTTGCTGATCGCTTCATCATTCGTGGTAAGCGTATCTCCCTCGCAAGCAATCAGAATCTGGACAGCCTGAAGGACAGCATTCTTTCCAAGGCTGGCGTCGTTGAGGTCAGCAAGGGCGGTACCAAGGAGGTCTACTTTAAGTCTCCTCAGGAAGAAGAACTTGAGAAGGAGGGCGGTGGCCAAAAGGTTCCTTACGCCGACACTCTCGAACACCTTGAAGGTCTGGTACAGGCCCTCATCAAGGGTTCCTTCAACGCACTGTTCGTTGCAGGTAAGGGTGGTACCGGTAAGACTCAGACCGTTGAGCGCGTGCTTCACTCTGCTGGTCTTACCGATGGTCATGGCTATTACAAGAACACCGGTTCAGCTTCTGCTGCCGGTGTTTACACCCTGCTCTACCATCACCGCAACGACATCATCCTCTTCGACGACTCCGATGGTGCACTCGCCGACCAAGATGCTCGTAACCTGATCAAGGCTGCTACCGACACCAAGAAGTCTCGTAAGCTGGTTTGGAACAAGCGTTCCTCATTCATCTTCGATCCAGAGTCTGAGGATCCAGATGCCTACGAAGGCGATCTGTCAATGGCTCCTAAGTACTTCGACTTCAAGGGTCGTATCATCTTCATCTCGAACCTTCCACTGAACAAGCTGGACCCAGACGGTGCACTTCGCACCCGCGCGTTCATCATCAACGTCGATCCAACTGATGATGAGATGTTCGACTACATGGGCAAGATTCTCGACGACATCAAGCTTGAAGATGGTCTGACTCTTTCCAAGGAAGAGAAGGAACACGTCCTCACCGTCGTTAAGACGTCCAAGCGTAAGGGTGACGTATCCCTTCGTAAGCTCGTTCGCGCTCTCAACCTTGCCGCATCGGGGGCGCCAAACTGGGAAAAACTGGTTGAGTTGTACGCCTGACGGAATAAAACAGCACTTCTCTATAAATACCTCCAAGGAAACTTAGGAGGTATTTTATGTCTGAAACAAGAAGAGCATCTCAGAGAAACCACCACATCATTTACAGGACAACGTGTAGTGTAACTGGTAAGTGGTATATTGGAATGCATAGCACTGACAAACTTGATGACGGTTATCTTGGTTCAGGCATGCATCTTTGGCGATCGATTGACAAGTATGGAAAAGAACATCACTCTGTTGAAATCCTCGAGCATTATCCAGACAGAAAATCGTTGTCGGAAAGAGAAAGAGAAATTCTTGCTGAGGCTAAGAAACATCCGATGTGCATGAATATTGCTTGGGGTGGAGAAGGTTACTACGATCGTCCTCCCACCAAGGAAGAAACCCGGGAGAAACTTTCTAAGGCATCTAAGGGTTATGTACGAACAAAAGAGTGGTATGAAAAGATTGCTGCTTCAAGAGCAAAGACCTGGACAACACATACTCCAGAAGCACGTGAGAAGATACGTCAAGCGCTTACTGGAAAGACGCTAAGTGAAGAACATAAGCGCAAAATTTCAGAAGGCGGCACTGGCCAGAAGAGAACCGACGAAACCCGTGTAAATATCTCAAATGCTTTAAAGGGCAAGCCAAAGGTTCAACCTGCTTTCTCTGATGAACATCGAGAAGCTATTCGCCAATCTAGAATTGGCAAGAAGCATTCCGAAGAAGCAAAAGCCAACATGCGAAAGTCTAAAGATATGAGCAAGAATAAGCGACGCTGCACCGTAGATGGGATAAATATCTACGAATCTGTTAATGACCTTGTTTCAGCATTAGGAAGTGGCAGAAATGGATCAAGGTCTCCACTTTTCCGGTATATCTAAATGCGCTTTGCCGAGTTCCTAGTCCAGGAAGCCTTTACCTCTCCCTACCCATTCACGTGGGCAAGGAAGGCAGACAAGCACTGGGGTGGCTCCTTCAAGACGAAGGACGGCGATAGCGTGCACGTTCATATCGCGGACGACCACGACCCAAAAACACCAGGATTTGAAATCATCTTTGCAACGAACGACTCGATTGACATTACGGCTAAGGGCGATGGATTCAGAATCTTCGCAACCGTGATCGCCATGGTCAAGGAGTTCATAGATGCTGTTAAGCCTAACCGCCTGACATTCTCTGCGTTCAAGGACGAAGAGTCAGACAGCAATAAGTCCCGCGCGAAGCTCTACGCTGGTCTTTGCCAGCGTTTTGCTGAGAAGAATGGCTACACGTTCAAGCGGGTCATGCACGATGGCTACGACGATTTCGAGCTCACACGAAAACCCGACTAAAAGGAAAATCACAAATGCGCGTTGATGAACTATTCGAAGGCTCTGCCTCAGACCGCCGCATGGACCGTCTCGGTCGTTCATGGGCTATTCTTCCGGCTGGCCGCATCCTGTTCGGTAAGAACAAGGTCAGCATCAAGGACATGTCCACAGAATGGAAGAAGGGTACCGTCTATGTTGTAGACCTTAAGGGCCGCAACGTCTTCCTCTATTCGTCCGGCAACATTCCAAGCATCAAGATGGGTGACACGCACCGCGCTCACCACGATCAAACGTTTGGTGATCTGGGTTCTGCAAAAGTCCTCAACATCATCCCTTACCACATGGTAGACGGTGAGCTGAAGATGGACACGGACAACGAACTCGGAACGAAGGATTCCTTCCCACTGTACGTCTTCAAATAAGTCAACCTGACCATTATATAATAGGGGCTCTGGGACATTCTCAGGGCCCCTTTTCCTGTGTACATTCCCGCAGGACGTGATATTATAGCTTCATGATTACGAAGCCGACCAAAACCCGTAAGCGTCGTTCAGACCGAAAGCACATCGTGTATGTGCTCACTAACAAGGTCACCGACGAAAAGTACGTGGGCATCACGGTCTGTGTGGATCGCTCCGGTAAGGAGACCCTCGCAGCTCGTTGGTGCAGGCACGTTGGTCGCGCTAAGAACCAGGACAAGAGCTGGAAGCTCTGTGAGTCCATTCGCGAGCACGGTCCTGAAGCCTTCGAAAAGGAAATCCTCCAGTTCGTTCGCGGTAAAGCCGAAGCCCACTCTGTCGAGACCGAACTTCGTAAGTCCGGTCAGTTCACTCTGAACACGGTGTGACGATGACAAGACACGCTCGCTACATCCGACTTCAGAAGATGACCCTCGACGAAGGGTTGGCATACATCTCTCGCCAGCACTATCGAAAGATCGGTGGCTTCTGGATTGAAAAAGCCTCAAAGCCCTCCAACACGCGGCTGCACATGTTCAAAAGCGGACAAACACGGTGCGTTAGCTGCGGGTTGGAGGGTTCTCTTTTCCACATTGAGCGTCACAAGAATGACAAGGTGATGCCCTTCTCCATCAACCTCTATGGGGTTAGGGATGGAGAGGAAATCATGATGACGTGGGATCACATCCTCCCCAAATCAATGGGAGGATCGAACCACCTTTCCAACGCCCAGTGCATGTGCGAGAAGTGCAACCAGAAAAAGGGCACCGACATCAGTCTCGCTGACCTGATCAAGCTTTCCAAAATCCAAAACTTCTTGGAAATCCATAAGGCGCTGCCTATGGAACCCGTCTTTACGTTTGAAGGAGAATACGATGTCGCTTAACCCCATCTCAGTTTCGTTCGATGAACTGATCGCCGACAATCAGCACCATCCGCTCCTGCGTCTCATGTGCGTTCGTCTTAAGGAAGAACCCTACATGACCCTCGGCACCTACTTCAAGGGACTGTCGGACCGAGACCTGGACATGCTGGCTGGTCTCGTCGAGGTCGCCACTATAAATCTGGAACCGTGGTCCTATCAGCAGGTCACGGTGATGGCTGAACTTCTGTCTCGTGCGGAAGCCTGCGAGGCTGAGACCGTGGAGGGCATCAAGATGAACGCCCGCATGTTCTGCCTTATCACCACGGCCGCGAACCTCGAGCGAAAGGGAATGGTGGATGTCATTTGGGAACACGCGTCCTTCGGACCAGAGTTCCTGGACAAGCAGGTCGTTCGGCTAAAGTCCCAACCTTCCCAATAAAGCTGTTTACATCCTGGTCGGTCTGTGTATAATCACCTTAACATTGATTATACCACAACGGAGAATGCTGAATGTCCAACGTTGCCCTCCTCTCCTTTGACAGCCGGATGAACAAGTGGACCGCCATGCACAATGGCCGGATCCTTGCAGCTTCTCCCACCAAGGAATACATCGTTCGCAACATCCGCGAAGGTCGTTGCAACAAGGCCAATCTGGTGGGTGTGACTGACGTTCGCGAGGTTGGTGAAACGATCATCAACCATCAGGGCCGTCAGGAAAAAGTGGATCGCTTCGGCATCAACGAGCGTTTCGACTTCCTCACGGACTTCGTGAACATGGTTGCGGATCGCACCTCTCCCTCTCTTCTGGTTACCGGCGAAGGTGGCCTCGGCAAGACCTACACGGTGATGCGCGCCCTCAAGGACGCAGGCCTCAAGAACGTTTCCTATCACATCAGCAATCTCGAAGAAGGCGATGTGATCTCCGAGGAAGAAAATCGCGAGCTCTACGCCGTCGTGAAGGGCTATTCCACGGCGAAGGGTCTCTATCGAACCCTCTACGAAAATCGCGAGCGCATCGTTATCTTCGATGACTGCGATAGCATCCTCCGCGATCCTGTGGCTCTCAACCTTCTCAAGGGCGCCCTCGACAGCTACGATGTTCGGACGATCTCGTGGAACGCCGAGAGCTTTGGTGACGATGATCTGCCCCGCTCCTTCGACTTTAAGGGCGGCGTGATCTTCATCTCGAACCTCCCCATCTACAAGATCGATCAGGCTGTTAGAAGCCGCGCAATCAGCGTGGACCTCTCGATGAACACGCAGCAGAAGATCGAGCGGATGGAAGCCATCATCACGAGCGGCTCCTTCCTCCCTGAATACGACCTTCAGACCAAGCGTGAGGCTCTCACCTTCTTGGAAACCATGAAGGACGAAGCCAAGGAGCTCTCCCTCCGCACTCTCATCTCCGTCACCAAGGTGGCTGCCCGTGCCGGCGATTGGAAGCGCCGCGCAGAATATCTCCTCACGGCAGTTTGATCTGAAAGGGATCGAATGTTAAAAGTTCTCATCCACAACCCCAAATTCCCAAGGGATCGCTCGAAGGCAGTGGAGCTCACTCGTGAGCAGACCGTTGCCACCCTCGAGTACATCACCTCGGCTTTGAATGAGGGAAAGAAACTCAAGGAGGACACGGTGATCCAGCTTCTTCAGGAAGCTGGACTGCCAGTCAAGTTCGATGGGTAAGCCCAAACACGAAAACCTCTTTCTCCTCATGATCGAGCTGGCAGACGGTCGATTGATGTTGGCAAACGGCGGCCCAGACCGCCATAACAAAATCCTCGTCGCGCGAAAGGGAAATCGAGACGCTCTTGAAAAGATCGGGCAGCGTATCCTCGATGAAGGCCTGGCCATTGGCTACCAAATCCTGATCACGGCCTCTCCCCCTGTCCGCACCTACAACGTCGAGGAAGTCCAGATCAACTGACCTGAAAAAGTTGGCGAACCCGCCTCTTTCCTGTTTACATCCTGACCGAACAGTGTAAGATAACACTATCAAATGAGCAACTGAGGTTCTCAAATGCTAAAGTCGAAGACAATCTTTACCGTTCGGATCGTCTACAAAGGCGGTTACGTTCACGATTTTGAAGTCCTCGACTTCTCTGTCAAGGGTGGTTCCTATTCCTGGAATGCCCTAAGCGAAACCAACAAGCCCCTTCAGCTGGGTGCAGATGAAATCGCAGCTGTTTGGGTTGTCAGTAAGCGTACGAAGTACTACCTGTTCTAAACCCCTGATGAAAACCCCGATGAAAGGAACTACGACAATGCCCACTCTCGCTGATCTGATCGCCACCTACAACACCCTCGCCGTTGCCGCTGGTCTCCCGACTCGCAAGGGCTTCGACAACAAGGCCAAGGCTCTGGCTGCCATCGCTGCTCTGCAGCCGGCTCCCAAGGCTGCTACTCTTCGAGTTCGCAAGGCCGGCGCCATCCGCGCCAAGGGTCCCCGCGGCTTCAAGATCGATTCTCCGGCGTGGCTGCGGTCCATCGCGGCTGGTAAGGGTATCGCTCTTTCGCCGAGCAACCTGCCGAAGCTGCTGGACACCGCCGATGCCAAGGGTATCACGGTTTCGGCCGATATGACCCCGGCGGATATCGCGGCTGCTATCGCGGCTGCCTAAGCCGAATCGGCTCTTTCGCGGAAGCCCCATTCGAAAGGATGGGGCTTTTTGCTGCCTCGGGACTGGTCGTTGGCGAGGATAAATACTGAGACCATCCATCTCGTCCAAGTTCGGTGCCAGCCCACATGACACGAAAAATAGCCGTTTGTCTCAGCGGCCAGCCTCGCACATGGAAGAAGTGCTACTCGACGTGGTTCGATGTCATGGACGGCTGGGGTGAGGTGGATTATTTCTGCCATTTGTGGAACTACAATAGCGACAGCAGCCTATCACAGTATGAGCTGGGTGACACCCCAGACACCTTGATCACGGCTGAAGAGATGCATGATATCCGCGAGACCCTTCATCCCAAGAAGCTTGTGTTCCAACCTAAAAAGAACGATGTCATTCTTGGTGAGGGATTGGCAAACCCTGTCGCACCATGGGCGCACAGCCAGTTCTACAGCATGTGGCGAGTGGCAAACCTGAAGCGTCAGTACGAAATCGAAAACGATTTTGAATACGACCTGGTTGTTCGACTTCGAACAGACCTGGTGCTACAGCCAAAGTTCATGCCGCCCGTCATGGCTCCTTCAACGCTCTACGCAGTCCACACCCAACCGACTGATCCAGTTTATGGGGTCCCTCGGATTGGAGACATCTTCTTCTTGTCAGATAGCCTAACGTTTGATCACATCGCAATGTTCTACCACAGCCTTCGCTACATTGATGCTGATCACGTACTCCCCGGAAAGCCAGAGCTTTATGCCTTCCCACCAGAGGTTGCGCTCTATTACTATTGCGTCATGTCAGGCATCGACATTCAGCCGCTAAACGCCCTCGACATTAAGGTCATGAGAAGCCAAGAGCATCTTGCCAGAGTTGGAAAACTGCACCCATATGAAACCGCTTAAGATCGCAGTCTGCCTCAGCGGCCAGTCCAGAACGTGGAAGGCTGCGGTGAAGGGTACGCTTCAGCACTTTTCATCAGACCACCATCAGTACTTTTTCTTTGGGCACACATGGGATGAGAACTGCTGGAAGACCCTGTTCTCTGGCAACCGCGATTACATTTTTGAGAAGCTAGACGCTGTCGCTCTCGAGAAAGACATTCGCGAATCCATTCCGATGAGTGGGCTGAAGATTGACCCACAGGCCGGCTGGATCGTCAATGGGCAATGGTGCACATGGGCTCCTATGCTGAAGAGCACCATGCTAGCCAACCACATGAAGACGCAGTACGAGATCGCAAACAACATGATGTTCGATCTTGTCGTGAAGACCCGCTGGGATGCCCTTTACGATCCGCGAATGAAGTTCGAAAGCTTCATCCCGCTTCACACTCACCCTAACGCTCTCTACTGCATGGCCTCCGCAGATTTTGCGTACGAGTACCGTTTGCCAGCCGTCGACGACATCATGTACTTTGGATCTTCTACCGCCATGAACGTCATTGACAGCCTTTACCACTACTACACCACGTGTCAGCTAAATAACTTTGTCGGCGTAAAGTTTCCTTCTCAGGTTCTAGACAAGACGGTAGGCGTAGGTGTCCTTCTGTATAAGTGGGCCACTCGTAAAAATTTGCTCCTTTCCACCGGCAGATTTAGGACACCAGGGGTTATCCGCAAGAACGTTGAGCACATGAACTGGCCAGAAGATTACGAGAAAATGAAGCACGCTTACATCCACTTCGAGGCTGTCTGATGACGCACACGATTTTTGCAAATGGCGACAGCTGGACTTTCGGCAGTGAAATCGCAGCCCCCGAGTTCCTTGCTCCTGATGGTAAGGGTGTTGGCATGGGCAATCGCTTTACCCATGAGGGTGCCGACTACCTGCCGCATAATGACTTTTACCGCATCCCAAGGGTCTGGCCGTCTCGCCTAGGTGATATGCTCGGTGACGCAGAGGTGATCAACAAGGCTTGGCCTGCTAGAAGCAATGATACTATCTACCGCTCCACAATGGAGTGGCTGCTGACGAACTACATCACGCCCGGCAAGGATGTGTCTGACCTGACGGTAATCATTGGATGGAGCAGCCTTGAGAGAAAGAACGTCATCTTCGAGGACTTCGAAGGAAAGCTGTTCGAGTACACCATTTGGCCAGCCATGAACCAAACCCACTACTACGATCTGCCGATGGTCAAGAAGTATTTCCAGATGCACGTCACCCATCTTTGGACTCAGCGTGAGTGTCTGACCCGCTTCGTAGAACAGAACTTGTCACTGCACCTTCTGTGCAAGGCACATGGAATCAAGCATCACTTCTTCAACTCCTTCTATGTTCCTCGTGGTGAAGGCGGCAACTTCCATAAGTGGAAGGACCTTGACATCGCAACAGCGATCAAGCAGCTTTACGATCACAGGACAAACGGTTGGCTGGAACCGAACTACAACGATCTTAAGGAGGTAGGCCGCCTTCTTCAAATGTGGGAATCTATTCCTGAAGAAGTGTTCCTCAACAAGAGCACTGGACTAACCTTCAAGACGCATGTTGAGCAAAACCTGCCGCACGAGCTTAGGTGGTGCGGCATTCACCCAAGTCCAGAGGGTCATGAGGTCTGGGCAAAACACCTTCACAAGCATCTGTTCAATGGGTAAGCTGGTAATCTGTGGCGACAGCTTTAACGCTGGCATTGGATGTCGTGACCTCTTCACACAGCCATACGGGATTCTTCTTGCGCAGAAGCTGGGATATGATCCTATCATTCTAGCTCGTGGTAGCGCTAGCAACTTCGCTGTCTATCTTCAGGCGAAGTGGGCAGCTGAACATATCGTCAGCGAAGGCGATGTCGTTGTCATCAGCGTGACGAGCTACGACCGCATTGAGTGGATCGCTGAAGGGAAGAGCAATGCTCACCCAGCAACTCTAGGCGCCAACAACATTAACTATCACCAGTACCCTCCGCACCACGGGTACTACGACACGCGCCACTATCCTTTCTACTTTGAAGGCCGTGAAGAGTATGACCCTAAGCTGCTCACAGAGCAGATTCCAGCGTTCGATGACTACCTTGGCATCCACAAGAAGAAGCACCAAGGCAGCATCCAGTACTACAAGCGCCTACATTCAGAACCAGTTCCTAAGATCGAACTGATGCTCGACTACTGCATGAACGTGATGGACTACGACATCAAAAGGCAATACGACATTGGTTTGATCTTCATGGCTTACACCATGCTGAAGAGAAAGGGCATTCGCTGCATCGTGCTCTCACATGATGAGATGGTCAAAGCAATGGTCGGTGAAGACACGGTCAGCATCAACTGGGGCGAGTACACCCTCAAGTACCCTGACACGATTGGCAGTGGTCATGCTTCTGAGGAAGCACATGTTGAAATCGCGGACATTCTCTATGAGCATCTTCAGCCATGAAGATGGGATTCTGTGGTGACAGCTTTACCGCCGGCATTGGGTGCATGAATCTCTATGAGCAACCATATCCGATTCTTACGAGCAAGCACTTCAATGCTAAGCTGACCAATCTTGGCAGAGGTGGCGCAAGCAACTACGCCATCTATCTTCAGGCCATTCATGCTATTGAGGAGGTCAAGGTTGACATTCTGGTCATTAGCATGACAAGCATGGATCGCTTTGACTGGATCGCTGAAGGTCATGACGCGGAATACATCACCGCCAGAAACATTAACTATCATGACTACGCACCATTCAACTTCCCTCAGCCAAACCATGACAAGCCACTCGTTCACCCATTTGCAAAAGACCCAGAGTATGATCCTCTTCTTCTGTCTCAGAACGTATCGACGATAGTTGAAGCGATCAAGAAGCCAGACATAGCAGCGCTTGCGCTCAAGAAGGAACCAAAGGCCAAGCTAAAGAAGATTCTTGACTTTTATGCTGATGTTCTTCCATGGCACGTCAAGATCAGCTATGACGTCGGGCTGATGGCAGCTGCCTACACCAGAGCAAAGAAGGCTGGGATCAACTGCATCGTCATTGGCTTTGAAAAGGAACTCCTCGCCACCATTCCACCCGAGGATTTGATTAACCATAACTGGTTTGCCTTCAGCCACCAGTATCCTGATTCAATCAAGAGCATGCACGCGAGTGAAGATGGGCATCAAGCCTTCTCTGAGACCCTTATCAAAAGGATAGAGCAAAATGGCTATCACAACTCTGTACGCTAATGGCTGCTCTTGGACTGCGGGAGATGGAGTAGAGCAGGATCCTTTCTTCGTTGAAATGTTCCCCAACATGACTCCCGTTCAAAAGCGAAATGCTCTAGGCCTTGACATCGCCAACTACGCGTGGCCTCGTTACCTTGCTGAACGACTTAACATTCCTAACGTAGTGAATGATGCGATCGGCGGTGGCAGTAACGCTCGCGCATTCCGAATGACCCTTGAATATGTTGCTAAGCTTACTGAAGAGCAAAGAGCTGAAACTCTAGTCATCATCGGCTGGACAACGATTGAGCGCGGTGAAATCTACCTTCACGGTGAAACGAGTGTTGAAGGTCAAGGTGGCCCAGGCTGGTATCGCTTCAACGCTGGTCAACCATTCACTGCCTACTACAACTGCTTCAGCAAATCCAAGCTCCAAAACCTCAATAAATACCATGAGCTATATGTCACTGAGGTATATGACGACGCTGCTGCGATCGAGATGAACTTTCTTCAGGTGTTCAGCCTGAAGAACACTCTTGAAAATCTTGGCGTCAAGTATCTGTTTTTCTCTGCTCTGAATGGTGGTCTATCAGGACCTCACCCATCAGCAGAAGTAAAACAGAAAGACTTGATGTTCACGCCACTTCTTCGCTGCAACAACATCATCGATCTGAAGTATTCGTACAATAGGTTTGTAGTAGAAAAACGGCTACCACTGTCTTCATGCATTCATCCACTCATTGAGACCAACAAAGTGTGGGCTGAGTATTTGGATAATGAGCTGAATGCTCGCAACATCTTAGGAGATCCTTCATGATCGACTTCTTTAAGAACATCATCTACCAAATCAAGAGCAAGATTAAGTACCACCAAAAGATGAAAGAAATCCGCAAGAGGGACCCGTATATCTACAAATGATTAAGGTCATCAGCAAATCTTCATCTGATCAAATCTACGCCAACACTTCCTATATCTTCTACAGAAGCTCTGTTGAAAACGGAAGTCTAATCTTTGGTGGTAACTTTGACAGGCTCGTGTACGTCGTGGATGGTGCTTTTACCGTTCAGGGCCACGCACTTGAGCCCGGCGATACGGTGCAAATCAAGGGTCGCGTAACGTCTGTTGATGGCACTGGCACGCTCTACGTAGCGCAAGCCGCCATCCCGCATGAAGACATTCAGCAAATCGTCAAGATCACCAGGGCAGGTGCTCACTACAAGGTAGTGAAGCCGTGGGGCCATGAGCTATGGCTCAACGGCGAAGGTGCTCCATTCTGCGCGAAGAAGATCTTCATCAAGGCCGGAAATCAGACAAGCCTGCAGTACCACAACTTCAAGGAAGAGACCAACCTTGTAGAAGATGGTCAGGTTGTTCTTGTCACGCAAGCAGACATGTCTGTCGCCATCGATGATGTGCAATCGCAGCATCTCCAAGAAACCACATTCGCTGGTCCAGTCTGCTTTCACGTTATACCTCGCACCATTCACAGACTGCGAGCCATTACTGACCTTAACCTTTTCGAAGTCTCTACACCGCATCTCGATGATGTCATTAGACTTCAAGATGATGCTAATCGTTCACACGGACGTATAGATAGCGAGCACCAATGAAGACCGTCGTACTCCTCACCGCTGGCACTGGAACTCGGATGGGGAAGTATTCGAGCGTCATCAACAAGACGTTGCTTCCTATCAAAGACAAGGCGATCATCTCTCACATTATTTCTCAGTTTGATGCTGACACCGAGTTCGTAGTTGCGCTTGGTTACAAGGGCGACATGGTCAGAACCTACCTTGAGCTTGCCCATGAGACATCCAAGTTTACCTTCGTTGAGGTAGAAGACTTCGATGGTCCCGGTGCAGGTCCAGCGCAATCCCTCATTCAGTGCCGCGACAAGCTCAACGGTCCATTCTACATCATCGCGTGTGACGCCCATTACGAAGGGCTAAACAACATTGATGAGAGCACCAACGTTGTTTGCGTTGCGCCAGTAAGCATCGAGCTTTCGCCGGCCTACTGCAATGTTGAGCTAGATGGATCAAGAATATCCAAGATCGTTGACAAGCAGTACTGCACGAGTGGACTGGCTGTCAGTGGTGCGTTCTTCATCAAGGACACCGAACCTTTCTGGAACGCTTTGACTGGATCTGAGCTCTCGACCGGATGGTCTGTCCTTGAGACCCACGCCGTCGAACTGCCATGGCACGACCTTGGCACCTTCGACAAGTACCAAGCCTTCTACCTTGAGAACTCTCCCTATGACTTTAGCAAGACCGATGAGTTCCTCTACATCATCAATGGTAGAGTGATCAAGTGGTTCAGGGACAAGACGATCACTGACAACCGCGTCCTCCGTATTCAGGGTCGTGAGCACCTCTTCCCAACGATTGACTTCCAAAAGGACGGCTTCTACTCCTACAAGTTTGTGCCAGGTGAAGTACTCTATCAGTGCGTTACTCCTCAAATCTTTGAAGACTTCCTGAAATGGATGTCGTTTGAAGTATGGCCAGTTCGTCGAAGCACAAGCGTCAGACTTACTAACGCAATGTGCCGTGACTTCTACTATACGAAGACCATGAAGCGCTTGGATATGTTCCGTGACAAGTATCCAGACTTCAACCCCAAAGTCATTAACAATCAGGTGATGAAGGTTGACATGGACAATGGGTTGAAGCTCATTAACTGGAAAGCAGTCTGTGAAGAAGAGATGTACCAACGCTCTGCCTTTATTCACGGTGACTTGCAGTTTGACAATGTCATCTACGATGGTAGCAAGTTTACCATCCTTGACTGGCGCCAAGACTTTGCGGGCAATCTTCAGGTTGGCGATCTCTACTACGATGCTGCAAAGCTGCTTGGTGGCATGATCCTTAACTACGACCTCATCCGTCAAAACCAGTTCAGATTTACTGAAGACGGCGACAGCTGCACCTTCGCATACACCGCGCGTCATGAGTATCAGCCCCTTCGCGAAAGACTTCAGCACCTGCTGCCAAGTCCTATCATCGACGATCTTATCACGATCATCTTCCTCAACATGGCCCCGCTGCACTCAGCTCCCTTTGACAAGCTGCTCTACTGCCTGGCATTGGAGCGTCTCAATGGACTTGCTTGATGTAGTTAAAACGGCAGGTGACGAGATCATCTGCGCGTCCCTCAGCCAGAAGCCAGGAAAGTTTGGAGCGACCATCCACAACGCCGGCTTCAAGCACCTTGGCCTAAACTATCGCTATGTCGGCTGCGCCGAAACCAATATCGAGCGCGGACTTCAGATCGCCAGAGAGCATGGCGTTCGCGGAGTAGGCATCTCAATGCCATTCAAGGTCGCCGCCCTCAACCTTATGGACGAGGTTCATGATACAGCGCTGTTCGCTGGAGCAGTAAATACAGTCGTAAATGATAACGGTTGGCTGACGGGATACAATACTGACGTTGCTGGCTTTAGCGCTCTTGCAGAGGAAGCAAACCTCCAGCGAGACGATCGCATCTGCATCCATGGATCAGGTGGGGTAGCTAGAGCCGTTCTTGTTGCGCTCAAGGATTACTCGGACGTGTCTATCTACGCCAGAAACCAGCGTGAAGCTGCTGTTCTTGGCGACAAGTATGGCCGTCCTGTCTACCACTTTACCCATCCTAAGCGTGAACACGGTGCGGTCATTAACTGCACTCCAGTCGGTATGAATGATGAAGTTATCAGTTTCATTGACCTTGACGCCATGACAAAGTTCATCGACGTAATCGTGAAAGAAACGCCAAACGTTAGAGCGGTAAGAGCAGCTGGAAAGCCAGCCTTTACCGGCGAGACTATGGCTCTTCATCAAGCGTTTGCCCAGTTTGAGCTCTACACAGGTGTTAAGGCCCCAACCGAAGAAATGGTAAGAGCCCTAAATGCTGCATCCCAAACTTAGGCACTTCGTTGTTGACGTCGATGGCGTCATGACTACCGGACAGTTCATCTACACAGCTGACGGAAAGGTAGGTAAAGTGTTTGGGCCACATGACAGCGACGGCCTAAAGCTTATCAAGCATCTCATCAACATCCAGTTCATAACTGCAGACCAACGTGGCTTTGACATCTCAAAGAAACGCATCGTTGATGATATGGGTTATCCGTTGACCCTTGTCACTGAAGCAGAGCGCGAGAGCTACATTGAGCAGCTCGGGTTTGACTTCACGGCGTTTATGGGAGATGGCTACTACGACGCACCTGTCCTTCAGAAGTGCGCTATTGGCATCGCTCCAGCCAGTGCGCGCTATGAAGCAAAACGCGCCGCACGTTTCATAACGAGTTCACGGGCAGCTGAAGGCGCCTTGATGGACGCGTGCATCTATCTCAAGGGTATCCTGACACATGAGTACGACAAAGAAGATTGAACTTGAAGTTGGCATCGGGCCTATGAGCCTTGAAGTCATCGACGCGGTAGTGAAGTACGCGAACAAGAGAGATCGTGACCTCATGCTTATCGCCTCGCGTAACCAAATCGAGTGCGAGACGCTCGGCAGCGGTTATGTTGGTGGCCTGCACTCGAAGACCTTTGTTGACTATGTTCGCGGTAGAGACATGGATCGTCGCGTAAAGATTTGCCGCGACCACTGTGGTCCATACCTTCACGCTGCTGAGAAAGGCATGTCATATGAAGAGGCCATGGAGCGCGTCATCGAAAGTCTGAAGACCGACATGACCTGTGGCTTCGATCTTATCCACGTCGACACCTCGCTTGCTCCAGACCCTTACAAAGCGGCTGAGCTTATGTTCTCGACCCTTGAAAGGTCTAAGCGCGATCTCGAGTATGAGTTCGGCACCGAGGACAACGTGGGCACAGCTGTCTCCGCAAAGAAGTTTGAGCACGACATTCTGTTCGTAAAGCAGTTCGTCAACCCTCGCTTCGTCGTTGGTCAGACCGGCTCGCTCGTTAAGAGCATCCATCAGGTTGGTACCTTCGCTCCTGACACCGTCAAGCAGCTGGTTGAAATCGCCAACAAGCATAGCGTGAAGCTCAAGGAGCACAACGCAGATTACATCTCGCACGCTGAAGTCAATGAGCGCAAGAAGCTTGGTGTTGGTGCTATCAACGTAGCACCAGAGTTTGGTGTTGCTCAGACGCAGGTCCTGATCGAGCTTGCCAACCGTTGGAGACTTGAAGATGAGCTGAACAAGTTCATGAAGGTCGTCGTCAAGGGTGGCAAGTGGAAGAAGTGGAAGCACGGCACCGACTGGGATGACAAGCTGAAGTTCCTTTCCGCAGGTCACTACCACTTCACATCTCCCGAGTACATCCGCCTGGTTGACATGATCAACCAAAAGGAAAAGTTCGGTGCGGCAGTCGAGAAGAAGATCTTCAAGCTGATCGACAACTATGCAAAATGAAGGTTGCGGTCTGCATAAGCGGTCAGCTTAGGACTGGCCTTCGGTGTCTAGAAAATCAAGCTCACTTCTTGAGAGGGCTTGATGCAGACTTCTTCCTACATACGTGGTCTACCAACACCAACAAGCGCTTTCCTCGCGATCATGAAGAGACACCTGTACCTCGTCAGGTCATAAAGGACTATGTCTCTGCTCTGAAGCCAAAGCGCTGGACGTTTGAAGATCAGCACCTCAACTTTAGAGGTGGCAAGGACATCGCGCCAGTAGCCCTTCACTATTCTTGGATGAAGAGCGTTCAGCTCAAGCAAGAGCATGAGCGTCACACAGGTGTCAGCTACGACGCAGTCATCAAGATCCGTCCTGACCTTCTTCTCAGGCCAGAAAGAAATCCAGCGTCAAGCATTCTCGAGAAGGTTTATGGTAAGCGCAAGCTCATCATTGAAAACATTCCTGAGTGGTGGAAGGTTATGGATTGGCATGATGATGTCATGTGGTTTGGTGACAATGAGACCATGAACATGGCGACTGAATACTTTCAGCAGACCTATGTCGAGCGCACCAATGCTGAAGCATTTGGCTTCTTCGCAGACAAGAGAGGTGTTGATGTTGATGGCACCTATGAGTTCTCTTATGCCGTCTATCGAAAAGAATGCGAGCACTTTGACCCAATGACTCAATATGAAGAGTGCTTCGAGTGCGAGACACACTACACCAGTACAGCGTGCACAACCTTGGCAACACCTGAAGAATCTCCGGACTACTACTCATGAGGATTGCTCTTTGCTACAGCGGCCAGATCCGCACAGGTCGAAAGTGCATTGAAAACCAGATCAGGTTTCTCGGTGAGCACGCGAAGGCTGACACCTTCCTCCACACGTGGACCCACAACTCCAATCGAAAGTTCCCAGGCATCCGCGGAATAACCAGGGTACCACAGGAGCAGATTGACAGCTACGTTCAAGAGCTGAACCCAATCGCTTCTTTGGTTGAGGATCCAATCGAGCGTGGTATCTACGCAGCTCACGCTGCTTACTGGCCGCCTGCTCAGTCTCTCTTCTATTCGTGGCGTGAAAGCATCCGCATCATGCACGAGTATGAAGAGCAGATGGGAATCAAGTACGACGTTGTCGTCAAGCTGCGCCCCGACATTATCTTCTCAGATCGTTGGAGACTAGAAGACGACCTTGAAGCTGCCGCGAGTGGAAAGTTTCTCATTCCCAAGTTGACGCACAATCCAACTTGGATGGATGATGAAAGAATCTACGATGACTTCTTTGTAACTACTGGCGACAACATGCGCAAGGCTCTTGGCTTCTACACGGAAGCTTTTGAGGACAAGACAACAGGTCACATTAACTTCGGCAGATGGCTGCACGATAATGGCATGTCTCCTGAGATGCCGTCACGCTCCGAGTTCATGATCTACCGAAAGGAAGCCCAGGACCTTAACCCAATGGTGGACTACGACAAGATCGCTGTAGGCCTTACGCGACTGCGAGCCACAGGCCCATTCTTCTACAACGATCCCAACGCTAGGGTTAACCCTGATGCCGCGGTCATTATCATCCAGCCTGGTGAAAGCGCCGACTATTACAAATAGGCTGTTTACAATCTCATCAAAGCGATATACGATATCCGAATGACAAAGAAACACTTTACGAGTGACCTGCATTTTGGTCACGAGAACATCATCAAGTACTGCAAGCGTCCATGGAAAAACGCAAGTGACATGGACGAGGCCCTCATCGCCAACTGGAACAACGTGGTTGCGGATGATGACGAGGTCTACATTCTGGGCGACCTATTCTTCTGTAACGAGAAGAAGGCGTCTGAACATCTGTCGCGGCTCAAGGGAAAGAAGTTCTTTCTTCCTGGCAACCACGACAAGATGCTGCGCAAGTCGAAGGTCATGCTCGACAAGTTCGACAAGATTCTTCCAGACCTGCACGAGGAGTCCATCGACGGCATTCACGTCGTCATGTGCCACTATCCGCTCCTCACATGGAACAGAGCCTTTCGCGGTTCGTTCATGCTTCACGGGCACAGCCACAACAGCATTCCCTTCGACAAGAAGCTGCGGCGTCTCGACGTTGGTGTCGACGCGCAGTACTACGTCCCAATCGAGTGGGATGAGATTAAGCGTAAGCTGGAAAAGGTAGACCCGACGGACGTCAGGGACTACTAAACGACCTTCTTCATCCAGAAGATTTTGCCGAGGTTGACGCGCTTAGGTGTGCCGTCCTTGCTCTCTGGCTGTGGGATGATTCCTGTCTGCTTCAGATCGTGGAAGAACTTCTCTGACAGGTTGCGTGCTCTTATGCCGCGTGGGAACACATTAACGGGAATCATTGAGTCATAGCCATTGACCGCGCCGATCGCGTTCACGCGTCCACGGCCCTCATGACCAACGATCTTGAATCGAAGCGGCTCACCTTGCTCGTACTCCTCGTCATTGAAGTCGGCTAGGAAGAATGGCGTTCCAACCGGCACCCTCTTGCGAATCAGTGCTTCCATCTTCTCAGCATCTTCCTTGCGATCAGCAGGCGTGGCGAGCTCAAGGAATGTCTTTGGTGACATGAAGACCGTAAAGCCCATGTAGTCAACGTTCGAGTTCAGCGGTACGTTGCCGAGACCTTTGTGCGTGTCGAACGCGACGTCACCTACACGAAAGCGGTCCTCGATGTTCTGTGGGCTTGGGTTCGGTAGCGCGTCAAACTCTGACTGGGTCAGGTAGTGCGGCTCTTCGTGCTGCTCGAAAAGTTCAGCTAGCTTCACTTGAAGACTCCAAATTTTCCAGGTGGATATCCCTTTGGCACGTGACCCCACACCCACAGTGAAGTTAGCTTGCGGGTTGGAACATCCTTGCCATCCTTATCCTTCTTCACCATAGGACCAGAGTTACCAGACATTCGAGCGATAAAGGATAGCTGACGGCCCATCCAAGAGATGTCAGTCTTGTCCCATTCAGACAGTGGCTTCTCTCTCATTCTAAGAATGGCTCTTGCTGATTCACGACCTGTTCCAATGCCGAGCTTTTCAGCTTCCTTCTTTCGAAGACCTGCTTCCTGCCCGGTTTCTGTGCCTAGAAACTTCTTAAGCGTGTCTGATGGCATGTTTACAAGCTCGCGCCAACGCTTGTACTTTTCCTTGACATCGTCGGAGATAGGTGCTTTTTCTTCGAAGAGTTCTTTAAGCAGCATCTTCCGGTTCCCAGTGCATGTCCTTCCTTGGTCCGCCCATCATCTTGAAGCCGTACTTCTTGTAGAACTTGATGAGCTTGGTCTGGCTGATGGCACCCTGATCGGTTGGGAAGAGGCTAAGCTTGATGCCTGCCTCGCGAGCTGCATCCTGAATAATCTTGAGAGCCTTGCCACCAACGCCTGAGCGCTGAGGGTACGCCTGAATCCACTTCAACTCAACCGCGTCACCCAGCTTTTTGTGAGGTGAAGGTACCAGCTCAAACAGCGCGAGCTCCTGCTTGCCAGCTTCCTTGTTCAGGTAGATGACGTGCTGATGAGGGTTCATCGGACTCTCTTCGTACTTGTCGTACATCTTCTTGATGAACGCCTTAACTTTTGGTGATGGGCCGCTCAGCTGCAGTCTGATAGGCTCTTCGAACAGTTCGCTAACTCGCATGGTATCCTCCTAGGATTACCTATTTATCGTTGTGCGACGAGGGCTGTTTACATCCTCGAAAAAGCATGATACGATCTGATTGTAATAGGAGAACGAAATGACTGCCATCTTCAAGAAAGGCGAGATGCTCAGCAAGATGCTGGTCATCGCCACGAACGCCCATCACAACCAGTTTGATAAGGGCGGCAGTCCTTATATACTGCACCCTCTCGCGGTGATGTACCTCCTGGACAACCCCGACGAAGAGCAGCAGTGCATGGCTATCGGCCACGACATCGTGGAGGATTGCGGGATTACCTACCAAGAACTCCGAGAAGCCGGTATCACCGAGCGGATCATCAAGGGCATTCAGTCCCTCACGAAGGTCCCTGGAGAAACCTACGAGGAGTACAAGGAAAAGGTAAAGGCGAACCCTGACGCCATCAAGGTGAAGATCGCCGACCTTACCCACAACACCGACGTTCGCCGCCTCAAGGGAGTTTCTCCCAAGGACATGGCGCGGATGGAGCGCTACTTCCACTTCTACATGGAACTTGTCAACCTTCAACGTAAGTGAGGCTGCAGATGTCCACCGACCTTTATGATCTTATGCGTGAGCGCATTATCGATTTTTGTGGGGATGAAGCGGGTTGCCTTGGACGATCTGATCGTCTGAAGCCAATCGCCGACTTCATCCTCGAGGAGATGGACGCAAGCCCCAAGCCGCGTGGACGGCGAAAGCAGTTGGACATCTCTATCATCGAGAACTTCTCCGATGGACAAATCTTCCGCCTTTTCCAGCTGGTCGCGGCCCTCGAACGAGCGACCTCTTAAACGTGTACCCTTCGTGCAAGGTGAGCGGCTCTGATCTTCTCCTTGTGTTCCTCAGACATTGGTCCACGCTTCTTCCCTAGCTTCGCCTCAGACATTTTCCTGCGAGCCTCCTCGCTTTTAGGAACACCCTTCTTCTGTTCAGACAGGATAGTCTTTGTGTCTTCGCTGTGAGAGCCCCAAGAGCCTCTCTTCTTCCCACGCGCTGACGCTGCCTGATTGGCAATATGTTCAGCCGTCTTTTTATATCCCCTCATAAACTCACTGCGCTTTGCGTTAGCCTCAGGAGTTTGGATGCGAGTGGAAGGGTCTCTTCTTTTCGCGGCCTCAGATATTTTCCGACGGTGCTCCTCTGAAAATTCCACGCGCGCGTAGAAGCGGGACATGTCGTACGTGCGATTGGTGACGAATGCCCTGTCGAGACGTTTGTTCGTATTTCGGACCATCAGGTTAAGAGCCGCGGTCATGCTGTATAAATCCTTTCCGACGGTCATCTTCGTCAGCAACAGGTGGCAGATGAAATGTTCCCTAGGAGTTAGCTTTACCAGGTTGTCTGGAAAATCTGATCCTCCCATGGATTTTGGAACGATGTGGTGCTTTTCGTAGCGGCCCTCAAATCGGCTGTTTACATCCTGTTGGGCCTGTGATATGATAGAAAAGTAGCAGCGAGAGTATTTGTTCTCAAGGAACATAGCTCGACCTCCTAAAGCTTATTGGAGTTATTTATGACAAAGAGCGTGGAACAAAAATACCGGAAACTGAACGAGGTAGAACACGTTCTCCTCCGTCCGGGCCGCTACATCGGTTCGATCACCCCTCACACCTCCACCGAATACATCCCCGTGGTTAAGTCCGCGTTGGACGTTACGATGGTGCGCAAGGAGATCACCTACAACCCCGGCTTCCTCAAGCTCTTCGACGAGGTCATCTCCAACTCGGCGGACCATTCGAAGCGCCCTGAAGGAAAGCACCTTGATACAATCCGCGTAGAGGTTGATGCCGAGAGCGGCGAGATCAGCATCTTCGACAACGGCGGTATCCCGGTCATCAAGCATAAGGAATACGATCAGTGGGTTCCTGAGATGATCTTCGAGCTGCGAGCCGGCTCCAACTTCGACGATGACGATCAGGCGATGCTGACCGGCCAGAACGGCGAGGGTGCTGCTCTCACGAATATCTTCTCTCACAAGTTCGTTGTGGAAACCTGCGACGGCAAGAACAAGTTCCGCATGGTCTTCGAGGATCACTCCCAAGACCGAAAGGCAGCAAAGGTCCAGCCTGCCGAGGGAGCCAAGGGTTACACGCGCATCACCTACTCTCCTGACTTCGAGAAGCTGGGAATGACCGGCATCGATCAGGACAACATGGACATGCTCCTCGCGCGGGTCTATCAGGTCGCGGCGGTGAACACCCACCTGAAGGTCTACTTCAACAGCGTACGCGTGATGACGCGCAGCTTTAAAGAGTACGTGGAGATGTTCGTCGGTCCTGAAGGCGAGTACGCCTACGACGAGACCGACCACTGGAAGGTGGCGGTTGCCGGTAGCGAGGATGGCTTCCAGCATATCTCCTTCGTGAACGGCACCCACACCAAGATCGGCGGCACCCACATCCTCTACGCGGGAATGCAGATTTGGGAAGCCATTCGCGCGCACATCAAGAAGAAGCACAAGGTCGACATCAAGCCGTCGGAACTCCGACAGCACATGACCCTCTTCATCGACGCGCAGATCGTCAACCCGCGCTACTCCTCTCAGACCAAGGAAGACCTGATCACCGAGGTCAAGGACTACAAGACGAGCTGGACCGTGCCGGACAAGATGATCCGCAAGATCATCCAGTCCTCGATCATCCAGTCGATCCTTGATTGGGCGCAGGCCAAGGCCCATGCCGAGGAGCTCAAGGAGCTGCGCAAGCTCAACAAGGACACTGACAAGGCGGACCCTCGTCGAGTGCCGAAGTTCTCCGACGCTCTAGAAAAGAAGGACCGCAGCAAGTGCGTGCTCTTCCTGACCGAAGGGGATTCGGCTGCCAAGGCGGTACAGGCCGGTCGCGGCAAGAACCCCTACGTCGCCTCCTTCCCGCTGCGCGGTAAGCCCCTCAACGTCCGTGAGAAGGACGTCAAGCGCATCCTCGAAAACGAGGAGATCAAGAACCTGATCACGATCATCGGCTTGAAGCTCGGTGAGAAGGTCACCTCGATCGACCAGCTGCGGTTCGGCAAGATCGCCTTTACGACCGACGCCGACGTCGATGGTGCCCACATCAGCGGTCTCCTCATGAACCTCTTCGACCACTTCTGGCCGGAGCTGTTCGAGCTTGGAGTGATCCACATCTTCCGTACCCCGCTCGTCAAGGTCAACCTTGGTAAGGGCAAGCCGACCCTCGAGATGTTCACCGAGCGGGAGTTCAAGGAATGGGAAGCTCGCGAGGGCCACAAGCTGAAGGGCTGGTCCTTCAAGTGGTACAAGGGATTGGGTACGAGTTCGGCCGCAGAGTTCAAGTACTATTTCGAGAACATGGAGGACTACATCTTCCGCATCGACATGGTCGATCACGAGGACAAGGACGCTATCGATCTAGCTTTCAATGGGCAACGGGCTGATGACCGCAAGGTCTGGCTGGAGACCCCTGCGGCTAACTTTGATGATTTTCTATTCGAAGCAGCAACTGTTTGAGGGTGATTGAGCACTTATCCTGTTTTGAAACGTTTAGTGATCCGGGGATTACGCGAAGGTTGCAGTAGTGACCTGTAGTCTCTGGTGGTGTTCCATCGAGAAAGCCTTGGTGAATGGAATATTCGTGATCTACGTGCCATCCGCCAAGTTCGATGGCACCGCGCTTCTCAATGTTCTCAAGCAAGTGCAGTGGTTGCTTGTTGGTGATAGAGTGAACTTTTGAGCGGTACGCTTGGAAAGCTGGGACAAGATGTTCAGGAATGCACTGACCGTTTTTCCGCTTAGTGGCAAGGGACTTTTTAATTCGAGATTCAAGGGTACCTCGAGATCGTTGAGTACTAACTGACTTTTTGGAGATGGATTTCGCGAGGGCCGAGCCGTTAGCAGTAAGAGTGGCTGTTCTCTTTGCGGTAACGAAAGAGTGACGGCACGCTTCATTACAGAAGCGATGGTAGCAGCGCTTGCTCCAGTAGATTCTGCCAGTTAGACCAGTTCCGCAGTTCTCGCACAGCGGCTCCTTGGTGATGCCAAGGCGCAGGTTGAGAAGCCGTTCATAAGTAGAAGCAGATTCGTCGAGGTACATAGTGGTGTGAATTAGTTTCTGTAGAAGGTCTGGTGTGAGACGTCGTTCAGCTGACTTGGTGACCTTCAGGTTCTTCCCAAGAATACCGGCTTCTGTCAGTTGTGATACAATGGACTTACGAGTCATAGGACACCCAATAGAATTGCTTGGAGTATTTATAGCATGGACGCGCTAAACCTATCCAAGGCGACCACACCCCGCCGCATCAGGGATATCCCTAACGATCCACCCGTTCAGTTCGTGGTGTTCGTCGAGAGCAGCTATTCAGTCGATGATGGCAGCAATACCTACACGACGAACGACATCCTAAAGCCGCACTGCTTCTACACGAAGGAGCATCTCCAAAAGTGGATCGAGGAGGAGTACGCTAAGACCTCCTACGGTCCACGCCCGCAGTTCAAGGTCTTCGCCGTGAAGCCCATGCCGGTCACCGTCAAAACGGTGGTCGAGTTCGGAGAATAGTCCATGGACGTCCTGCTCGTCATCGCCTTCGCCCTTTTCATTTCATGGGATCAGGCGCAGTCAGAAAAGCGGATCATGGCCGCCATCAAAGCCGTTGAGAAGAGGATCGATGACCTTGAACAGGAACAGGTTGACTTCGAAGAGGAGGCTGGCAGTCTGCTTGGCCTTCCTTGCTCTGACTGGATGCGCGACCACACCTGAGACGTTCGATCTCAACGGCGCCCCTCCTCCACAGGACGAGGCAAGAGCCGACGAAGCGCAGCTCGTGCAGCGGCTTTTCTGGTTAAGAGCGGATATGGGACCAATCCAAATCTGCCACTACAGATCGCCAGACGGTTCAGAGTTCGAGACGATGCAGGACATCTGCTACGCCCACATCCCTGTCCCTTCGTGGGCACAGCACAAACATTAACCAAACAAAAGTGTGTACACACGCCTTGAAGCAGGATATAATAAGCCATGAATGGTAAAAGGAGCGCCACACCCATGTCAACGCAGTCCACTGGTCGTAGGATCAAGACGCGCCACTTCTTTGGCTCCGCGTTCAAGGAGTTCTCCCTCTACGACAACGTTCGTTCGATCCCTCTTCTGTTTGATGGGCTGAAGCCCTCACAGCGAAAGGCGATCTACGGGGTACAGCTTCGCGGTGAAAGCGCCGGTGAAATCCAGGTCGAGCGTCTCTCTGCCGCGGTAGCAGCTTCGACTGACTACCACCACGGCACCGGCTCCATGGAGAGCACCATCATCGGCATGGCGAACAACTATGCCGGCACCAACAACATGAATATCTTCCAGCCGATCGGACAGTTCGGCTCTCGCCTTACGAAGGACGCGGCAGCTGGACGATACATCTTTACGAAGTTCGATCCCAACTTCCGCACGCTCTTCAAGAAGGAAGACGACGGCATCCTCGAGAACATCATGGTCGATGGGGATAAGATCGAGCCGAAGAACTACATCCCTCTTCTCCCTATCATGCTGATCAACGGCGCTCAAGGCACCGGCACTGGTCACGCGTGCTTCATCCTTAACTACCATCCCAACCAAGTTCGAGATGCAGTCCTCGCGCATCTGACCGGCAAGAAGCTGAAGCCGAACACCCTGATCCCGTGGTTCAACGGCTTCAAGGGAACAGTCGAGCGCAACATGGAGACCGGTCAGGTCGTGGTTACCGGTAAGCTCGAGGTCGTCAACTCCACGATGATCAAGATCACCGAGCTGCCCGTCTCCGTCTACCTCGATCAGTACAAGGAGCACCTTCGCAAGCTCGAGGATGCCGGCTTCATCAAGGACTATGAGGACCACTCCTCGGACGATGGCTTCGAGTTCCACGTTCAAGTCCCTCGCTCCACTACGGCTCTCGACTACGAGACCCTTCTCCAGAAGTTCAAGCTGATCAGCCGAGACACGGAGAACTTTACCGTCTGGAACGAACGCGGTACCCTTGAGCGGTTCGAAAGTGCTGAGGCTCTCATTGAGCGCTTCACCGACTGGCGCATCGCCCGCTACGAAGACCGCCGTCAGATGCTGATCGCGAACACGAAGGAAGCCATTCGCTGGATGAATGAGCGGCTCCGCTTCATTCTCTTCTACCTCGACAACGTGGACGAGTTCAAGGGCCGTCGCAAGGACGACCTCATCGAGCTCCTCCTCAAGAACGAGTTCGTCGACTACGATCGGCTTCTCCAAATGCCGATGTGGAACCTGACAAAGGACAAGATCGACGAGCTTCGCAAGCAGCTCGAGGAGCAGAAGAAGTACCTTGCTTCTCTCGAAGCCGATACCGCCATCGAGATGTACAAGCGCGAGCTCAAGGAGTTCAAATATGTCGCGTAAGAAGATCAAGGTCGTCAAGGGCGAGTTCGGAGAATGGTACCGCCGTTCTCCGAACAGCAACGAGGTCGTCTCCGCCGCTGAAGGTAAGGTTCTTCTTGGGGAGTTCGGAGATGCCGACTTCACGGTCGAGCAGGTCATCAAGGCCCTTCAGCAGTTTGATCCGAAAGACCGCGTCTGCCTTGACAACCAAGAAGACGACGAGAGCTACCGCTCAGCCATCTTCATCTTCTCGCAGCGCACGAGGAAGCTCACGAAGGAAGAGCTGAAGAAGATCGCCGATCGAGAAGCCGAGCAGGCAGCGAGAGTCAAGAAGAGCCACGGCCTGATCGACCAAGTTCGGCAACGGTCTTATGAGCGGCTACTGCAGCAGGACAGCCAATGACCCACGCGAAGAAGCTTCTCGACATTCCTCCGCTCTTCGAGTACTACCGCGGTCGCATCTACCTGACCTACTTCTTCCTGCGCAGCTTCGACACCAATCCGAATTTCAACAACGATCCTTGGGAGAACCTGGAGTACCGTCAAATCTTCTTCGGCTTCGATCCCTCCGTTCTCGGTTGGTTCGGCACGAGCTCCTTCTACTACGATGGCAGCTTCATGATTTGGTTCTCGCTCTTCGGATTTACGGTCGGTCACAGCGTCGTCTACGATTTCCAGTCTCTCTCCGAGACGCCCAGCGCGTTCATCCCCCCAGGAGCCGTACCTCCCGCCCCCATCCCACAATCACCAACGCCCCCAACCGAGGGCAAATATTGGTTCGATACCCGGTCCGGCGCGCTAAAGGTCTACAAGGACGGCACATGGCTCCCTTACTAATCGCCCTTAAGTACCTTATCGTCTCCGCCAACCTCGTCGCGTTCGGGTATCAGCTTCTCCAGTTCGCGAACACCCACGACAGCTATCATCTCATTCTCGCCGCCATCAACGGGTTCGTGCTCGTCGTTCTCCTCCCACAACAGGTTCCTCACGACCATGAAGACTAAAGACACAGTCATTCCCTCCGGCTACCGTCTAACCGTAACCACATGGGAGAACGATGCCGACAACTACCGCACAGTCGTGAAGGAAGGCCTCTCTAAATCAGATGCCGACTTCTTCACCGACCTGTGCAAGGCATTCCTCCATAGCACAGACTACGCGGGCCGCATCTGCAACATCCACGAAGCTGATGAGACAGACATCGTCAGAGTCTATTCCGTCATAGTGCCTATTATGCTTAAGCACGCGCAGACGGAACATCAGCTGACAGACCCAGAGGATCCAGATGATGACGAGCTCTGCCTTATCGGTGATGAGTGCAGCGAGTTCCTTTATGATCTCGGTATCAGCGGCGGAGAGTTCTACACGCGAGTCGTAGAGAGCTTTAAGGTAGAGTACGTCGACACCCCTATCACACTCAAGAACGTAACGGCTGAGTTCGAATGACCGACCCTGACTGCATCTGTCAAGGTAACTGGCGCCTGTTAGTTAAGGAGTATGAGCCACTCTTTAACCGCCAGTACCGCTCTGACCGCAATGGACAGACGTACACCTTCGTAGGACTGCTCCATGCTGAGCGCGACTACTATTACCTGATGTGGAACAAGGAGAGCACAGAGCTTCTCTCCTGCGTAGGGAACATCGACGGGTTCGGCTACACTCTTATAGAGGAGAACGACGATGAAGATCGAGATGACGATAGGTGACGCTCTCCAAGCGGTTGAGTCGCGGCTGAAGATGCTGGGCGACCTGCCAGAGCGCAACTATGAGGCAATGCTTCACCTGCACCGCATGAAGCAGCGTCTCGAAGGCATGGTGCTGTATAAGTTCGGCTACAAGGGCTTAAAGGTCTTGCTAGATAATAACGATCTCGACGCTCTGACTAAGCGCCCTCTGTCCTGAATAAATACAGAGGTACAGACGAGGAAACTACGACATGGTCAGAAAACGTTCCGAGGCCTCACACGCGCCGCAGCGGGAGTTCAGCGAGAGCCACCTAAACGCACTAAGGGGCGGTGCTAAGCGCAGGCGGGATGAACAGATCGTAGGCAATTGGATCAGAGTAACCAACCCTGTCCTATACGCCCAGTTGCTCGGGGAGGCGACCACTCGGCCAACGTCCCCCGCCCTGGCCAACGTCCAACTCGCCCCAACTCCGGCCCAAGTGGAGCCAAGTCCCCGCGCGGCTCCCCAAGTGGTCAATGACGAAGACTTCCGCAAGCCCCCTCCTCGACTAGACATTAGATAGGTTAACTCATGGCTCTGAATAACACCTACCGACTGCCTGATACAGATGAACTGAATGAACAGCAGCGCGATCTAAGCTTAGCTGAGGTGCATCGTAAGCTTAAAGAGCTACCTCACTATGACTTCATTCAGCTGATGCAGAAGCTTTGTGAAGATAAGAACGACAGGTGAACCTTCCCATGAAAACAGTTATCGGCTATATGGATCGGACAGACTTCGATCACGAACTCGGTCATGCGTCTGACGGTAATAAGGTCTACCCATCTGTCGAAGCTCTGAAGCGGGATCGATCTTGCGTCGACGAGTGCGGCATTGTACAGGTGGCCGTGACCTTCATCTCTGTAATAGAAGAAGGTACGATGTGAGCGACGTCCACACCACTCACTGCTGCCCTTTGTTCGGCTGTAAGTACGGCGACGAGGACTGTACCGTAGCTACAGGGCAAGCTGAAGCCGAGTACGAGTGTGAGGACTGCTGCTGTGAACGCTTCCATCCTAACCTACTGAAGGAAGCGAACGGCTGGTGGAAGAGTCTGACTGACGAGGAGAAGCGTTCAGTGTATCACTTCAGTGGGGCGAGAAGATGCTAAGCTTTAAGGACGCGGTCACCGAGTGTTTGATCATTGGCTCAACTGCTGATGAGGTCATCGCTGAGCTCAAGCTTTACTTCAAGACAGATGATGTTGATCTGTCTGTAGACGAAGAGGGTCGCTTCCTAGTTAGAGTTGAACAGCGGTTCGTCTGCATCACGTTCTAGTTTACTTTCTGCTGGCGCTGTGCTATAGTAGGAAGAACGACGGAGGATGGTGATGCCTAAGCTCAAGTCGATTACCGTAGAATGGATTGAGACCGCCTGCTGTAGCGTTACCTTTACCGAAAGGGACCTAAAGGACTTCGAGCTGGAGTTCGGTAGGAGTCCCACTCAGGCCGACCTGAAGATGATCGCGCGTGGTTGTCCGACGGTGAACCTCTTTAGGGGTGATCGGCGGGATTACCACTTCGAGAAAGAGTATGAGGACGAGGTGAAGGTGGTCGACCTCACAAAGCGGCGCTGAGCTGTTTACATTCGGTTGAGAGTGTGATACAGTTGCAATATGAAAAGGAAGACCCTCACAGCGCGGACCCCAGCTGACCTTATCGATAAGATCAGGAAGGTGGAGGGCTGGCCTCGTGAAGAAGGTGACAGCCTGCGGGTGACGATCGCGGCGAGACCTGTCACCAATACTTCATCCACACGCCCGAAGGAAAGCGGCGTCAGACGGATTAGTCGCTCACCCACAAAATATATGATGCATCTCTAACATCGGGCGTCATGTACTGAAGAAGATCTTCCCACGCTTCTTCGGTAGTAACTATCTTCTTTCTATTCAAGCCCGTCTTTATCGGACTGCCTTTGACGACAACAGCATTTGTTAATGGGTGACCTTGAAGCTTTCTGCGTTCAATCAGAAGACTTTCTTCCTTAAGTCTTTCTCTCTTGTCCTTAACCCCGACCAGCACCGCATCAAAGCTTAAAGACGCAGGATCTTCTGTTGCCAACCTTTTGTATACTTTTGCGGTAACAGCCTGTCCACTGATAAAGAACACTTCATTGAGATGATCTCTACATCTCTTCCTGATGTTCTGAGCTTCACCTACATACACGACTTCTTTACCACAGCATATCTCATAGACGCCTGGCTCTTCAGGCAGTGCTTCAACTCTTTCAATAAGATCTTTACGTGCTTGAGAAAAACTGTGCCACGACATGTACATTTGGATCTGAGCTTCTTCTACCTCAAGCTCAGCAAGTTCCTCTTCGTACTCTGTCTGAAGTCGGTTAAGACGATAGATGACTTTTCTCAAGCGCGCCTCAAGAACATCTCTTCGGGGGATGTTTGGTTCTCTCATTTCTTAAAAACTCCTGCACCAGTTGCTGAAATTATTTATAGTTTTAGCCACTGATGCCTTCATTTAATATCATTAAAGGCAGCTGGTGCTGATGTTTTCGGGCTAAAGGGTACTGCTTTGCCCGCTTTTCGGTTTCCTCAGAACGCTCCGTATAGACCGTTTATATAAGGGGCGTTGAGCCGCCCTATAGCAGAAACGAGCCAAACTTTCCTGTGTACATCACCGTCAGGTTGTGGTATTATCATTTCAACGATTGATGACGGAGCGACAACGATGTTCACCAACGACACCTACATCCTCTGCGCTGCTGGTTCGGTTACCACTCAGCGGTTGGACATCATGGTCTACGCCACGACCCACGAACGCGCCGTTGAAATCGCAAAGACGATGGTGCAGTCGCTCGCGGCTGGAGAGTACTTCCACTTCGATCTGTACTTCATCAGCGCCAACACGGCAACGGCCGACAAGCCGATCGCGACCTTCACCACGAAGAAGCCGCCGATCGAAGTTAGCGTAAAGGCGAACTTCTAACATTTTCCTGTTTACATCCTGACCGTTCTGTATAAGATCAGAATAACAGATGGAGACGCGCTCATGATGACCGTTTCGGTATGGCCTAAGGGATACGCAGACTGGACCGGTCCGAGCACCTTCGAGGTTGCTGACGGTACCGAACGGTCAGTGATCGACAAGATGGCGGCCGACAAGTACGGCTACTGGGCGAGAGTCTATTCTGTTCGGGAAAAATACGTTCCTTCAGCTCCGGTCATTCACGACGAAAAGATGAAGGCCTACATTCGCATGATGTCAAGGGACAGCTAAGATGGACGTTTACGAGAACATTCTTGCCAACGCTTACGAGCCGAACCCCGGCTATCCCATCAAGTCTGATCGTGAGCGCGAGCTGGCCGTCATCCTCAACAAGCCGGTCAAGAGCCTGACGGCCGATGAGATGCGGAACATCGTCGACCTTCGCCATGAGTACGACGAGCTGGTGGTGGCACGCACTGAAGCTGGCCAGCGCTACAACGCGGAGGTCAACCGGCTGCACAAGCAGTTCAAGGCCGACCTTGCGCTGCAGTTCTTCGGTGCAGCTGGTCATCCGAAGTCTGATCGGCTTTTCGGGCTGGCCTGGGAACACGGCCATTCTGGCGGTCTCGGCGACGTGTACCACTACTACTCCTCTTTCTCCGATCTGCTGAGCTGAGGATCATGATTCGCGCTGAACCCGTAGAAGCCGTCATCACGACCCTGCCGTGCAGCAAGTGCGGTGAGCAAACGCCGGCCTATCTGCTGGACGTCAAGGACGATGGCACCGGCAACTTCACGATCTTGGAATGCGAGCGCTGCTACGGACCTGGTTGGCTGCCGGCTTTTGTTGCGGCAGGCCGCTCTTTTCCTGTTTACATCCTGGCCGAATAGTGTAATATCACTATATCAACTGGAGATGCTCTCATGGCCTTCGTCGTCTTCCACATCGAAACCACTCAGATTCTCCGCGTCATCCGTCAGGGCTACTGGCAGGACGCCGTCTACAAGGAACGCGGTGGCGCTACTCGCGCGTTGAATGCCGCCGCTAAGGCTGGTCGGATCAACCCCGCGGAATACACCATCCTGCCGACGGACGAGTTCGCGAAGATCGAAAAGAAGCGGGTCGTCAAGAACCTGCTGAGCGGCGAGGATGTGATCATCCCGGTCAACACGCCCTCCTGCTGCGACCCTTCGACGGAAACCTACTGGAGCATGTGAGGCAATGACCGACTACAGCGCGCGCCTCGATCTCTACGTCATCATGGAAGAGGATCGCGCCGGCCATCGCTGCGTCCTCGACATGATCCGCATGGAGGACATCAGCCGGGCATCGGTCATTCGTCGCGCTCGCAAGCTCTGTCCGCCGGCCAGCCGGGTCATCGTGCTCGAGGACAATGATCCTACGAAGCCGGCAACCCCAATCTATAAGTCGAGGATCGCATGAAGTACCATTCCCCTTTCGACCTGCCTGACTATCGGAAGATGGTCGCTGGACCTGGCGCCAATCAACACCTACCGATCGTGCTGTCGGAGGGCATCTCCTACCGCGGCCATTCTCTCTGGACCAGCTTCAAGGCGTGGCTCGATCGGTAAACCGGCTGCATCACGACAAAAATTTTCAACTAACCTGTTTACATCCTGACCGAACGGTGTATTATCTCTCTATCAACTGGAGATAAAAGCTATGATGCAGTCCGGAACCTACTACGTCGGTGATCTCTGCTACGTGTTCGACGATGAACGTTGGACCGATGTCTGCGACAAGATCATCGTGGGTCACAAGTGCCTTGATGGTGAGTTCACTCTGGACGATGGAACTACCTTCGCGATCTATTCGACGAAGTACGGCGATGGCCTTTACGAGGACAACTTCGGTCAGCGGATCGCCGTTGACTCTGGATCCATCGGCTGCGTCCTCGTAGATGCGATCGATGCCGACCGTCTGAAGGACATTCTGAACCGCAATCTGGCGGGCGTCTACACCTTCAAGACCGCGTTTGAGACCGGCTATGAAGATGACAACAACTCGGTCATCTCCTTCGGCAACACGGTCATCGTGGATACGGACCCTCAGGAAGAAGACGAGGAGCAAGAGGACTGAGAACCCAGACCCTCATCTTACCGCCCGCGATCTTCGAGGAGTTTGACCATGACATCAGGTTCCTCGAAGAGACGCATGGGCTGGTTCGTAAATCAGTCCATCATCAGCCGGGCAATCGCTTCTCTATGAGAGGCGACACCTACACAATCACCTACGGTGGGGCAGGGCGCTACAGTTCGTTTCAGAACCAAATGCACGTCCTCTGGGGGCGCATCAACAAAAAGTATCGCTTCACCGCCTGGCGCGGCAAATAACCTGTTTACATCCTGGTAGAACGGTGTATTATCACTCTATCAACTGGAGACGGACATGTTCGACGATCTTGACCACAACGTTTTCCTCGAGTTCGCGAACAACCTCGGTCGCGGCTATCTGAAGCTGTGGAAGGCAAGCGGCATCCTCATGACCCTTCGGGACTTTCCTGAGATCGCGAGTGACCCTCAGCGGCTGCGCAGCTACCTCGACAACTGCCTTCGCATGGAAGGCTTCCTTGACCCGCAGATCGAAGCCTGCGCCATCTTCTTCGAGCAGTGGGTCGACTACAAGACCACGTTTGGAAAGGTGAGCTAATGGAACACTTCACGTTTCGATTCCAAGGTGTGAACTTCAACGTCGAGTCGGATCACCACCTCAAGGCTATGTCAGAAGCCAATGACTATTTCCGCCCGTTCGGTGGAGCCTGGTTCCGTATCGGCAACACCAACTGCTACGAGTGGCGAGTCGGCAACTTCTTCGATTGAGGGAACGATGTCCAAGATCACCTACACCAACGGCTTCTCGGCGGTGAAGACCCTTCAGAGAGCCGCTGCCGATCCTCGCGTAATCGAGATCGAAGGAAACGGCATGGAGGAAGGTCGCGTCTTCATCCACCTTCGGCCAGGGTACGTCTTCTCTCTCAGCGAATGTTCCTGCCGTAGCGTAGGCAGCGCTAGAGAGGTTCGTGAAACAATGGCCTCTATCATGACCAGGGAAGAGTTCGAAAATAGCAGTTTACATCCTGGGCGAACAGTGTATTATCTCTCTATCAACTGGAGATGATCCAATGGCCAAGGCAATCGCTCTCTTCACCGGTATCGATACCTTCACTCGTCACGTTCACGTAGCGGTTCGTGAGGATGGCCAGCAGTTCTACCGCAACTACGGCAACTACGGCTTCAACGGCTACAGTAAGGGCTGGATGAAGTGGACTCGGTTGGGAAACCCTGTCACCATCAAGGACGATCACTGCGAGTGGGGGTTCAAGACCCTCAGCAGAGCTCCTTCGGCGAAAGGCATTAGGCTGCCCGCCTAACTTTCCCTGTTTACATCCTGGGGAAACAGTGTAAGATCAGAATAACAGCTAACGAGGGCAGCCTAATGGAATTTTCGACTCGCAAAGCAGCTCAGAAGTTCCTTGCGGATAAGGGGCTCTTCCTCGCAAACACCAGCCCTTTCTCTGACCAAGATCGAGAGTACTGGGCGTTTGGTCAGCCAGGCGAAGGTAAGGATCGGCTCTACGATCACTCCGCTACCGTGACTCGCTGCGGCCGTACCTTCGTTGTATCAACCTTCTTCTGAGGATGCAGATGCCCGAAGTCGAAACCATCGATCTCGAAATGCCCCGCTCTTGGGAACACTACATGATGACCTGTGATGGTGATCGGTACTCTGAGCGAGAGTGGCTGAAGATCGAGAAGTTCCTTTACACGAATGACATCGTTTACGGGGTGGAGGTTCTTTCCCGTACAGACGAGACCGTCATGATAAGGTGCCAGCGCGCATGACCCAGAAGTTCGAGGAAAAGAAGCTCGACACGATCTACGTGGAGGGTTCCCTTAGCTCGCTTATCAGTGACCTGCAGAGTATGCAGAGACGCTATGGCAAGGAAGGCTATGGCAACCTAACCGTCCGAAGCACGCGTACCTGCGGTCATCCGTTCTACTGCGAGTGCAGTGAGACGCCTACGCTCTTTGGTACGAGGGCCGTAAAGGGAGAATAGCTTGACGACGATTAGAGGAAACCTTATCATGAATGTGTGGGTCGTCTACTACCACACGGAAAGTGGGGATGAGGGAGTCGCTGCGGTCTATAATCGCGAGCCGACAACCGAGGACCTTAACCATGTCTACCGCACCGTGCTCAGCAAGGAGATGGTGGATGAGGACGGGGATGGTGAGATGGTCAGCTACGCTCATCTCCGCGTCTATCCGTGCAGGGTCGAAACGCCTACTCCCGATCCAGTGCCAGTAAGGACGATATGATCCTCGTTCTCGCAATCATCGGCGGTCTCGCATTAGGAAACTGGCTCCTCGGAGTCGTGCTCGCCGCGATAGGGGTCGGAGAGTACCCCTGGCCGCTAGACGGAATCAGCCGCCGCAAAAGAGGCTATTGACTGTTTACATTCCTGCGGTTCGTGGTATAATCAGAATACGAACTGCAGCGGAGAACTTTCGATGGCTAACATTCGTCAGATCATGAAGCTTCTGAACGTCTCTGAGGAAGCCGCTTTCCGCATCTTCGACAACATGTTCATCGACTTTAGTGAGTGCAGCCCTGCTGAGTTCAAGCGGGCCGCCACCGAAGCTAAGAAGAAGCTGGGGCTGTAATGACCAACGCTGAGAAGATCGCTCGCATCACCAAGGCGATTAACGCCATGACCGACTCCTACATCGACGAGGGTAACGCTGCTCTTGCCGAGAAGTCGAACAAGATGCTCGATGCCGATGATGACACGCTGGTCCAGCTCTACGACCTTATGGAGAGATGGCAGCGTGCTTAAGAAGGAACAGTGCATCCCTGGGGCGCTCCTTAAGATAAGGCCGCAGCCGAAGTCTGGCATTCCCGCTATGTACTCTGTCGGCGGTGATCAGAACCTCCCGTACGTTACGATGACAGAGTCCTCTGGCTCCTGGTTCGACGGTCACTGCGCTATCTATCCAGGTGCGATCGTTACCGTCGTTCGTGGACCTAAGAGAGTCCGCCATGCCGCCAACACCACCCGTTCGGCCGGATGAGCCGATAGACGAAACCGAATGGATCAGAGGTCTCCGCAATCTTAATCGGTTGATCGAAGAGAAGTTGCGTGGTCACCGCCTCGTCAATCCACCCGCTGAAGTGGGCGAGGATGAGTTGGCGAAAGTGTTTTGGGATCAGGGAGCGCCCGACCCCAAAGACGGCGCCCGCGCCCTGCTGGCGAAATACCACATTACGAGGAGGGATGAGGGATGAGGCGCGATGAAGCAGTCGCAAAAGTCGAAGCAGACGTGGCGTGGAAACTTTGGAAGCGCCTTTGCGAGACCGACCAAACACTTGCTGATTTGGCTGCGATTACTGGCAAAAGCGTAGCGGCTTTGGAATGGCTATTTTTGAATCCCGGCAGCGCGCTAGTGGGCGAAATCGGTCAAGTGTTTGGGGCCATGAATTGCCATGTCATCCCAACTTTTACGAGGAGGAATGAGGGATGAGTGAGGTTGATGACATCGTCGCCCGCATAGAGCGCCACGCTGAGGTTGGCTTCAGTCTTTGCAAGATCGAAGACACGCTCGCGATCATCACCGCCCTCCGTGCCGCACAGGCGCGGGAGCACCGGTTGCTGAGTGCGCTGACGCCGAGCGTGGAGACCAAGGCCGCTTACATAGGCGAGTTCAAATTTCCCTTCTGCATCAAGGATGAATTTGGCGACGACATGAAATTCACGCCGAACGTTCCGTGGGACACCATCAAGGAAATCATGGCTGCGATCCGCGCCCAAGCCCTTCAGGAGACCACCAATGCACCGGAGTAGGGAAGAGTGGGCGGCGCGCGTTCGAAACGATTGGGTTGAAATTCCCGAATTGCTCGCCGCTGAAGACATCGCTGAACTCCACGCCCAGCTAGAAGCCGCACAGGCCGAGAACGAGCGCCTAAGCCAGTGCCTGACCTACGAGCAGCACCTTGCAGGCCGGGAGGGCACACACGGCCCTGACTGCCACCTGTGGGGGCCGAGGCATTACGAGTGCCTGAAGGCGCGCGTGGCGGAGTTGGCGGACGATGTGGAATTTTGGAAGCAGCGTTACTGGGAGGGTTGCGACCGGCGGAAGATTGACGAACCGGCGTTCCAAGAGCTGTTCAGCCGCGCCGAGGTTAATGCGGGTTACTCCGAGGATGACGAGAACGACGCCATCATCGGGCGTATGTTTATCAAACAACGTCACGCGCTCGCCGCCGCTGTTCTCCGCCACCAACTACAGGGAGGCCAGTGATGGCCTCCGCCGAGCGCGTGACCGTCGTGCAATCTCGCGTTCAATGGCCTCGCGAATCAGGTCGGTGCGGTCTTCATTCTCGCCAAGCACGGCGTCGATCTTGGCCCGCGTTCCGTCTGTCAACCGCAGCAGGATCGTCTCGGCGTATAATTTTGGTCGGCCCATTTCGCATATCCGTTATTGACACTGCGTCAGTGTATAGCGTATACACGTTTCATGGACAAGGGAGGACGGAAATGACCGCCATCGCCAATCTGATCTATTCGCAAACGCTTCTTTACCCGCAGGGCTACATAAGCGTTCGGCTTCAAGATGCCAAATACCGCAAAGCCCTGAAGCACCTCGGCGGCGGCTGGCGCGCCCCTATTCACGGGTGCTGGGTTTTTGCCGCCGACGATGGGACGCCGCTTGCGCAAGTCCGCACCCTTGGACACCAGCTTCCGAAAAAGGACCGACGCTACGCGCTGCGCGTTCATGGTGTTTTGTTTACCCGGATGCAGCCGTTGGTCAGCACCAAGCGCCCGATCAATAGTGAAGTTGCGTCTTACCTGACGCCGAAAGAAGCAATGCAAGCCGGGTCGAAACTGATCGCGGACCTTCGGAAGGGAGACCAGTGATGGACCTGCGTGAAGAGATATCGAAGGTCATGGGTGTCGTTGCCGCTGACGGCGCTCAAGCCGGATACGCCACTGAAGTTGTCATGGCCCTCATCGCCAAGGCGGGTGAGCCGGTGGCCGCACCTACTCAACGCTCAGACGGTGTTAGTCAACGCTCTGAAGGGTCTGTCGAGCCGGTGGCGTGGCGTGATGACCTCGACTGGCACGGTCAGTTCAGCCTGCACGACCCCGACCCGTCCGATGACCATTCGGCGCTCTATCTCGTCATGCCCAACGGTTTGATGGTTAACATCAGTTGCGACCCCCGCGAAGGCTTGGACGTTAAGCGCGGCAACTGGCTGGTGTCGGTGCTCAATGCGGGGTTGCTGTCTTCCGAACAGGCCACACAGGCGCGGGAAACTGTCCTCTCTGACACCGTGCGACGGATGGATGCGTGGCGAAAACAGTGCGCCGAACATGAGGCAACTATTCGCGCCTTACAAACGCGCGTAGCTGAACTGGTGGCCCTTACCGCCCCCGCCGCACCCACCCTTGACGCTGAGGCGGTGGCGCGGGTGATTGCTCCTTGGCCGTTCAAAATGGTCGAGGAAAGCATTGCAGACGGCATGTCGTGGGCAGGCATGTGTGTTCACTATCAGCACGCCATGTATCTGATCCAATCCGCCTACAGCACGGCCCACCAGATCATCGCCATGCAGGCCGCGCCGGTCGGGCCGGTGACGGAAACTGAAACTTCCCGAGCATGGACAATTGCGCTCGACGGATTGAATGGAAAGCTCGGCATGGAAGCCGCCCTTGAGGACTTCCTGAAGCGGAGGGGCGGAGCATGAGCCAGCGAGAACAGATTGCTCGGATCATTGATCCCTTTGCGTTCGTATTGGCCGATGACGATTTGAATTGGCAAGTATCGCGTTAGCCGAAGCGGCTTTTGAACACAAAGGACCTTTTGAACAGGTCAGAGCCGCCCTTATTGCCGCAATGGAGAGTAAATAATACCTCACTGTGGATTTTCTTGAAAATCCAGTGCCATTGCCGCTAAAGCCTGGAGGTCAAAATGATTATTTCAAGTTTTATTGGGGGATTGGTAGGTGGATTCTTTGCTAGTATTTTAACCGCCCATCGATATAAACAAAAAATTCGGCACATTCACGAACAACTAGAATCAAAGCTTTTGACATTTTCTTTTAAGAGCTCAAATGAAAGTTCTTCAACAACCATCAAATCGCACGTGATAGCATGTGCTGAAACTGGGGAAGGTGTTCGAATAGAGATACCTATAAGCGATATTATGACGCTTCAAAAGCGCATGAACGCGCCGTCATGGCAATAGAAACAATCATTAGCTAAAATTCATGTTTACATCCTGGCCGTTCTGTGTAAAATTAGAAAATCAGAACGAGGGATAAAGATGATCGAGACAAAAGCCGCTACCTCTCTCCTTATTGGGGTTTCAGTTGCATCGCTGGGAATAATTTGCCAGATATCAAACATGCTGTCTGATTACCAAACTCGTCCCGCTATCCAGTTTTACCATCCATCTTTGCCAGCATCTCCAAAAATTCCTCTGCAGAACGTTGAAACTCCTCAGGATATTGCCAACAGATCAATCAAATGTCTAGCAGAAGATGTTTACTATGAGGCGAGAGGTGAACCAGAACGTGGGCAGATAGCAGCCGCATATGTCGTTATGAATAGAGTTCAAAACGAACTCGGAGGAGATGTTTGCCGAACCATCTGGAAAAGTCATCAATTTTCATGGACCGATAACATTCATCGTCCTGAGATCAATGATATGACTGCCTGGCAAAAGGCGTACTCCGTAGCCTCTAAAGTGTATCGACTTAGGGTAAATGATCCAACTAATGGTGCAGACCATTATCTAAACAAGGCCAAGGTTCATACTCTCCCCAAATGGGTGAAAAAGGGAAAAAATATCGTTAAGATAGCTAATCACACATTTATGCAGCTCATGACCCACTAGCTGTTTACAATCCTGCGGTTTATGATAGAATAAAATCATATCAAAAAGGAGGTACAACAATGAACCGGACTAATGAGTGGATCAAGACGCTGAACCTTGAAGACGCGAAACAAACTGCTGATCTGATCGCCTCCCTTCATGCCCAGCTAGAAGCTGCACAGGCGCGCGTTTCAGAATTGGAAGCGGAAAAGGCGCGCTGGGATGGGAACGATTTTCTGTCAGCTACATGCATAGGCCTTCTAAATGGTGAGCTTGTTTCTTCTCTAGACAAAAATGATGTCCTTAAAGAGGCTCTAGAGTTTGCTGCTTTAGAATTAGAAAGTTCGGCTGAAGTGCATAAATGTGAGGTATGCCGAAACGCTTCAATTTATATTGACGGAATTCTCGAAAATAACAAGTAAAATAAAGCGTGGGCGGAATAATTCCGCCCACGCTTAAGGATTTAATCCCAAAAAACGGATCAGCTTTTGTCTGTTTTCGGCAAATCAAGAGGAAATTAGAACATGTATGAACATGATGTCATCATCGCTCTAGTAATTTACTGTGTTGTTCAGTCGATTTTAATCAATTCGCAAAAAAAATTAATTGAAAAGCAATCTGTTTTAATTAAGGGCTTAAAGGAAATCTTAAACGAGTGAAGAGTTTGTCTGGGACAGATAGAAAGTGATCCGTTGCTGATTATCTGAGGCGTAAATACCAGCGGATGTTCTTGGAGAAAATCTAATGGCAGTACCATATTATCAGGTTCTGGTGGTCATCGAGTTCAACGGTCAGGTTGCGACAACCTCAATGGGCTTCAACAACGAGCGGGATGCCGAGACCGCGATTGAACAGGTAACGACCAAGAAGCCAGACAGCCGCTGGCCAACGATCACGGTCAGAAGAGCCTACGTGCCTTCATGGGAACTTCCCAACAATTAAGAAATGAGCAAACGTAAATGTTGCCCCGCGACCACTTTCTCAAAAACTTTGTCCCACCACCTCCCCCTCCGCCCCCAAAGAGGAGGCCTGCAGTAGCATTTTTCACATTAATAGGAATCCTCTTCATAGCGGTTACCGTGTTGTGTGGACTCCTCGATATGATGGGTATCTAAATGCAGGAGTTTTGCGAAACGCTGAAGAAATCCGGGCAGCTTCACAACGACATCCAGGCTGAAGCCGAGCAGAAGGTTCTGGATCGCCTCGCGAAGAACAAGGCGTACCGTGATCGCGAAGATCGTCTCTCTAAAAACTGGCTCTACGTGATCTTCCTTCTGCCGGGCCCGGCCCAGTACATCGACACCATCACTGACGACATCAAGTGCGAGGGACTCCTTCGTGATCTCGGATGGTCGCAGGATCGAATCGACAAGCTCATGCAAAACAGATACACACTAGGAGAAAATAATGCAGGTAGTTCCAAGCGTCGTCTTCAAGACCCGCGTTCGCGATGAATTCATTGGTGGACCGAATCCTTTCCGTTGGCAGGACGTTACGTCCTTTGATCTCTTCGGTGGCAAGCGCGTCGTTCTCTTCTCGTTGCCCGGAGCGTTCACGCCAACCTGCTCGACAATGCAGCTTCCCGGTTTTGAAAAGAACTATGACGAGTTCAAGAAGCTCGACATCGACGAAATCTACTGCATCAGCGTCAACGACAGCTTCGTCATGAATGCCTGGGCAAAGTCGCAGAACCTCGAGCATGTCAAGGTCATTCCTGATGGCTCAGGCCGCTTTACCGATGGGATGGGCATGCTGGTCGACAGGGACAATCTCGGCTTCGGTCGCCGTAGCTGGCGCTATGCCGCGGTGGTCGACAACGGCGCTATCGAGATGCTCACTGAAGAGCCAGGCCGCTGCGACAACTGCGAGACCGATCCCTATGGCGCGACAGCACCAGACGCGATCCTCGAATATCTGAGGACTCCTCGCTAAGGAATAAAGCCATAACGGGGGCTATTTACATCCTGGGAAAACAGGGTAAGATCATAATATCAACAGGGAGTGTTTGCAATGACCCTTGAAGAAATTATTGATGAAGCTCACGAGGACATGGAAACTGCCATGGAAACCTGGGCTACCTGCGATGAAGATTTTGCCGAAGCGGCAAGCTTCATCTGTGAGACATCGGTTTCTTCCTACGGTCGCCAAATCTCCTGGCGCTGGAGCAACTGGGGCGGTGTTGAGTTTTTCGCAGCTGAACAGGAAGTCGCGTAGCTATGAAGTACGAAAATAAGGGGGAGCAGCCCGTGTCTAACAAGACTCGGGTGGTTGTCTACCTCAGAGGCTGGGTTGGGAATGGTCCCGCTCGGTGGGAAGGGTTCGCCAAGGATGTCGATTGGCAAATCCTTGGCGAGGATCAAGACATCCTTTGGTGGGATTACGCCTAAAGCTTTCCCGGTCGGCCGCCATGAAAAGGCCGACAGCGCCTACAACGAACTCGTAAGGGAAAACCGATGAAGCGTTATCCGCACGTTAACTATGAGCGCATGAAGCGACCTGTCGCGATTACAACGTTGACATATGATCTCGAGGGATCAGTCGAGGGCGCGATTGAGACGCTTCAGCGGTACCAGAAGGAATACCCTGGCTGCACGCTCTCCTATGAGGACGTCGCTGACTCGTATTCACCAGAACGAATGGGTCTCGTCCTCTACGCGAATGTGGACGAGACCGATACCGAGATGGCGGCTCGCATCCACGGTGAAGAGCGCGAGCGCAAAGAGTTTGAACGCCTCAGGGAGAAATACGGCAAATGATCGTTTACGTCCTCCTCGTTTTCATCGCGTGGAACAACCCGATCAAGGTTGACAACATCGCGTCACTCCAGGAGTGCCAGCGGCTTGGAGCGCAGATCGGCGGCATGGACCGGGGCGGATACGAGTACAAGTGCTTCGCGGTTCAAAAAGCGCGATGAGGTGGAAAGAATGGGACATCTCTGACTTCCTCGGCCGTCCCTGGTGGCTGCAGGTGAAGATGCGGTTCTGCCTTCATCGCTACGTCGAGCATGAGGAAAACAGCGCGAAGCGGAAGTGCGAGAAGTGCGGACGCGTCGAATGGCTCTTTAGCAATCCGTATCCGAGGATTGGGGAACCGAAGTACTTCTGGAAAGAGATGTTTTAACGGTGTACTTTCCGCTGAACGCGTGTTAAGATGCTTTATTAGAAGAAGGAAAACCCGATGAACCGCAATCCTACCTATGACAAAGTCCGCGTCGGCGATCAGTTCGTCTCCTCGCTCTCTAACTTCAAGGGCAAGGGCTGGTACCACGTTTCTACCGTGGTCAAGATGGAAGAGCCTTCTCCGCGATACAAGCCGATGCCCGAATCGGTTCTCGCCGGTCTCAAGAAGCCCATTCCCCAACGCGATGTTCCCATGGACCGCGTCGTTTATGTCGATATTAGGACCTCCACCGGTATCTTCGTCGATCGCGCGAAGCGCATGTGGGTCAGCCAGCTTCTCGAAGGAAAAATCTGATGGCGGAAATGACTGCAATCGAGATCGAATGCGACTCGTGCAAGGGCACAGGTCTCTACGTTGGGTTCATGGAAGGTAAAGGCCAAGCCGTTATCTGCGTGAACTGCCGCGGTAGTGGCGGACGCTGGCTCCACTACATTCCCTTCACAGGGCGGAAGAAGCGAGAAGGCATCGAGCGCATCCGCAGTGGTACTGGGATGATCATCGACCAACCGACTGAAGGTTCGTGGATGACATATGCAAAGTTCGAGGAACTGATCCCCCTCAAAAACTAATTCCCTCGAAAAACTAATTCCTCTTTTCCTGTTTACAACCTGGTGGAACAGTGTAAGATCATTATATCAACTGGAGCTGATACGATGACCAATGAACAACACCTCCACAGCTACATTGAAAGCCGGAACGCTCTGGCCCACTTCTTCCGCGGTCAGCGCGTCTTCGATGCGAATGACCTTTCCTACTGGGACATCACCGCGCTCCTCGAGTGCATCGAGTGCGATCTCTCCCCTGAAAATCTCTGCTGCGACGGTGAACTCCGCGGTCGCGCTCTTCAACAGAAGCAAGCCCGCCTTCTTGGTGCCAAGGCGGCTCTTGAGGCTCGCGTCTAATGGAACCGTGGCTCATTCTGATCGGCATCCTCGCTGCGGTCTACGTGACCACTATCATGATTTGCTCTCGATGGGCCAGGCCTCACATCGTCAAGTTCTTCGACTGGCTTGATCGTAAATGATCCGTTTACATCGCTCGAAAAGCGGTGTATAATGTGATTTGAAGATGCGTTAAATAGGAGATGAACTTGAAAGACTTTCTCAAAGGCGTAGCGAGCTGGATGTTCGTGGTCGGCCTTCTCGTTGGCTGGGTCTACACCCGCTGGCCCGCCTTCCTCTACTTCTACGGGCTGCTGATTACGATCGCCACGTTCGCGATGGCAATGGTTCCGCTCGGCGCCTACCTCGCTGTCAAAATCAGCAGCGACAACATCATCAAGGTTCTCAAGGGAGCCAAGGGGATGGTGGACACGATGAACAAGCAGTCGATCCCCTCCAAGCTGTGGGCTTGGACTAACGCGATCGGCTACGTCTCGTTCTTCATCTACTACAACCTCTTCGTTCTCCTCACGATCTTCCTGATCTATCATACCCTCGTGTTCGGTATTCGCTGGGCAGCTCGCACCTGGGTGAAGGGCGTTGAAGAGGCGGCTGCCGAAGATGGCATGACCCTCGAGGAAGCCTTCAAGAAAATGGAAGAAGAAGCCGCATGACTCGTGAAGAAGCCAGACGCCTCCTTGGAGTTTCGCCCGGCTTCAGTGAAGCCGATCTGAAGACGGCTTGGAAGAAAGCCGCGATGGAACACCATCCGGACCGCGGCGGTGATGAGGAGATGTTCAAGAAGATTAGCCAGGCACATGATCTTTTGCAGCGCTCCGTAAATCCCGCGTCTGGCGCCCGCTACAACGCTCACTCCAACGGTGGAACTTCTTGGAGAGGCGGTACTTCTGCCGACGAGGACTACTCCTACGAGGACTTTAAGCCTCAGTGGGGGTCAGGCATGTCGGAGGAACAGGCCTCTGAGCTGATGCGCAAGATGCGCGAACAGTTCGAGGAACAAATCCGCCAGGCCCATGTCAATCGAAAGTACTACCACGAAATCTTCTTCGACGTTTCAATCGAGGAAGCGTTCAAGGGATGCAAGCACTCCATCAACATCACCACCCGCGCTGGTAACATCGTCAAGGAGATCGATGTTCGGGCCGGAGTTATGGAGAACGAACTCATCACGATCGTTGAGGACGGCAACATCGTCTATCGCGTCTTCGTGAAAATCCGTTCCGAGTACATGATCGACTGGGGCCAGATGGGTAACCCCTTTGATCGTGGCAATATCACCAAGATGCTGCAGGTTTCCCCATTCAAGATGATCACTGGCGGCTGGGAAGTCGTGAAGATGATTGATGGTGGAAGCGTGAAGGTCTACATCCCCGCGGGAAGTCCCGTTAATACCCTCCTCAAGGTTGGTGAAAAGGGCTACTGGAGAGGTGACAAGCTCGAACATCGTGGCCACTGCTTTCTCCGTCTAATCCCAAAAATTCAAAAGCTTGGGGATATGCCTAAAGAGGATGTGATCGAGTTCCAAAAGATTTTGCGAGAGCACACAGAGGCAGTGGAAAAGAAAAGTGGTCCGACCATTGAGGTTAAAATCTGAGCTCATTGAATTCGACTACCTCGGACTTCGCAAGATCATCAGTGGGGGCCAGTGTGGTGCGGACAGGGGCGGGCTTGAAGCCGCGAAGACCTTCGGGCTTGAGACGGGTGGAACTGCGCCGCTGGGGTTTAGGACCGCAAATGGCCCAGACCCATCCTTGGCGGAGTTCGGGCTGGTCGAGGATTCATCCACCCACTACCGTCCCCGCACCCTCCGCAACATCCTCGACTCTGACGGCACCGTGATCTTCGCTAGCAACTTCACCTCGTCTGGGACAGAGCTGACAATCAACCTCTGCAAGAAGCACAAGAAGCCGGTCTATCTCGTCCATCTGCCGATGACGATAGATCGGTGGATTCCGTTCGTGAACGACATGACGGCGCGCTTCATCATAAAGCATCGCATTGACACCCTGAACGTCGCTGGTAACCGCGATCGGGCTGAGAATAAGAACTTTCATCGTGACTCAGCCAAAGGTCTCCTAGAGGAAGTTCTGGGAGACCTTCAGGCGTTAGAATTTCTGAACGTCCCGACGAAGTAAATAAGACGTTCCTTTCCTCAAATAGAAAAATGGCTTACGTGTCTGACGCCCTCATCGCAATCATGCTCGACGAAAGCGTCAATCAGCTTCGTGATGAGCTAAAGGTCCTCGAGTTCCAACTGACTGGTGCTCATCGGGACATGTACCTCACCCACGACGGAGAGGACACCATCATCGTTTACTGCCCGATCCATTTGAAGGCCTACATCCCGAAGAAGTACAACGGGTGGCCGATCGAAACCCGCGAATGGACCGATGGCAACATGCTTCTGGACATCGACGATCCCATCGACCTTTTTGTATATTGAGCCCATCACATGGAACAAGAGTATCTTGATCTCGTAGAATACGTTCTCGAATCTGGCGAGGAACGTTCTGATCGTACCGGTGTTGGTACGCTCTCGGTATTTGGTCAGCAGATTCGCTGCGACCTTTCAGAAGGCTTCCCCCTTCTCACCACCAAGAAAACGCTCTTCAAGCCGATCCTAGGCGAGCTGCTTTGGTTCGTTGAGGGATCATCTGACGAGCGTCGTCTCGCTGAGATCACCTACGACACCCGCGACCCATCGCGAACCACGATCTGGACCGCGAACGCGAACGCCGACTACTGGAAAGGTGCCAAGTTCGAAGGTGATCTCGGTCGCGTCTACGGAGTTCAGTGGCGCCATTGGCAGCACTACACTATCCGCGGGTACTCCGATTCTGTCGAGCATCTCAATGGCGCGCAGACCTTCCTCGGCGCCAAGGTCCTCGTCGAGGAGCACGATCAGATCAAGAAGATCGTTGAGACGCTGAAGACCAATCCTCATGATCGCCGAATGGTTCTGACTGCATTCAACGTCGGCGAGATCAGCGACATGGCACTTCCTCCTTGCCACATGTTCGCCCAGTTCTACGCGAGCAAGAAGACCAACAAGCTTTCGTGTCAGGTCTACATTCGCTCAAACGATCTGTTCCTGGGCCTGCCGTTCAACATCGCATCATACGCTCTGTTGACACACATGATCGCGCAGGTGACAGGTTTCCAAGTAGGTGAGTTGGTCATCACCATTGGTGATGCACACATCTACCTCAACCACGTCGAGCAGGTTAAGGAGCAGCTTTCGCGGACTCCATTCTCTCCTCCTAAGCTCGAGATCAATCCAGCGGTTACCGACATTGACGGCTTCACAATGAATGACTTCAAGTTGGTCGGTTACCAATCTCATCCCGCAATCACAGCACCTATGGCAGTCTGACATGTCTGAACAGCAATACGACGAGTACGTTTTCGGCGGCGGTAATGGTACGGCCGTTTCCGAGTTCCCTGACATAGAAGGTTATCCTCTTGATCCGATCCCGGTCGAGGATGCATTCTCAGCCACCATGGTAAAGACCATTCCGCGAAAGATCGCTGAGTGGTTGGCTCGTCTCGAGCAGGACCTGACCGTTCCTTTCTCCTTTGGCAAAATCTACTTCAAGCTCTTCCCAGAAGGCGGGTCTCTTGAGTACGGTTCTGTTCTCGATGACGATCTGATCTGCATCTGGTGGTCCGGCAGAGTGTCAGAGATCGAGGGCATCAGCGTCAATCGTGATTACCTCTGTACTGTCCGCGAGAACCTTGGCGAGTTTGTTTCTGCAGAGCAGGCCATCTATGGCGTGATGGAGCTGTTTGAAGAATCGCTTAGCCCAGAGGATGAGCCTAAGATGCCGGAGCAATACACCCGTGCAGAAGACTGAAATCTTCAGGCATCTACGACCACATTGGTACGATAGAAGAAAGCACCAGCTCGTCCCTCAACCGATGGGCGGGCTTTCTTTTATGCTGGTCCCGAGCGCAGCACAAACGTATGACTTCTGGATTTACATCTGCCCAGAGGACGCACCGTTCTCATCGAAACAAGCGGTTAAGACACTCCGCGAGTGTATTCCAAAGCGTATCGTGCCTTTCGGGACGCTAACTCTCGATGAAACACCCCTAATACAGCAGCTTACGAAATATCTCATCTCTGAGATGATGGCGCTTCCTTCTGAAGCGAGTAAGCAGGCTCTCACGATCAACCTAATCAATGCATTCGCTGAGCGCAAGATGCGCTTGAGAGAGCAGGCAAGCAATGCAACCAGACACTACAGCGAGTAATGACATGAGACGGGTTAGACACGGCGATTTGTTGAGTGTTCAGCAGGGCATCATCGTTCATGGGTGCAATGCCCGCGGCGTGATGGGTTCTGGCGTTGCTGCCCAGGTTAAACAAAAGTATCCGGCTGCATACGAAGAATACAAGCGGCATGATGGCAAATATCAGCTTGGGATGATTATCCCAGCTCTCGTTGCGCCAAACCTTGTCATCATCAACGCGATTACTCAAAAAGACTATGGGCGTATTGAGGGTCGTCTTTATGCCGACTACGATGCGATCAAGATTGCATTTGAGCAGATCGCCCAGATCGCCGATGAATCTGGAATGGAAGTCCACTACCCGCAGATCGGAGCAGGTCTGGCACAAGGTGATTGGCGCATCATCTCGCTCATCATCGACAAGGCGTTCGAACCATACCCGAACGTAGACAGGACGCTGTGGGTCTACCAAGGTTAACCGCAGTGTGAACCATCGGAGAATAAATAGGGCTAACAACAAGTTAGCTCGGTTTATTCTCCACAATGAAGCTTATCCAACTACTCCAAGAAGCTAGTGATCTTAGTCTAGATGACCTGAAAAAGGCCATGACTAAGGATAAGCGCGTCGCAATGATCTTCAACAAAGACTTGAAGATCGACGACATCGAAGATAAGGCCGCGTTCCTTAAGACGTTGAAGTACTACCTCTTCAACAACCAAAACGTAATCTCCTTTGTAAAGTCGAGAGACAGCGGAAACACCAAGATTGGTGCGCGCACGTTTGCGAGCTTCCGCACAACAACTCCAGAAGAACTTGAAAAGCGTCTTGAGTGGATTCAAGAGCTGGTGCGTGACATCTTCAAGGAACACGCAACGGTTCAGAAGGGCGCTATCTCCAAGTACACCAAGAAGGACATTGAGGAGTGGGTTAACGCTAACAGCGGGTACCACAACCTCCGCCAGTCAACCCAAGACGAGCTGATGTCGATCCCTGGCATCCGCCCAGACCACAAGATCGTTGTCTATCGTGGCGTCCTCTTCGCTGAACACTCGCTGAAGGAACGCGAGCGCTACGATGGCACGATGGAGAAGGGCAATGGCCTGAAGTTCCTCGAGATGATCCGCGATGGTGGTAAGACGGTTGATCTCGAGTGGGCAAAGCCATCGGCCTGGACGACCAGCAAGGACGTCGCTGAGAAGTTCGCCAAGTACGGTCCAGCGCAATCCAACTTTGCTGCGACCCTTCAGTGGCTTGAGCGTGGTTCAAAGAAGGCCGCGATTGACGGCGCGCTTGGCTATGTCGTCTCGACGCTTGCTGATCCAAAGGACATTCTGATTGATCTTCAGATGTACAACGCGACGATCAAGAGTCAGCACGGCAGTGAAAGCGAAGTCATTCTGAAGCCAGGCACCTACCTTGCCCGTGTGGTCAAGAAGTTTACAGTCCACGGTGAAGTTGATCCAACCGTTCCTGACGAAGATGTCAATGAGCTACCAGCAGCCAAGGCCGTTGGCGTCGTAAAGGAACTCAAGGCCGCAACTGACCTTCCAGACGAGACATCAATACTCGACGAATACAAGGACAAGTGGCGATACGAAGCAGGTGATCTTCTAGCAAACACCCAAGCATTCAAGCAGCTCGCCACTTCGGGAACCACCACGGCTGTCAATCACGCCTTTGACAAGCTGATGAAAATCTACAACGAAAACCTGAGCCACCTTTCAGACGATGATGTTCGCGCTGACAAGTTCGCGTCTAATCCTCAGGTCCGGAAAAACGTAGATAAGCTTAAGGAGATTATCGGACGCTTCACCGATCAGGTGTCGCATTCCAAGTTCGCCACTCCAGAAAATCGCCAGGCTAAGGGAAAAACCCATCTGCTTTCCGGTGAAGAGTTCCGTCAGACGATTAACCCACATGACATCAAGCAGATCGAACGTGATCTTCTTACTCGTGGCGCAATCACCAGCTCTGACAATGCGCGTTATCTGAACAGCATCGCGCATGCAGTAGGTACGCAAGTACCAAGCGTAAGCCACTTCGCCCAGCGTGGAGCGGCAAAACAGAAGCCGGTTATCGATGACATCGTTAATCGCTTCTACGACAAACTCGGTGTCGATAAGCCGAGTGATGAAAGTGACGCCCTCAAGGGAATGATCAACCTCGTCAAGAAAGTATCCAGGAATTATCAAATGCTAAAGCTAATCAAAAGTGCCCATGAGCTCATGGGGGAGCTTGATTGATCCAAGCCGCCACTCGGCGTGCATCCACATCAGCGGTTAAAAACGCACAACAGATTTCGGATCACGTCACTTCCGCATTGCCTCTTCAGGAGATGCGGAATAGCCGCGGACAGAACTACTCCACAACTCAGTTCTACCAACTCCGCTTCAAGCCTATTGATCGGAAGACGCCGCTCTCTGACGTCTTGACGATGGTCGAGGATCACCTGCGAACAGGGACCTCTCGAAGAATGGGCATCACCCAGGTTCAAGTCAACCAGCGATCTCAAAACTCAGGCAAGTATTCGTCCGTGTCTTTCGTTCTGGATGGAGCCAACTACGACATCGTCGTGGCACTCGGTGGGAACGCTGGCGAGACCTTCGAGAAGGAGCTGCTCCAGAAAATGGACGCGCTACTGAAGGGTCGACACACCGAAGACCTGTCGATCGCTATTGCTGCGTTTGACGCCCTAGAAAGGCTCGATGCTGTGTTCGCGCTCCCCAACATCTCTGCGGTTGCAGCACGAACTGGGTCCACGAAGCGGTCTGGCGACATGTCTCCGGAAGACACTGGCGCGATCATCGCGGACATCATCGTGCATCTACGAGATGGGGGCAAGAAGTACATCTCGGTGAAGAACAACAACGGGAACACGGTCGCGCAGTTCGGAATCTCAGCTGCGTTTAACGATGATCTCACGGTTAACGTCCAGACTTCTGAGTGGCGGAACTGGTGTGCGCCTTTCGACCTTGACCCGATGAAGGTCATGGAGGGTCTGCGCGCGGCTCGGGATGGGGTCGACCTCTCATTCGATCCGGTAGAGCTGCGTTCTGGGGTCATTCCAGAGAACTCTCAGATCTTCACGATCATGCGCAAGATGTGGGGCGCGAACTATTACTACCTTCGTGAAAGTCGAACTGCTCCATTCGCGAAGAAGATTGACACTGACTACGTCAACAACGTGATGCTCAAGAACCTAGAAGTGACTGAAGTCAGATATCCAGCGAGCGGGCGGAAGCAGATCACGGTATATCTGCGTTCGGATCATGGTCGCTTCAAGCTTGAGTTCCGCAATCCTCGTGGGGCCAGGGGCGGCAAGCCTAACATCCGCCCCTCTCAGATCCAACTGATCGCGCTAAAATCCGCAAAGTGATCCACCGAGCATAAATATCAGGAACCTTTCAAAAGGGGATTAGGAGCAAATGGCAAAAAGCCCTGATTTTGAAGATAACAAGCATGTCGCCCGGAAGATCGACAAGAAGAAGCGCCATGCGCGTGGCTTCACAGAAGATGTTCAGGACAAGAGGCAGTCGCGGATTAACTTCAAGCGCTATCTTCTCGAGCTCGAGGAAGAAGAGCTAGACGAAGAGCTGGACGAGAACCTTTAAGGAAGCGAAATGCTGGTAGTTCCTATCGAGAAGGACGTCATCACGACTACTGATGGCGCCAAATACAAGGTTACGGAGTACACCAACTACAAAGAAGCGGGTCCGGCTGTTTATGCGCGCTCTTGTCGTTGCTTTGGTTGTCAGCGTAATCGCCGGGATCGTGTTTCACTTTATCCGCTAAACTGGGAATACAATGACTAAGAAGTTTGGCTTAATCTCGGGGCTTGAGGCGCAAGCTGATTCGCCGAAGAAGAAGTATCAGGTGTTTGAGGCCGAGCTTGGCTTTGAGAAGGTTCAAGTCGTTGTCCCTTTTGAAAGCGCTGATGTATTCGTTGCTGAGGCCGAGAGTGTAAGACCAAAAAGCCGTTCATCACTGAAGCGCCTCGCTGAAAAGTTTGGAGGCGAGCTAACGTGACCGGTCCACTTCAGCTTTTTACCAACAACGCAATATCGATTCTTGACCAGAATCTTTCGCCAACTGGAACAGTCATCCATCTGGCGCAAAACTATGGTCCACTGTTTCCTGTTCCACAGAATCCTGGCGAGTTCTTCCTCGTCACTCTTGAAACAACTACCGCCCCCTTCCATCGAGAAATCGTAAAGATCGACCAACGCGTCGGCGATGATCTCCATGTCGCGGCCGGTGGTCGTGCGCAGGAAGGAACAACTGCTCAGGCATGGACAGCCGGTCTAACGATCGTTGACCATCGTATTACGGCCGAAACTATTCGCCAAGCATTCCTTCAGCCAGTCAGCTCTGGAGGGACGGGTGACGCCGGCCCTCCCCTGCTCAACCCGGTCTTCTCCTACAACACCGACGGCACGCTGGCGGAGATCGCCTACGAGGGTGGCGCCATGAAGGCGTTTGCCTATGAGGCCGGCCTGTTGGCGTCCGTCACCGAACATGCCGCGGACGGCACGGTGACCACGAAAGTCTTTCACTACACGGACGGTGTTTTGACCTCTATCGCCCAGGCGATCGCATGACGTGCTCATGTTCATCAGATGCGCTTGTGGTCGAGCTTAGCGGTATCGACCCTTGTGATGTATCAGCATAAGTGAAAACAGAAATATGACCTTTTCTATTTCAGGCAACACTATCACCCAAAGTGGAACGGACACGTCTTTAGCAAGCCTGTCGTCTGTTTCTGGTGTCACCGTTTTGACGATTGGGCCGTCAACTCTCTTCCAAAAGAAATACTATGTGCTGCCTGCAAACGCATCGCTTGTGTATAACAACTTAACAATCGATCCAAAAAACGAGTGCCTTGTGCTTGGGTCGGGAAATACAACAATTGCTCCCGCATCAAATTCGGCAGTTTTGCAAATTGGAAATCCAATAACACAAAATGGCTTTACCTACGCCTCGGCTGGCGAGGCCATAATCTCGCAATCAAACTCGGGAAATGCCTATCAGATGACTGCGGGTGTGAACTTCTATCAAGGCACTCTATACTGGTATTCCGGTATCATTCGGGTTTCAACATATTCCAGCTTCGGCGGAAACAACACTTACAGTAATAATGGCGTCATCACTGGATATTTGACTGGGTATATTGGCCCGAACGCTGTTTTAGAGGTCATCTACCCACCAACTGGGCAAGTGACTGAGGCCAACCAAATGGGATTTGGCCCAGCTGCTAGTCTGGTCATTGATGGCCTTACTGTCAGAGGTTACGGCACTAGTCCACAGTCCGCGTTGATTATTTTCAACACCAATGTGGTGTTAACAACGCCGCCAGTATTCAATCTGCAAGGTGTCGCTGGACTGACTTATGGAGCGACGTCCGGGTCTGAATCAAATCCCGTGACCACAAGTCAAGCTCCGAATGCAAGACAGGGCACGTTTCTGTCGATCTACGGATTTAAGTCTAATGCAAGTGCAAAAGGGTTAAATCTATTTGCGGGATCGCTGCTGCGCGGGGTCAATCTATCCGTTGGGTCTGCAATTCCAATAGTTCCGCACAACATTACAGCTGGGCAGACCCAAGGGTATGTGGAGGTGCGCAACGAGGCGAAATTTACATTCAAGTCACAAGCCGGGGTGCTGATCCAAGGCGTGGTTGTCTATATGAAAGACACCAACAATGGTCAGAGGCGCATCTATAACCTTTGCCAACAGTCCATCAATAATACGGCGGACAACGTATATATTCAGTCATCAGACTCGACCGGCGTGGCCCAGTTCATGGGCACGTCCAATTCAATTTTGCTCTGCGCCGTAGCGCATCTGGTCGCGAACAGCGACTTTACAAACAATGCTGGTGAAAACATCAAAGACCTTCGGTCTAAAACGAATACCGAGGGTGCAGATGATTTTACGTTCTATGCCTGGCACTACAACTATAGCGTCCTTCCCATCAACGTTGTTTTGCACAGCGACACGACGCCGTTCACGCTGAGCAACACGCTGATCACTGACCCTTATGTGACTCTCACGTCCTCGGCGGCGGCGGCAAAGCTCGCATCGAATTTTGCTGTTTCCACAACCGGCCCAGGCACTATCACCGTCCGCGCGTCGTCGTCCTTTGACGACTTGTACGACTGCATGAAGGCCTACAAGGTTTCTCCGACGCAAGCGAACCTGGAGTTCTTAGGAATAACAAATCAAATTATCAATGCCAGCGGCAACATTGCAGATGCTGGCTCGGTAAATATTATTGGACTTGAGTATTTCACTTCCGGTTCAAAGATGACGACCATTAAATCAACCGGTGCGTTGACCGCCAATGGTGCGATTTCGAATGGCCTATCAATAATTGGAAACGTGACCCAAGCCACGCCAACCAATTTAACAAATGTCACGATCAGCGGAAATCTTACCTACAATACAAACACTCCCGTAACTGTCACTCTGACCAATTGCACGATTACAGGAACAATCAGCAATAGCGGGACTGGTCTGATAACCGTTGTCCTGGCCAACTCGACCATTGGAGCGGCTGGCTCAAATGTTGTTTCCTACGGGTCTGCGCCTGTTTCATTGTCGAATGTCGTCATCGGTTCGAATTGGGCCGTAGTCGACGCGACGACCAATGCCATCATTGCAAGTGGAACAGCTGCAACCAGCGCGGTGTCATTCACCTATTTGTGGTCAGCGGACAAAAGCGTGAAGGTTAGGGTCCGGTATTACGGATCGACTAAATACATTGCGTATGAAGCGTCCGGCGTTATTACTAGCGCGGGCTTGTCGATTGTTGTCAATCAAATCCAAGACACGATAGGGTCGTAAAAATGGACATCTCACCTTCTCAGGAAAATCAACATCTCTTTTGGACGGCCGTCACAAAGGACCGAGCGGATCTAACGCCAGAAGAATTTCGAGCCATCGTCGCCTGCTTCGGCTGGATGGATGACGACGAGCGAACGCGGTTCGCCATCAAGCGCGCAGACCTCACCGACGCTGAGATCCAGAACTATGCCGCCCTCCACCTCCTCAACACCTATTTCCCGGAGTAATCACCAATGGCCATTTCCTCGGACTGGATCATCGATCCAGTAAACTATCGCATCGCCCACAACCCGGCCGGCTCGACCACGATCTACACGGTCAACGCGCTTTACTCCTACCTGGAGAGCGTGTTCGCAGGCGTGGGCTACATCCAGTATCCGCCGCCCATGTCGGCCTCGACGCCGACCTCCTACACGATGATCAATCACTGGTTCATCGATGAGGCGAGCCTGCAATATCTCTCTGGCGGCGGCATCGCCACCAGCGGCTGGGACAACAGCCTTTCGCCGGGGCTTGGGATCATGCTCCTCCAGTTCGGGAGCACCTACACGCCGGCCGTGGCCTCCGACATCGGCAAGACCGTCGTCCAGGGCGCCAACTCGGGCACGCTGCTGGCCTATAACAACACCGCCGGCCTGTGGTGGGTCCGGGCCGGCACGGGGACGATCGGCGCCGGGGCTACCACCATCACCGGCGGCACGGGCGCCGGGACGTCGACGGCCGTCTCCACGGGTGAGAGCCTCTTCTCCAACCTCTACACCCTGGGCTCTCCCCTGCAGGCCGGTACGCAGCTCTACATCAGCCAAGGGGTCAACACCCTGATCTCGTCCTACTGGTCGTCTGGCCACGTGGACCTGGTGTTGCCGGTGCAGCGGGCAGGGGCCCTGATCAACTCTGGGAACGTGACGGTCTATGCCCGCGAGTATGGCAACACGGACAACTATTTCACGATCAACCTGTCTGCCGGCGGCCGTAACCCGGTTCCGCTCTCGACCTCGGTCGACACCTCGATCGTCGACAGCGCCGCCACGGTCGCAGCCTTCGCCACCCTACCGACGCTGGCCTATGGCACGGCTGCCCATGACCTCAACAATGGTGGCGGGGCCAAGAACTACGACCTGGCGATCAACTGCAACGGCATGACCGTGCTCAAGGTCTATGAGTGGCTGCAATACATCACCGGGCGCGGCCAGACGGCGGCCACTTACACCAACGGGACGCAGGGCCAGCTATTCCTGGGAATGCCCGGCTATACCCCGGTGCCAACCGCGCCCTTCGGCACCTTCGCCGGCGGCAAGTTCTTCGCGGCCCAGGGCGTTTGGCTCTACAACATGGCGGTGGCCGATATCCAGAACTACCAGTTGACCGCCAATGACGGGTCGACGCAGATCCCGCCGAACATCCAGTCGATCACCGTGTCCAACCTGGTGGCCGGCGACCAGGTGCTCGTGGCGCGCTCGACCGGCGCGGGTTCCACGACGATCAATTATTCGAGGTACACGCTGGCCGCCGCCGGCAATGCCAGCGGCTCGGGCACTGTGGTCGTCAACGGGACCATCAGCGCCGATGAGCCTCAGAGCGGCACCCTGCGCATCAGGAACGCGTCTGGCGGCTTCGACCGCTATCCCTACACCAGTTGGTCGGGGTCGACGTTCACCCTGTCCGGGACGCTTTCGGCGAACTACAATGGGGCCACGATGTGGGTGCCCCTGATTGACCAGGCCGCGGCTGGATCCAGCGTCTCGACACAGCTTATCGTGTCTGCACCGATCTATGACGTGGTACGCGTGCGGCGCTATGCCAGCGGCGCCGGGAACTCGATCCAGCCGTTCGAGACGTCCGGCACGGTGTCGCTCACCGGTCAATCAGTCTCCGCGATCCGAACGACGGACGCGGTCGCTACCTAGGGTGGGGGGCCAATGGCATTCTCATTCGACTTCGTGAACCAGCGGATCAACGTCAGCGCCGACCAGACGGTCGTGGACTGCCAGGCCCTCTATGACGCCATCGTCGCGGCGCAGAACTCGCCAGAGGGCATGGCATATCCCACGATCGCCCTGGCCTCGGGAAAGCAGGTCCTGTCGTCTGGGGTTGCCGTCGGCATCACGGTGCAGCTGCTGGACGGGTGGCAACTTGTTTTCGCTCCGGGTTCCTACACCGCGCGGGTGTCTGGTGGGAACCTGATCGGGGCGCTCGTTGACCCAGTCGCCTATTCCGCCGGCGTGCAGGTCATGCTGACGCTGGCGGCTGCTGCGACAATAGTCGGCATCGGGGGCTCGATACCGACCGCGGCCGAGACTGCTGCCGCGGTCGAGGAGCAACTTGCGCCGCAGCTAACTGCGATTCAGTCGATGACCAACTTGATCCCGGCGGTCATCTGACCTCAGAGATCTGCCACGGCCCGGATCAGGGATGCAGCGATCATGCGCCCGCGGTATTCGATCGCCCTGCCCCGACCCTCAGGGAGCGGCGCACGGGCCTCGAGATCGTCCGCGTAGGCCTCCAGCCCTAAATCGACGCCCCGGGCCTCAGCAAGCCGCCGGACCGCCGCTAGGGCGCATATGGCGACCTTCTGCGCCGCGTCTGCGCGGGCGGCGAGCTCGAGCTCATTGTCGAGCAGCTTGCCTTCGGAATTGAACATGGTGTGGGCCTCCGCGCGGACGGTAGCGCGGCCATGGATTATTCTGGCAACACGAACACTATGACGCCTCTTGGTGGCGCGACTGGTGTCAACTTTACATATTCGACTAGCTATATCGAGCGTGATACAAGACCTCCTCTTGGATAAATAGATCACTTACGGAGATTCGAATGTCCACCCTTGTTCTTGGTTCCTACAGCTACGATATAGTTCCTGATGTCCTTGGTGATCCACTGACCGTTTCGGTTGGCAACGTGATCCCATCACTGACTGGTGGAGCTAGTGCGCCTTCGACCGCACCAACCTATGGGGCTGGTTCTCTCTACATCGACACGACGAACTATGCGGTTTATGTTTATGCGGCGTCAGCTTGGCACACTATCGCTTCTGCTGCAGCAACAGTCACGGCGATTGCGGGTACGACTAACCAAATCACCCTGTCAGGTTCTACTGGCTCGGTAACCGTGGGTCTCGCGTCTAACGCGATTATGCCAGGAACGGCGTCTCTTACACTTCCAGTTGGCACTACTGCACAGCGTCCAGCAACGCCAACAGACGGCATGCTGCGCTACAACACGGATGAAGAAGTGCTCGAGGGATATTCTTCCCCATACAGCACGACTGTTTCTCCGGTTGCTGCACAACGCACTGCACTTTATCGCAAGCGTAGAGCATGGTATGACGAGTTCATGACGGGTGCGATCGCTTCTACTGGTATCGCGACGTACGGTGAAATCAACTGGTCGATGACTGGATCTGGCACTAACGCCAACTCTGTTGTTACCGGCATTGCAGATCACCCGGGCATTTTTTCTATCGGCACGCCAACAACTAACGCCGCTTCAGCGCGTATGCATTTGGGGAACACCAACACCACGCTGGTTCAAGTTGCTAACCAAGTTGAATACATGGCATGGCTCATTCGTATTCCAACTATCACTTCAGTTTCTGTTCTGGCTGGTATGGGAACAGACACGTCAACGGCAACTTTCGGCACCGATGGCGTGTTCTTCTCTTTCAACACCGGCACAAGCGCCTTCTGGCAGTTCATTACTAGAGCAGCTTCAACGTCGACAACCGTTACGTCTACCGTAACGGTTGCAGCCAACACCTGGTATCTCCTAGAGATGTTCTACAATGGAACATCTTGGACTGCATTCATCAATGGCACCACTATCGGTTCAAGCACAACGAACATTCCAACTGCCGCAGTCAACGTTGGTCTAACTTTGATCAACAATGCAACCGGTGCCAAGACTGTTCAAGTAGACTACTTCTCAATGTACACTCGCGAGCTTGGTGCTCGCTACCCATAACATAGGACTAAAATGGCGCAAGTAGATCCAAATCTCCCACTTGATATGGCAATCGCAAAGATGACTGAGCTTTGCGATTCGTATCGTGATGGCGTTCTTTTCAGCCACTTTGTTTATGATGGCCATCAATGGCAGTGCGACCAGGCTTCTCGCTTCAACGTCGTCGGCGTGATTCTACTGGCTGTTCTAAATCAGGGTCACCTGCCACCAAATTTTATCTTCCGAGACATGGCCAACGTGGTCCACGTTGTCACTGGTCCCTACATGATCAACATGGGTATCACAATGCTTGCCTTCCTTTCAGCTGTCTATAAGGCCGGTTGGACGCACAAGGCTGCTATCCAAGCAATGACTGATCCTATTTCCGTTCAAGAATACGACTACATGTCAACCTTGTGGCCTAGCAACTCGCTCTAATGTCGATTAACTCCTGCACCATTGACTGCGCAACGATTGACGCTATCTGCGAAAGCAGACGTAGCGCGATCATTGACGATCTGCTCAATCACTGGGTGCAGGGCGGTGGTCGTGGTAGCGCCCAGCACGTTAACCCACATACCCGCAAGATCGTCCCGGGTATGTATAAGCGTGATCCCGATCAGCCTTGGATTGTCGAGGAGGATATCGATCCATCGACCCTCGAGCATCCAACGATCCAGGTTACCGTCGAGTTTGGCGAACAGAATTTCTCGCAGACCGTCGATCGTGGCGATGAGCAGTTCCAACCAATGGTCAATGTCTACAATCTGCCGTTGAAAGATAGTGGTGAGGCAGTAAATATCACAGACATCCGCATCAAGGTCATCTAATGCAGTTCACATTCCCCGCCGACAAGTCCATCGAGATGACCTTTAAGGTCGGGATCGCTGGTACTGCCTCTCCTCCATCGAGCGTTATGGTCGTGCTTGAGCGCGATGGTAAGTCGCTGAGCTATTCAGCACACCAGCTTGGGGATGATTGGACCGCAAAGATCGATCAGCCAGGAAAGACATTTGGTACCGGCTCTGTAAAGCTGTCGGTAAACGTGATCCTTCGTGAACGCATCTTCACGCCTTTCAAAACGATCGCCGACATCGTTGATGTGGCTGCTCCAGAGTTTGTTGTTCCACAAACTCCAGCTCCTGTAGAAACTCCTGAGCCAGTCACCGAGCCAGAAGTTCAGACCTTCGACATTCCCCAGGCTGCGGTTCCAACTGCGGCAGCTGCGGTCGTTGTACCAGCAGCTGCCCCTGCTCCTACGATGGAATCTGCTCCACCGCTTACGACTCCAGCGAAGCGCCTGTCTATTCTCAAGTCGCTTGAACCTGAGAAGAAGGTCGAGAAGAAGGCAGCTGAACCTGTTAAGGTCGCTGTCAAGGAATCTGCGCCAGAAGGTTCTCCATTCTCCCTGAAAAAAGTTCGCATCCTCTTCAAATAAGGCTTTACATTCAACCCGAAGCGTGATATGATCGCTTTAGGATTTGATGAAAGGTCCTAGAGATGCTGTTCTCTTTGCTGTGGTACATCGCACTGCCCGTCATAACCCTCTACGGGTTCCTCCGGCTGTTCTTCTCGAGATACAAATCGAAGATGGCGGTTACGTGGGTGTTGCTGACAGTCTTTATCTTCACCCTTGCATTTTTCACCGGACTTCTCTGGCAAGCGTTCTTCGGACCGCCAGACTTCTTCGGCACCGTCCACCTGAACTCCGACGTGATGGACGGGTATTGGGCGTGGATCGCAGAGAGCTACCCCGCCGCCCCGCTTTGGAGCATCCTGCCTGTCCCTTATGTTGGCGCTTGGCAGATCGTAAGTTGGTGGTGGCAGTTCCACACGACCTACGCGAGCATCTGCCTTTACCTGGCAGACGTATTCGCGGTCATCTTCAGCCACAGCATGGCCAAAATCTTCTTCTACAACAAGAAGCTTGCCGATCCTGAGTACGGCTTCGGTCCGAAAAACAGGCGCTGAGCTTCTTAAATACTCCAAAGGAGTACGCATGCTCAGAGACAATCCTATCATGAAGGCCTACCGCGAAGTTCGTTACCAGCTTCGCTGCCTTTTCTTCCCGCACAACGTGATCAAACTTTCTCAGGTCGGCCGTGGTTGGCATGATCGAGACTACCTGATGTACCACGCCTGCTTCCAGCTGCTCGTCGACTTTGTTGAGCTTGAGCAGCCTTTCAGGAGCTGGAGTGACAAGCGGGTGAAGCGTCACACCAACCGCAAGGAGATGCGCGAATACATTTACAAGCTCAGCACCCCTGAAGGGAAGGCAGAGTACTACGGTGATTGGTATGATGACGAGATGAAGAAGTTCACCAACGCCAATCTCGAAGCGAAGTTCACCAATGACGCTGAAATCCTGCGCCTCTACGAGTGGTACAAGGACGAGGGGTACAAGTTCGACTACGAAAAGTACCGCAAGCTGACCGGCACCAAGCTTAAGGCCAAGCGTGGCGATGGCACCTTCGGTTTCGAGCATGTTGAAACTGGCGAGCCCAAGATCATCACGCCTGCAGAGATGCGGGAAATCCAGGAAGAGCATGAGATCACCGTGAAGGCAAACCTTCAGCGTCTCATCGATATCAGGGAAACTCTGTGGACATGAGAAACGACCTTGACGAAAAGACCGTTAGCGGCATGATGGACTTCAACGACATCTCACTTGAGAGCCTAGGCGCCCATCTTATTTTCGGAGAGGTTGATGAACAGTCCATGAAGGACGCGTCGACCTTTCTCCTCAAGGCAAACCAGCTCTTCAGCAACCGCGAGATCACCTACTTCATCAACACGGTTGGTGGCAGCTGCTACGATGGCTTTGCCCTGATCGATCTGATGGAGGTGTCAAAGCTGCCCATCAAGACCGTGGGTCTCGGCAACATCATCTCCATGGGCGTGCTGATCTTTGCGGCGGGTACCAAGGGACGCCGTATTATGTTGAAGAACTCCTGCGTCATGGCGCACCAGTTCACCGGCGGAACGTACGGAAAGTTCCACGAGATCATGGCCGACTTTAAGGCAGAGCTTTACCTCAAACACCAGTTCATCGAGCACTTCAAGCGCCACACGAAGATGACCGAGAAGCAGATCGAAGACGTGATGTTTGGCGCGTCAGACTGTTATCTGACACCACAGGAATGTAAGAAGTACGGGCTGACGGATCACATCGTAGACGAACTGCCCGAGTTCAGTCTAGAAATACCGGCTAAGTGTCTCGCTCGGCCTCGGCGAGCGCCTCAAGGCGAGCCTCGTGCTCGCGGATAGCGATCAAGGCCGACACCTCATCTGAAAATCTGCGGTACTGATTCGCGAACGATGCGTTGACCCCACGCATGTTGTAGTACAGGTCTGTGAGCTGAAACTTCAGATCGTACAGCTGCTGGACCGAGAGTCCAGGCCATTCAGCCTTCGGGGTAATCTTTGGTGCGTCCATGATATGTCCTATTTGATAGAGGGCGGATGTTAACTTGCGGTGCCCCAGACCTTCTCAAAGTCCTTTCCGAACTCAGCGGTAACCTTGATCGTATCGATCATAAGATCGTCTGAAATGGCCGCATGCGCTTCTTCATCATGCTCTACAGAGCGAAGCAGCTTTCCGATGGCCGCATGGGTGTTGCTGTCCATCTCGTAGGTGAACGTTACCGAATGCCAGCTGGTCTCGTGATTCAGTTCCTTCTTGTCCATCACGAAGCGAGCATTGATCTTATGGCCCTGCGTCTCAATCTCCATCGTAAAGCTAGATGGGAATCCAGCGTTGTGGACGTCGTCCGCCAGTTCCTTGATGAAGGACTTTTGCTTCAGAGAATATGCTTCGATCCTTACTGGAAAGCCGCCTTCATTGATGAGTGAAAGTCTCTTTACATCTCTAAGTTTCATTGGTGCTGCTCCTGATAGCGTTCAGAAGTATTTATATCGTGAGATCAACGCAAGTCTTTTGGGTGAGAAATCTATAAATATCCACGTACGCAGAAATGACGTACCCTACAAAGGACTCCGATATGAAACTCAATGAGATCAAGACTGTCAATAAGGGCGCATACGACCTTTCTGAAGGCGTTATCCCTGTTCACATTACAATGACACTTGAGCAGGTCGTCCGAGACGGTGGTGTATCGAACAACGTTCAGTACTTCATCATGGCCGCCCTGATTGAAATGTTCAAGAATGGTGGACCAACTCGTTGGCCCCGCGATTTGAACTCCTACGAAATGGTAACATCTGCTGAAGTGATTGAGGCTGTAAAAGGCTTTCAACCTGCAGAAGCGGTTGGCGTTTCAATGTGGCTACTCAATGAGCTTCAACGTCCTGTAAACTTTGAAACAAATCCATACGCTTGCAATCCACAAATGAATGTCGTGGAATGGATGCGATGGGTTCTTCACAGACAAAACTAAGCCCCCTCCGCATTAAGGAACAAAGGAGATCTAAACTCTTCTACCGCTGAATATTGCCCCGGTGACTGGCCCTCAACTCTAACTCAGGGGACTTCAACATGGCTCAACGCCCAAGGAAGCAAAAATACCCACCTGCAGGTCCACCTCGCGAAGGCGAGACCGGACAGCCAGTTCGCATCAAGTATCAAATCAAAGCCAAAAACCTAACTCAAGATCTCTATCTCAAATCTCTTCGCGAAATGCAAATGACTATCTGCGGTGGTCCAGCCGGTTCCGGCAAGACTTACCTTGTCACTGCTATCGCACTAGAGAAACTCCTTGAAAACAAGGTTGAAAAAATCGTTGTTACCAGACCTGTAGTAGAGGCTGGTGAACACCTCGGCTTCCTACCAGGAACCTTTGAGGAAAAGCTCGATCCATATCTCTTGCCGTTGATCGACGCTTTTGAAGACCACATCGGTCCGGCAATGACAAAACGACTCATCGAAACAGGAAAGATTGTAATCGCGCCGCTCGCCTTTATGCGTGGCCGAACCTTCAACAAGTGTTTCGTGATCCTCGACGAGGCTCAAAACTCTACGGTAGATCAAATGCGAATGTTCGTAACTCGAATGGGTTATGAGAGCGTCTTCGCTATCAACGGCGATGTGTCGCAGAGTGATCTCGTAAAACCCCGTGACGCAGGTAAAGACTGGGAAAACGGGCTTCAGTTCATCGTACGTAAACTAAAAGGGAGGGATGAAAAGATCAGCTATATCGAGTTTCAGAACAGGGACGTAGTTCGCTCTGAAATGGTGAAAAGGATTCTATCCTTGCTAGATGCCCCCGAGTACAAGAATACGTCTAGAAGTCTTAATGGAGCCGCAGTACGCGAAGTCATAGACGGGACCGAGGTCGCCGCACTACACCAAGCGTAAGGCACTGGATTAGTTAGACCTGGGGACGGTGTTCGAAGGAGGCCCGTCCCCAGACCTTTTTGATGTTTCCATAAATATCAGGCATACTAAAACTTGCGGCTACTCAATACCGGCATGTCGTAAGAATCACTCCTCGTGAGCCGGCGCAATGGAGACATCATGAGCTATACAGTCAACTGGACAGATCCCGCTCTAAAGCCGGCGATCACTGTCGCGGACAAGTCATACGATACTACCTCTACATCGTTGACTCTCACCGGTAAGGGCCTTCAAAACTACGGCCTCTTCCAGCAAGAAAACTTCCTTGCTCTTCTTGAGAACTTCGCAGCCCCAACCGCGCCTGCGCATCCGACTATTGGTCAGATGTGGTATGACACCACCAACAACGTTGAGTGGTTCTGGAACGGCAGCGCATGGGACAACAAGATTCTCCGCAGCTTCTCAGGATCGACTGCCCCATCCAATCCTTTGGTTGGACAGCTCTGGTATGACACGACCAACCACGTTCTGAACGTATGGGATGGCGCAGTGCCAACCGGTGGTGGCTGGAGAAAAGCATCTCCACAGGTCGCTGCAGGTATCGCCCAATACTCTCCAACCCCAGACACTATGGTCGTTGGTCTTGCCAATAGACTTAACCGAATCATCGGTGCTCCAACTGGAAACGCAATGGTTGGTACCGCGGGCTGGGGCCAAACTGATCTCGTTCCAACGTATGACGCAACTGGGACTCTCGATTCCGCATCGGTTGCTGCTGAAGCCAATCTTCCAGCAGGCCTGACCTTCCCAAGCCACTTCGACAATAACGCATGGGCGATCTTCCTGTCCCGCCTGCGCAAAGCACTTCGTCAGACCGGTCTCTATGAGACTGCAGCTTCGACAGTTGGCTTCATCGATGATGGTACGCCAACGGGTACCGGCAACACCCTTGCCAACTACTACAACAACTATGACTCTGGTCCAACTCCTCACCAAGGAACGGTTGCCAACGTTACTGCTGGTTGGGCAGGTGCTGGTAGCCTTCAGGTTCAGACCTACTATGACAACACCGTAAACGCACTGACGAATCTTGAGACCTATCGCTTTACTCTTGGCGCATCTCAGACTCAGCTGTCCACGTTTGCTAACGCGGTTCGCACAAACCCAACGCAGTCGCTGTTCATTCCTTCCGTCATTACCGCGTACACCCATACCGTCACCATGACCTTCACTGACAAGGCTCATGCTGATGCGTTCTTTAACGCTGGTGGCCAGCTTCAGTTCAACTGGTCGTTTGTTCCATCTTCTGGTTCTCCAACGAACATTGAGCTTGACTGGAAGAACTTCCTTCTGGCCTTCCACGGTATGGCGTTTGACTACAAGGGTGTCAAGGAGACTTCGGCTTATCTGTCTCCAAACCCAGTATTCACCCCAACCTACATGCCAACCATTCCAGGTGGCAGCAACTACTATGGCTACTTCAACCTTGGTTCTACCCCAACCAAGATTTTTGAACGTGACGTTCTCTCTACCCCAGGTTCTGGTCTGTACAGCTCTGATCCTCCGGCAGATGGTGGTATCGTCATCATGGCAACCGCGCAAACGGTTGGCAGCAACTACGTGGTTGAGCTGGACATTGAGTACTATCTGCAGCATGTAACTGGTGGTACCGGTGGCCAGAATGACACGACGTCTTCTGCTCTTATCGGCACGATGACTTCGATCGTTACCGGCATCTATGCAAACTCTTTCAACGCAACCATCGCAGCTCCAGCAGTTGCACAAAGTGGTACCTTCCTCACCGCCGCTTGATTGCTATCGATAGATAAATAGGAGGAGCATTCAGCGAGGGCTCCTCCGCCATAGGATCAGATAATGAAGACGAAAAACCCCGACCTTCAGGTCGCGATTGACAAGCGCCTTAGCGAGGCGCTAGCGGCAGCGAACTATCGCATCACGCTGAACACCCAAAAGAAAAACGCCTTCCTCAAGCTTCAGAAGAACCTGACGCTTTCGACGAATGGCGGCACCTTCAACGTCACCCAAGAACTTATCTCATTCGTCGCGGCCCTAATCTACGGTGGTAGAGCGGATGCGATTCTCGTTGACGTGAACGGTAACCCAATCGAAATCACCGATCTTCAGGACTTCTCTGAAAAGATAGTCGACACCTACTACGAGTGCATGAACGAGTATCTCGTAGAGATCAAGGGGCTGAACAAGCTTAGAACGCCGAAGGCTCTTGTAGGAGAGCAGTAATGTCAAGAGGCGTTGTTATCTTTGGCGTGAACAATGCCAGGGTAGACTACATTCGACTTGCAATCATGTGCGCTGGCTTCGTTAAGAAGAACATGAACGTCGAATACATCTGCCTCATCACCGACAAACACTCGCAGGAATACTACGAAGGCGGCGGTGACTCGCTTAGCAACTATTTTACCCACGTACGACTGATTCCAGAAGGGCACGAAGATCGGTTTGAAAATCGCCGTGCCTATCGAGACACCCGTTACTACCATGTCGATGCGCTGTTCAGAAATGAAACCCGCTCTATGGTGTATGACCTGACTCCTTTTGACGAAACTCTTTTGATTGACTGCGACTTCCTCGTGAGCAACAACGTCCTTGACTGCGTTTGGGGCAACGATGAAGAGGTCATGATGAACAAGGATGCAACCAACCTCCTTGGTGAACCTCTTACCGGTCCGGAGTTCAGGCTCAACCCGTTCGGGATCAAGATGTACTGGGCGACGGTGATTTACTTCCGTAAGAGCGAAAAGGCAGCTCTTCTTTTTAACCTTGTTGAACACGTCAAGGAGAACTGGGAGTTCTACAAGATGCTGTACGAGGTGCCTGGCCATCTGTACCGCAACGACTATGCGTTCTCGATCGCGATTCACATTCTGAATGGGTTCGTAGAGAGCAACGATGTCATCGCTCCTCTTCCCGATCCTGTTATTCTGACCTCACTAGATACCGACCAGCTCTTCAAGGTTCGTTCACCTACGGATATTTCGATCTTCGTTAATGACCCTAAGGAGACATGGAAGTTCTACGTGTCTCGTCTCAAGGGACTGAACGTCCACTGCATGAACAAGTTGTCCCTTCTCAACAACATCGACGATATCTTGGAGGCCATCGCATGAGCAGAGGGTTCTTCACGATCGCACAAGGTGAAGAGTACCAGCGCCTGGCCTACGCGCTTGCTCTGTCTTTGAAGATTTCCCAGCCAGATGAGCTGTCTAAGCTTAGCATTGGTGTTACCAAGGAAGAGTTTAAGAACGTTAATCCTAAGTACCGCGAGGTCTTTGATAACGTCGTAAAGATTCCATGGAAGGACAACGCCAAGAACTCTCAGTGGAAGCTTGAGAACGAATGGAAGGCGATCCACATGACGCCTTACGATGAGACGATCAAGCTAGACGCTGACATGCTCTTTCCTTCTGACATCAGCTCGTGGTGGGACATCCTTGATAAGAGCGAAGGTGTCTTTGCTACCACTCCACGCACCTATCGCGGTGAGATCATTACGTCCAACTTTTACCGCAAGGTCTTTACCGAGAGTGAACTTCCGAACATCTACACGGCGATGTTCTACTTCAAGAAGTCAGATCCAAACTACGAGCTGTTCAAGCTTGCCGAAGACATCTTCAACAACTGGGAGCGCTACTTCTACGAGTTCCTTTTGCCAGAGCATCGTCCACGGTATGTCTCGACTGACGTCGTATTCGCTATCGCTGCAAAGATCATGGACTATGAGTCACTAAACCAGTTCCCAAAGTCTGATGTTCCAACCTTCGTTCACATGAAGAGTCAACTACAGAACTGGCCGAATGACCAATACATGATCGAAGACTGGACCAAGATGATCAGAAGCTACTATGGTCGTGACTGCTCTCTGATGATTGGTAACTACAAGCAGGACCTTCCTCTTCACTACCACATCAAGTTATTCGTCACGGACAAGATGATCATCAATATGGAACGGAGATTGGGCATTGTCTGAGACATTTCAAAGCATCCTTGCTGCTGTCGGTAATATCCCAGCAATGACGATCACCGTTCCAAAGCAAGTGAACCCGCAGTTCTACGCGCACATCAACGTCAAGACCCAGCAGATCGTGGGCATCTCTCCAGTTGCTTTGTCTGAAGAGGCGAACGATGAAGTCATCAGCATCAAGATTGAATATCACGTCGCTGAAAAGTTTCTAAGTGGGGTTGAGAACATCACTAGATGGATCGCTCGCTATCGTAATGACACATGCATCATCGTCCGTGAAGAAGACTTCCTTCGTGAGAAGCTTAAGCGAATCGATACGCTCTCGATCTTTGAGATCGTGGATGCAGACACCCCATATCCAGATGTAAAGATCGAAGTCGGTGCTGAAGAAGATGTCGTGCTGATCTACTACAATGGTGAGACCATCAAGAACTGGCAGAGACCAGCCAAGCTGTACTTTACCGCAGAGAACAACCCGTCCTACCTGAAGTGCGCTTTTTCTCTTGATGTAAATATTGTTGATGAAATCCAACGCGTCAACAATCTTCCAGAGTGGCCAAACCCGATCGCTCTTCCCTTGCCCAACGCAGACGATCTTTCAGTCTACACCATCAAATCCAATCTTAAGCTGGCCATAATCAGACATGAAGCGGTCCATAACCGAGTTTGATCTATTCTACCTAAGCTATGACGAGCCGCAGAAGGAAGAGTTCTGGGCTAAGCTTCAAGACCTTGCCCCATGGGCACAACGAGTTGATGGTGTCAAGGGCTTCGATAGCGCCCACAAGGCCTGTGCCAATCTGTCGGAAACAGATCGCTTCATCACTGTAGACGGTGACAACATCGTTTACCCAGAGTTCTTTGATCTCGAGCTTGACATCCCTGATCGCCTAGCAGATGCCACGCTTAGCTGGGCAGGTCGCAACACAGTCAACGGTCTTTGCTACGGCAACGGTGGCCTGAAGCTTTGGACGAAAGAGTTCGTCCTTAACATGCGCACCCACGAGAACGCAACTCGCGATGAAGAGAAGGTTGACTTCTGCTGGGACGACAAGTACGTCCAGCTAAACGGCGTCTACTCCGATACCTGCCCTAACGGCTCACCATTTCAGGCATTCAGAGCTGGCTTCCGCGAAGGTGTCAAGATGACGCTTGATCGTGGTGCTAAGGCCGGTGATGGTGCGATCTCAAAGTACCTACACGACAAGAACTACCGTCGCCTTCTCATCTGGGCATCTGTCGGTGCTGATGCCGAAAACGGTCTGTGGTCAATCTATGGGACCCGCCTTGGCATCTACATGACCAACGTCAAGGCAGACTTTGACATCTCTCAAATCTCCGACTACGACTGGTTCAAGACATATTTCGCTGAAGAAATCGCTCCTCGCTTTACCGGTGATGGCAGCGAAAAGTGTCGCCGAACCGGTCTACGTTGGGACAAGGCTCTTGTGCAAGCCGAATCTACCAAGCTACTCACGCCGCTCTACAAGGACCTAGGGATGACCCTCGCTGATATGGGCGAGCAACAGTCAGAGTTCTTCAAGTCCGTGTATGAGCCACCTCGCCGTACGGCGAACCCAATCGTAACTGAAATGGAAGCAGACAGACTATGAACGCAGATGCAAACAAGCAGCACCTCGATCTTCTGAAGACTCGAGTTGAAAAGCTGAACGCGGTTAGCCCCACGTTCTGTCTGGCCAAGTGGCTTCAGTCCACTACGACCCTGTACAACGGGTACACGCATTCGTGCCACCACCCAACCGCGCACAAGATCAACATTGATGAGATCAAGCACAACCATCGCGGACTCCACAACACGCCTATCAAGATCGCTGCCCGCAAGGACATGATGAATGGTGTGCAGACAAAGGAGTGCGACTACTGCTGGAACATCGAGAACCTTGGCAAGGATCACTTCTCAGATCGCCACTACAAGTCTGCATGGGGACTTGGCATGTGGGAAAACTTTGATGCTGTGATTGAGTCCGGTCTTGGTCCTACGATCGCTCCTGCGTATCTCGAAGTTGCGTTTGAAAACATCTGCAACTTCAAGTGCACCTACTGCTCGCCCGACGTCAGCTCTCGCTGGATGGAAGAAATCCAGACCCATGGTGGCTACAAGATGCCTAACGGTGAAACGCACCATGATCTTGAATGGATGAAGTCTGTCGGCAAGTTCCCGATTCACCACAAGGAACAGAACCCATACATCGATGCTTTCTGGGAATGGTGGCCAGAGCTTTATCAGTCGCTTGACACATTCCGCATTACTGGTGGCGAGCCGCTTTTGACTGAGAACACCTGGAAGATTCTCGACTACATCATTGCCAACCCACGCCCAGACTTCAAGCTTGGCATCAACACGAACATGGGCATTCCACGTAAGCTGGTCGAGAAGCTGTGCAGCAAGATCAACCAGCTCCATGGCAAGATTCGTGAGATCGTTATCTACACGTCAACTGAATCCGTTGGTGAGCAGGCAGAGTATGCCCGTTATGGAATGGACTGGGAGCTGTTCACGAGCAACATCGACTACTTCCTGCTGAACACTCCTCCTCTCGTTCGCATTCAGTTCATGACGACCGTCAACATCCTTTCGGCTCCTAAGTTTGATTGGTTCCTTGACTACATCGCTGAGCTTCGTCTCGCTTACGGTGGTCGTCCTAACCGCCGCCGCGTCGGCTTCAACATTGCCTACCTTCGTTGGCCACGCCACATGTCCATCACCCTTCTAGACAAGCAGGGCAAGATCGACTTCAAGTACAAAATGCTTGGTTCAATCGAGAAGCACCACACGAACAGACAGCCAGACGACAACTCTGCCCTTCTTCTGGAAGAGGTTGACCAGATCAATCGTCTCGTCAACTTCATGAACTCGGTAGAGCAGGATCCAGAACAGCTGGACGCGCTCGTTGGGTTCTTCGATGAGATGGACCGTCGCCGCGACACCCAGTTCACCGCGGTATTCCCAGAGCTTGTCCCTGTCTATCTGCAAGGACATGAGATTCGTGCCGCTCGTCTAGCTCGTGAAGCTGCTGGCATCCCTAAAGAACGTCCAGCGATGCACACGCTGATCAACAACATCAAGCCCAAGGAAGCAGACGAATGATCGTATGGGGCGTCAACGCAAACAACCATGACGCATCCATCAGCGTCGTCGACGCCGAGTCAAAGGAAATCCTGTTCGCCGGTCATGCCGAGCGGTATAGCAGGATCAAGAACGACTGTGACCTGAACACGGGCCTCATTAAGGACGCTCTCCTTTGGGGCTATCCAGAAAAGGTCGCGTGGTTTGAAAATCCATGGGGTCGCAAGCTTCGCTACCTCAAGAGCGGACAGTACGATCTTCTAACCGAAAAGTCTCCTCGCGCCTACATGCGTCAGTACGGCATCAACGCTCCGATGTCCTACTCAAATCACCACGCGTCTCATGCTGCAGGCGGCTACTACACGAGCGGCTTCTCTGATGCGGCGATCGTTGTCATCGATGCGATTGGTGAAACGACCACGGCTTCTATTTGGGAAGGTCGAGGAGATCAGCTCATTAGAAAGTGGGAGCTGAAGTACCCACAATCTGTCGGCCTGTTCTACAGCGCGATTACCGATCTCGTGGGGCTGAAGCCAAATGAAGAGGAGTACATCCTTATGGGAATGGCAGCGTATGGCAACTCCGAGCAGGCAGCTGACATCGCGAAGTACATCTTCAGCACCTACCACAGAGCGCATACTGGAATCTGGCAGAGCTACAACTTCCACCAGGGAGTTCGACACGACGATGTTCTTAACGCGTATACTTCTTCAGATGAAGGCAAGTATACGCTAGCACTCGCAGCTCAACGCGTCACTGAGTTCTTTATTCGTCAAATAATGATGAAGGCTGCATCGCTTGTAAACTCTAACAACCTAGTCTACTCAGGTGGTGTTGCTCTGAACTGTGTTGCGAACTCTCATGTGAAGCACCAGTTCAAGAACGTCTGGATCATGCCAAATCCAGGTGATGCGGGTAACTCCCTTGGCGCCGCGGCGAAGTTTGTTGGCTCGCAGCTACAGTGGGAAGGTCCCTTCCTTGGTCACAACATCATCCGCGAGTTCAACACCGATCAGATCGTTGAGCACCTTTCAACGGTCGGGCTTTGCGGCGTTGCCCATGGACGCGCTGAGTTTGGACCTCGTGCTCTCGGCAATCGATCCCTGCTGGCCGACCCACGCAGACCAGACATGAAGGACCGTGTCAACCAGATTAAGCATCGCCAGATGTTCCGTCCTTTCGCTCCGGCTGTTCTCGAAGAGCACGCGTCAAAGTGCTTCGTGTTCCCAATGGGAACCGATTCAGCACCTTACATGCAGTACGTGGTGGACGTCATCTCTCCGAAGAAGTACCCCGCAATCTCGCACTTCGACAACACTGCTCGGGTCCAGACTGTTGGGGCTGAGGCTCCCATCCTCCGTGAAATCCTGGAGAAGTGGCACGCCAAGACCGGATGTCCTATGCTGCTGAACACGTCGCTCAACATCAAGGGTGAGCCTCTAGTCAACACGGTCGAGGATGCCATTCGCTGGGAAAAGAAATACGACGTCCGCGTTTTCTGAGTTTACTTCTGCCGCAGAAGTGATAGGATGGTCCATGTCGTACAAGATGTTCATAGACGATGAAAGGTTCCCGGCTACCGATGGATGGGTGATCGTTCGCTCCTCAGCTGAAGCCATCGCGCTTATCGAACGAGACGGATTCCCAGAGTTCATCAGCTTCGACCATGATCTGGGAGGAGATGACACGTCGATGCGGCTGATCAAATACATGATCAACGCGGTGATGGACGATGAGTCGCTTCCCTTCCCACGCAAATATGACGTTCACAGTCAGAATCCAGTGGGGGCAGCAAACATACGAGGCCTCATGGATTGGTTTATCGAGCACCTCGGCAAGGAGGAAACATGAAGCTGATTACCATTGGTCAACGGGTCGTATTCAACCCGAAAGTTTTCAAAGCCCCATACGCTCCTTATTATGACGCGTATAAGGACCATGAGTTCGAGGTCGTCGCACTTCACTATCGCGACACCCACATCGAACTGAAATGCGTCGATGATCCCGCCATTCTCATCAAGGGGTACGTCCATCCTGACGAGCTAAAAAATCTGGCGAGCGGTACTTCCCTGTTTACATAGCACCAGGTTCAGGGTATATTGTCTCATCAATGTCGATGAGGCTAAGATGGCAACGAACAACGGTGGCGGTGAGTTTAAGTCGGTCAATCGCGGGCTTGAAGCACGCATGGCCTTCTACGATAATCTGCCTGACGCGTATCGTAAGATACTGCAGGAAGCACCGTACAACGTTCAGATCCGTCCTGATGTTGGGCTGCCGCGGCTTGCCCTACTGAAAGAGCAGATCGAAAAAGCCAAGCGGGAAAGCATTCTGCGGACCTACGGCCCCAACCACCCGAACCTGGAGAACTGCTGTGTCCGATAATATGAACGCCTCCACGATCCCGGCCAAAATCCGGGTCGTGAACTATTGCGCCGAGCTTGAAATCAAGCGGCAAGAGGATTACATCGCGAAGAAGGTTCGAAAGTGCGCTGAGGACCAGATCAAGTTCCGCGAGGAGCAGAACCAAAAGTTCTTCGTGAAGCTGTTCCGAAAGCAGAAGCCGGTTCCGACGGTTGATCAGCGGGTTGAAGAACTTATCAAAGAGTTCGAGGACAACACTCTTCACTGGGCCTCAAGCGCATACGGCGCTTTGAGCCGTCGGGAGTGCCGGTGGTATGAGCGTCTTCAGCAGCTCGCAAATCTGCCGGTTGTCGGCGACAATAACACGATGCAGCTTTCTCTGGAAGATGCACACCTCATCGAATACAACGAAAACGCACTGAAAGTTTAACATGCTCGACATCAAACACATCGACGAGTTCCGCTCGCGCGTAGCCCACAAGGAGGAGATGCGCGAGATGGACATTGGCGAGGGATGCACGTCCTTCTGCTACATGATCGCTGCTGAGGGAACCTTCGATGACGTTTGGTCTCGAGAGTGCCGCGGGATCGTGTTCGACAACGAGACCGGTTCGGTTGTGGGCCGCCCCCTCCACAAGTTCTTCAACGTGAACGAGCGCGAGAGCACGCGAGTTGAAAACCTGGATTGGTCGAAGGTCACGCGCGTCATGGACAAGCGCGATGGCTGTTGTGACGCGGATACCGTGTTGAACACCGCGGACGGACCAATGTCTATCAAGGAGGCGTGTGACTCCAAATATTCAGGATTAGTCCTGGGATGGAATCATGTCTCAAATGAAGTTCAATGGACCCCTATCCTGGATCACAAGGTCCAACCGAACAACGATGATTGGTATGAAATTGAGATGGAGAATAGGAAGAAGATCAAACTGACGGGAAACCACCTGGTGTGGTGTATCAACCGGGCAGAATATGTTCGAGTTGATCAACTTACTACAGAGGATGAAGTTCAACAACTGTACTGAGTTGTAATAGGATAAACTCTTCAAGTTCAACATCTGTCTTGGAGTTTATATCATTCTCCCAGATTGATAGGTATTGATACCCAGATTTGATTGCGATATTCTGTTTCTTTAGATCTTTTTTCCAAAGATCCTTTGCGATGATCTGAGGTGTCTTACCTGGAAAGTTTAATACGCTTTCTTCTGTGTAAAACTTAGGATTCGCGTGCCAGAAATCCCCGTGTACTTCAAGAACAACATTGTTTATCAAAAAGTCGTATTGGACCCCCTTGATGAAAAATGAATATTGAAATGGGATTCCAAGGGAAGTCAAACAGTTCGCGACGCGAGTTTCAAGTTTGTTGATTTTGAAGTAATACGGTAACGTTCCATTGGCGATCATCGTGTTATATTTCTTTTGGTGCAAAGCGTATAGTTGTTCATCGGTAAGATTTTCATAAGGATTTATCCTTTTCTTACCATAACGTTGAATGTGAGTGTTGGTTATTTTATCTTGGATATCTTTGAGTTGAAATACATTTACGGCACCATAACGTTCCTTTAGTGTTTTTTGGCGAGTAACATATCCAACAGATCCTTTTGATAAAGTATTAGTGGTTCCGTATTTTATCAAACACGTTTCTCTATATTTCTTTTTGACTGAGCTGGTATTATTCGCGGCTAAAAGGTCTCGTTTTGGGATACTGTGCATATCAAGTACAAAGTACAGCACCTTAATACCAACATCAAACACGTTGTAAAAATCAACGGATGATAGTTCGTCTTCAATGTACAGTTTATTGATCAAATCTTTATCTGACAAATCAATCTTTGAATGATTATTGACCAACACCTGTAGTTTAAACTCATCTTTGGGACGATCCTTACCGCAAGTTTTGTAGTGTGGTAGCTTTGAACTAGCCCCGCAGATCGGGCATATTAGTGGTTTATACGGTTTCATACTGTGTACTTTCTAGATCGACTGTGATATAATCTATTTATAGACAAATGCGTCCGCGTCACACTTTTCCATCATCGGTGCCCTATGAAAATTCTGAACATCTCCAAGGTTGAAAATCACTCAGAACGGTACGACATTCAGACTGGGACTGAGAACTTTTTTGCGAACGACATTCTTGTCCATAACTCGATGATCCACACGGTGATCACCAAGAATGGCATTCGCCTGAAGTCGAAGAAGACGTTCACGTCTGAGGTTGCGATTGCAGCCGAGAAGTGGATGCACGAGCAGGAAAGCAAGAACGTTCTGCGTCTCGTGGAACATCTCGCTACGCTGGACTGCACGGCCATCTTCGAATGGACGGCGCCAGACGCGCGCATCGTGCTTCACTATCCCGAGCCGGAGCTTCAGCTTCTGCACGTTCGAGACAATGTGACCGGTGAGTACCACACGTATGACGACGTGTTCTATCTTGGAATGCGCTTCAACGTGAAGGTAGTTGACCCTGTCACGGGCTTCTGGGACGGTGAGAAGCTCGACATCGCCAAGATGTTGGAGACGGCTCAGACGATCGAGGGCATCGAGGGCTGGGTAATCCAGTTCGAGAATGGTGAGATGGTCAAGCTCAAGACCCAATGGTACTTGAAGCGCCACCGCGCCATGACGTTCCTTCGCGAGCGCGACATCGCCGTACTGGTTCTGGAAGAAGGTCTTGACGATCTGAAGGCTATGCTCGTGGGTGAAGGCGTGAACATCGATGAGGTTCTCCAAATCGAAGAGCGCGTCCTCCACATTCTCCGTGAGCTCGCTCTCAACGTAGATGTGATCTTCAACGAGGATGGGCATCTTGAGAGAAAGGACTTCGCGATCAAGCACAAGGCCTCGCCGCACTTCGGTCTTCTGATGGCTCGCTATCAGGGTCGTGAACCGTCGTTTAAGGAGTTCTTCGAACGTACCATTCTGCGTGAGCAGTTCTCTCTTCGCCAGCTCGTGCTGGTTCCCTCTGTCGCTGAAGGTGATTGATGCAGTACATCCTGACCCAAGAAGAGTACGACGCTCTTCGAAATGATGTGAAGGTCCAGTCACTGACCCAGACCAGGAAGATGCAGAAGCTCTGCACTAAGATTGCAGATACGATGCCTGTTCGCTGGACATGGGGTCCGGGTAAGGACACCCCTACCCCGTGGGGATGTAGGCTAACCCTTGAAAAAGAAGGGGACGAGTGGTACTGCGACGAATGCCCGGTCCAGGAAATCTGCCCTAGCAATCGTAAATCATACTCGCAATGAGCAGACGCATCTATGACATCTTCATGGAGTCTCCTAAGGAGGCTCTTGAAGAAACCTTTCGCCGAGCAAAGGAAAATGGCTATCGTCAGGGATGCGCGTTCATGTACCAAAGTACGATGGGCATCCATAGTCGGCATCGTTATGGATCGTTCAGAATCGTAACCAAACAAGAGCTGTCGCGTCGAACCTACGACATCGAATATTGGGACGGCGCGATCTGTATTTTCTGGACCGACGTGGTCCATGATCCAAAGCGTGGGAACATTCCAAAGGAGGTCGCATGGGCACTCGTGCCTTTATGATGTCCGCCAGTAAAAGGCGTGAGCTGAAGCAGGAAGAAGAACGTCGCATTCGCGAAGAGCGGAAGCGGATTGAGGCTCTTACGGGACGACCGTGGAACCAAAAGCCGCCAAGGCGCAAGCGGACGAAGATGAAGCCAAGTTCGGTTCCCTTCGAACCCACGCAGTATCCCTCCGTCATGACGATGAAGGGTATGAGCAACGTGACCGCTAAGAAGGAGGCCAACGTCTACACGGGCAGTAACCTTATCGGGATCGCCACGATGCACAAGTCGAACATGGTTCCGGTCTTCAAGAAGGAAGACGCTCTTGAAATCGCAACGATGCGGAGAAACTGAATGCGAAACATACGGCAGTATCCCATCACCCGTGAAGAGGTCTGCGAGGTCCTGCAGAAAATCCCAATGGACAATCCGCCTGGCACTCCTCCCGGAGAAATGAAGATTGGTGGTCTAAACGATCTGATCCGCCAGGGAATAATTATTGCGTGCACTGAAGAAGCGGTCATGAAGCGCATTCTAAAGCACGCCAATCTGGAGAACGATGAATGAGAAAGTTGGTAACAGTTCGCCGCGTAGCGGCAGTTAACCCTATCGAGGGTGCAGACGCCATTGAGGTAGCGACCGTAGATGGCTGGAAGCTGGTCGTCAAGAAGAACGAGTTCGCCGCTGGCGATCCTTGCGTCTACTTTGAGATCGACAGCTTCCTGCCTGAGTCGGATCCTCGCTATGCCTTCCTGATGAAGTCTGGTGTTCGCGAGTTCGAGGGTCAAAGAGGTCATAAGCTTCGCACGATCCGTCTCCGCGGTCAAATCAGCCAGGGTCTGGCGCTGCGCCTTGATGCGTTCCCTGAAATCCTTCAGAGCGTTGGTGTCAACCTGCTTGTTGATCCTGATGTTGTCAAGGACATGAAGGCAATCCATGGACTGGATGTGATGGTCGAAATGCATCGCGCAGTCGTGTTTGACCCTGAGGTCCAAGAGCGACTTGATCAGGTTGATCTCGCCGCGCTCCTCGGTATTAAGAAGTGGGAGCCTGCTCTTCCCGCATCTCTCGCTGGTAAGGTTCGTGGACTGTTCCCAAGCTTCATTCGTAAGACAGATCAGGAGCGCTGTCAGAACCTGGTCGAGGACATCTTCTCAGATGTTGACGCTCGCTACGAGGTCACCGTGAAGCTGGACGGCACGAGCTTCACAGCATACTTCCGTGATGGCGACATCGGCGTTTGCAGCCGCAACCTCGAGCTGAAGCTCGGCGATGAGAACGCGGACAACACGCTGGTGAAAACCTTCGAAGAGGCTCGCCTTGGCACTCATCTGCCGCTCATCGGCAACATTGCTATTCAAGGCGAGCTGATGGGTGAAGGCATCCAGGGAAACCGTGAGGCCATCAAGGGCCACCAACTGTTCATCTTCGATGCACAGAACCTCGACACTGGCAAGTACCTCACCCCAGCGGAGCGGATGGAACTAATGACCAAGCTTCTGGGTGCGGTCAACCACGTTCCTATTCTCCATGCAGACGTCAGCCTTCGTGAGCTCGGCATCACCAACGTTGATGAGCTGCTTGCCTTCGCTGAAGGCCCAAGCCTGACACACCCTGTTCGTGAGGGTGTTGTGTTCAAGCGTGAAGACGGAAAGTTCAGCTTCAAGGCAATTTCTAACAAATTTTTGGAGAAAGAAAAAGATTAAGTCTTTTCTTTACTTCATGTGTTGTTATAGAAAAATGCTCTGCGGCTTGGTTGTATGATGCAAAGGGAAGACCATCGAGATAAAACTTAATGGTCTTCCTTCTCTTTTCTAGCGTAGCCCTTCTCTCTTCATCACTTCGGTTTCGTAGGGCATGTGATAGATTCTTTCTATGTTCTATAGATTTAGATTTACCTGTGGCTGCTAAACTCATATTTTTCTTTTGCTGATCAGAAAATGGGAGCATGATTTTCCCACGCATTTTGTCTGAAAGCTTTTTCTTTGTTTCTTCTGATCGCTGTTTGCCAAAACCTGGATGATTTTCTCCCCTAAGATAGATTGATTCTGGTCTTTGTAGAAGACCTTGCTTTATTTTTTCTCGCTCCTCAGGTGTTCTCTTTTTCCCAAACGCATGATGCTTATCTCCGCGGCAATTATATGCTGATGGTTTTCCAAACCAATGGTGATCTATACCCGAAGGAGCACCTTTCCCACCAGGTTTTTGATTAAGGCAATTTGGATCAGTTTTCCATAGATCACCAACTAGTGATTTTTCAAGTTCATATGCTTCTTGTTCTGATTCGCATACTCTGAGGATCTCCTTAGAGCGAATAGATTTTGGATAATCGTGTAGAAGCGTGCCTGATCCAGTATAATGATCTTCATCTAAAGGCAAAGCGGTACTTCTCTTACCTATATAGTAGAGGGAAGTTCCGTTAATTCTTGTTTTGTAGACGTAGTGTATCATAGTTTGCATTAGTAACCTGTTTTTATTTATTGGGAAGATTGGAGAGAGCATAAATATCTCGACTAGAGATAGGATTGCTTCGTGGAATTTAAGTATCAAACCCTCTTTACCTGCAAAGTCCCCGACGGTTTCAAAGCCATTCAGAGCTTTAACGAGACCATTGCGAGCGACACCCCGCAGACAGAAGAAACCATTCTTGAGACGATCAACCTCTCCTTCGAGACCGCGGGAGTTGCTGTTGAGCGTCTCGAGCTGTCTAATGACCTGACGTTCTGTGATGTCATCCTGACAAAGCACAAGCGCACCCCGCTCCGCGTTTACATTCGAACGCGACCGTCTCTCGTCCACGATGGGGTGGTCTACAAGCTCGAGGAGCTCTTCCTGTAAATGCTTGACATCATCTTTATCTCATATGACGAACCCAACGCATCCGCAAACTGGAAAGACCTAAAGACCCGATTCCCACACGCAAAGCGGGTTCACGGAGTCAAGGGCATTGCGAACGCCCACATCGAGGCCGCAAAGAAAGCGAACACAACTTTCTTCTACGTCGTTGATGGTGATACGGAAGTCTTTGACACGTTCAACTTTGACTACAAGCCGACCATCCATGAGGCCAACTACGTTCATGTTTGGCACTCCTACAACCCTGCAACAGGCGCGGACTATGGTTACGGCGGCATCAAGCTCTTTAGCAAGAAGTTCTTTAAGGACGTAAAGACCCAGCTGGACTTTACGACGACCCTGACGAAGGACATCAAAGTTATTCCTGAAATCGCTGGCATCACCCGCTTTAACTCTGATCCTTTCAGAGCCTATCGAGGCGCCTTTAGAGAAAGCGTGAAGCTTTACCGAACCCAGCACGATGAGACTCTTCCTGAATCCATCCGTGAGGAAGCAAAGGATCGTTTGCAGGGGTGGATTGATCCGCTTAAGAAGGCAGAGTTCAGAGAGTTTGTAGCGGGCGGTGCTAGAGCTGGGATTGCAGAAGCCAAGCGCCGCAAAACTACGTCTGATCTGATGTTTATCAACGATCATGACTTGCAGCTTAGCCTCTTCCATGAGAGCTACCCATCAATCGATCTCGATATCGATCCTTCTCCTAAAAAGGATAACCCAATGCGCAGTGAACTTTTCTTTACCTCGAGGATCGCGGGCGCTCTATATGACCCGTTTGTGATTGAACATCTTCCCATCACCGAGCTCAGAGATGCAATGTCTGATGGACAGATGTTGAGCAAGATGTGGCTCATCGAGGAACTCAATAAGCTGATGGTTCACGGCAAAATCGGTCCAGAGGCTGAAGGCAAACTTCGCATTGCTATTCTTGGCGGGTGGATTGGCACTCTCGCTCTTCTGATGAACTGTTTTGAGCTGCCATTTTCTGTTACCAGCATTGATCTAGACGCTCGTGCTAACCGCATCGCTGAAAAGTTCAACTATGACTACGACTTTTTGACGAAGTGCGAGGACATGTATGAGGTCAACTACAACGAGTACGATGTCATCATCAACACCTCGTCAGAGCATATCCCCAACATTCCTAGCTGGCGCAAGAAGCTGCCTGCTGGAAAGATCGTGGTTGTGCAGAACAACGACTACGAAGAAGGGGAAGGCCATGTTTCTACGGTCGACTCTGCGGTGGAGCTAAAGAGGCTTTTGAACCTCTCTGAGGTGCTCTACGAGGGAACCCGCGCCTTTCCGCAATACAAGCGGTTCATGCTGATCGGACGCACATAATCGTTTACATCTGCTGAGAAGCGGTGTATAATCAACCAAATGGATAACTGTGAAGGCACTATGGAAGACCTCGATCAAGAACTGCGCTTCTACTGCTTTGTGAACTTCTATCTGTCCTCGATCCAACAGGGCATTCAGACGGGTCACTGCGCGGTAGACCTCGTGATGAAATACCTGGTGACGAGCCCGCTGCGGTATGATGAGTACCAGCGCAGCCTCGTTCAGAACTGGGCCAACCTTCACAAGACGTTCATCACTCTGAACGGTGGTCCTGCAGCCGGTATCGATGCTGCTGAAGAGGCCATCGTTGCGGCGGTTGACTTCCCGTGGGTTGCCTTCTATGAGGACGAAGTCTCCCTCAAGGGGCTCAAGACCTGCGTTGGTGTCGTTGTCCCCGCGTACATCTTTAACGCCAAGTTTTCTCCAGAAGAAACCCGAGCAGCTGGCGATGGACAACCTCGCTACGCTTGGGAGCAGACTGATCCAAATACCGGTGTTCTCACCGGGTACAGGGTCTACCATCCACAAGATCAACATTACCCGCTGGTGCATCTGTTGAAGAGCTCCCGGCTGGCCTCGTAAGGAGAAGCACATGAAGAAGTTTGTTGTTGCGGCTCTTGCCGCTGTTTCACTCGCCGCTCCAGCAATGGCTGATCCTCGTGATCATGACCGTGGTGAGCACCGCGAATATCACCGCGAATATCGTGATCACGATGACCGTCGGTATTTCCTTCCGGGCGTGATCGTCGGTGGGATTCTCGGATATGGCGTCTATGAAGCCACTCGTCCTCAGCCGGTTTATCCGTACGAGTATGAGCGTCCTCAGCTTCCGCCTCCTCCGTACGGTTACCACTACCAGCTCACGTACGATTACCGCTGCGGCTGTGATCGCTACCTGCTCTATCCGAACTATTGACCATGCCAGAAAAAATGGATGATCCGGTATACCTGAACGGTCCGCCTTGGACCGCCAAGGAGTGGGTAGGGTTCGGTGCCATTATTGCTGCTGTCCTAGGACTCACCATCGCTTTAGCCGCATGCACGTCAAAGTCAGATGCTGCTAAGGCAGCAGCCAAAGTCGATGTGCAGCAAACACAGCAAGCACCGGGTGCAGAAGGCCGAGAGACAGCTTCTGCGGCAACTCCTGCTCCCGCATCTGATGAGCCGGCACCATCCGATGTCCAAGCGATGGACGCCATGGTTCGAGGCCACCCGCACGCAACCAAAATCTGCATTGACGCGGAGCGTGACGGCTACTTAATCCATTGGCCTGATACCGGATCTGACGACAAGGTGTTCACGGGCTGGCACTTCATTGAGAAGAAGAACATCCAGTTCTACTTTATGAAGCAGAACAACACCTTCTTCATTGGGGATATTGAAGCAGACAAATATCCCCAAGTTTATCCCGACGTCACGGGACTTCCCTGCAAGGATATGTAATGCGCTACATCGTAGGACTTTCTGGAACTCACGGCACCGGCAAGACGACCATCATGAATGGCGTCAAGGATGCCGGGTTCTCTGTTGCTGAGGCTCAGCTCTCTAGGTCTGCTCAAGCCCAGCTTGGGTGGGACACTCTCAAGCGGGTTGAGGAAAGCGAAGAGAACATGTGGGCTCTCCAGAACGCCATCCTCGATGCCCTGATTGTCAGGGATGCTTCGATTGAACAATCACAGGATGTTACTCTCGTAGAGAGAACTCCTGCTGATCTTTGGGCCTACACCGAAACCTGGTGCTTCCGTCTAGGCATCAACCCAGTCTTCAATCCAAAGGCCGTCGCGTACAAGGATCGTCTTCGTGAAGCGTGTAAGCGCTACGATCTGTTTGTTGTGGTAAAGCCGCACGAGAACATTCCCTTCGTCGAAGAACCCAACCGTGCCGACCTCGCAAGTCGTAAGCAGGTCGAGAGGGCAATCGATGCCTTCACCTGGGACACGATGATCCCCACCATGCCAATCAACACCGTCAGTAAGGATGATCGGATCGCAGAAGCGGTACGTATCATGCAGTGGCGTACCGAACTCAAAGCCTAAGAGGAACACATGGCAAAGAAGCCCTACCAACAACCGCAAAAGTATGGCCTGTGCATTGACTGGGAAACCAGTGGTGCGACTTGGGGCGGAGACAGCTCGAAGGACTTCCAAGGTCTGACCTTTGGCGCAATCATCTTCGAGACAGAGAACTTCACCGCGATCGAAGAGCTCTACGTGGAGATCAAGTACGATCCCAAGTGGGGCTGGTCCGAGGAAGCTGAACGCATTCACGGCAAGAGCCGTGAGTATCTTGAAGAGCACGGCGTTACCCAAGAAGAAGCTGCTACCGCACTGCTTGAGCTGATCCTCAAGTACTTCGGGCCGGACAGCAAGGTGATGTTCATGGGCCACAACGCCGAGTTCGATCGCCGCTTCACCAACCAGCTGCTTAACACGGTCGAGTTCGAGTTCTCTGTCGAGCGTGAAAATCCAGACTTCGCGCAAATCCAGCTGCACCACGTCGTGCTTGACACGTCGCCCATCGGCTTCGTAACCCTGGGTCTCTACAAGTCGGACCTTCTGTTTGAGAAGATCGGGTATGACGCTCGTGGAGCTCACAACGCTCTTGACGATGCTCGCATGACCCTCGGCTCGGCAGCAGCTATTCGTCAGATGATGAAGATCGCCCTGGGGGAATAATGGGCACGTTTGTTTTTGAAGGCACAGAGGTCCGAAAGACGGGCCGCGAAGCCACTAGAGAGGTAGGAACCGGAGCCCGCAGCAGAAAGCTGCTGCTCGTAGAGATAACCCCGGTTGATACCTCGTTTGACTGGAAGAAGTGGGTGGATCCATCCATGCTCTTCATAGTCCAACCAAAGGAAGACACATGAACCGTTACTACCAGGTCTCTAACTTTCAGCTCTTCATTATGGCGTTGCTGATAGGCATAATCGCGGGTGCTCTGATCATCATAAATATCAGAGTTAGCGAGTACCTTCAGCTTCCTATGGTGACGATGTCATCTGACGGTAAGTGTGCCGCGGTCGCTAACTACAGGAACGGAGAGGCCTTCACGTGCAATGACGTGGGCACCGTGCTTCGCAGTTATCGGGTCAAAAAGAACTAAATGACAACCTACATCACGTACCAATGCTCAGTCTGCCGTCGCACTAAGGACATCGCACAGGACAACGTCCGTGCTCTGCCAAACCAGTGCATCATCACGAAGGGCTGTAGCGGTTCGCTCTACAAGATCGGTGAAACGCTCATCCCCGAGACAGTCGCACCGGTTTCAGGGCTGACAGATTGGTACGCGCGTGGTAAGAAGCCGACCTACACCCCAGTAACCCCAGCCGAAAGCCTAGTGTCTCTAACATGTTCTGCTTCGGGGGTTGTCACTCTCGCGATGTTCCTTACTGAGGCCGAAGCTCTTGCAAATCCGACCGTCAACGTCTCGTTCAAGCAGCGTCTATCTGCGGACACCCCATTCACGGAGTACGTGTACAATCTGCAGACGTCAACGCAGATTATTTCGGGAAAAGATGCTAACGGAAAGAACCTACGGTTCGACCAAGCGGCGATCGATGAGGGTCGAGTCCTAGTTCTGGTTAATGGCGTAGCGCGTCAAGCCGGAACCGGTGCTAACGACTATGCCATCGTTCCTAACACGATCACGTTCAACACCGCGCTTGCCGCTGGATCCATCGTTGAGGTGTCCGTGTTTAGCGTGGCTCCAACCCAGCTTGTCTCGCTTTCATTCGTCGCCAACTATTCATTCCTTGTCACCACAAACTCAGGCGCATGGGGTAACGTTCGTTGGGTCGATGAGTACGATCAAACGACGGGCCTTCTTAAGTCCGTTCAGCCAGGCAACAAGAAGTGGTGGATCTATTCCTGCACCTCGCTTGCCAGCCTTTCAACGGCTTCTCAGCTGCTCCTCACGGCGATAGTAAACTCTACAAGCACCACCGAGCTGATGCCGGGAACCCTTGGTGATCTGGCTGACGCGCGATTCCTTCTATCAGCATCTCCGCATGACAACACCGATCGCTATCTGAACTTCTATGTTGACGCACAGATCCTCGCTGATGGGTTCTACGCTCAGTCGATTGTGACAACCATTCCTGAGCTTTACGCTGACTCCTCAGCCCTCGTGGACATCTTCCCACCATTCCAGCTGATCAGTGCAACTCCACTCTCTAGCTCCTCGTTTGTGACGGCTGACACCTACTCAACAACCGATTACGTTTCATCCGACACCCCTGAAGCTCGTCTCACTGGCACCAAGATCATAGGCCCCGTATGATATCCGACAAACAACTACCGAGCTTCTACATCGTTGAAGCAACTGGTGGTGCTGTCAGTGCAATCATCCCCGGCAATCTCGGGATTGAAAGCATCACCGTTGGATCGGCCGATTTTCCAAATGATATGCTCGCTCTAGGCGGTCTTGAGAGCGCGATGACTTATGTTACCGACCGGCTTACTGTTCCCGTGGAAGAGAAGAAAGACTTCAACCCTGAGTTCTTTCCAACACTTCAGCCAGTAAAGCTGTCGCATAAGCAGAAGCTTGAAAAAGAAATGCTCGACGAACATATCGAGCAGCTTCAGGCAACTCTCTCGAAGGAAGGCAAGGTCGCCATCCCTATCACCAAGAGGTTTGACGAGCTTGGTGATTTTGTGCAGACCCGCTGGACGGTCCAGGGCGAGAACCTTCTGATTACGGCTCGCCTCATTGCCAATCCTCATGCGTACATGAAGGAAAAGGAACGTGAGATCACTGAGCCCATGAACAAGATGGGTCCAGTCGGACAGACCACACCCAAGATCACGGTGCACTGATGTCAGCCAACTTTACCTACAGCATCAAGGTTGAAGAGGGAGCTGCAGTTCTTAAGACAGGAGAGTTCTCTGCTTTTAAGAACGCCAAGGAAGTCCTTATCGCCTCTACTAAGTTCTCCACGTACGAGGAATGCGAGAGGGCAATGAGCGGTGTCATGTCGTTTCTCAGCTTCCACGAAGCGAAATCGGCTGGCCGTGATCACGTGATCGTGAGCAAGCTGAACCCCATCATCGACGAGAACGCCAACAAGGCTGAGCCTAACACCTGGGACAAGCACACCATCCTTCGCGCCTACGTTGCAGATGCGGAGAGTCTCAAGGGGGCGAAACTTCTCTACACCGTCCAAGGACACATCCACGTGGATAAGGAACTGCTGGGCATTCAAGCCCGTGAAGTTCCTCCTACATCGTGAATGACAGTTTACACTTGCGCGAAAGCGTGATAGAATATCAACTCTAATCCAAAAATCTATCTAGGAGAACAAGATGGCTAAGAACACGCTACCTGTTGTGGGGAAGCAGTTTGTTGATGTCGCCGACATCCTGAACAATCCTTCGCAGCGCAGCAAGCTGCAGAACTATATCGACGAAGTGGTCCGCTGCAAGCAGAAGATCCTCGACGAAAACGAAAGCATCAAGGGTCTCCGTGACTCGGCTGTCGAAGAACTGAACATTCAGCCGAAGATGTTCAACTCCCTCGTCTCCCTGTTCTTCAATAACAACTTCGAACAAAAGCGCGAAGAGCTCGAGCAACTCGAGAACGCAATCGACGCTATCATGCAGACTGACGATTAAGTCCTCCATCCAACTGGTTGATGTGGCTCCTGGGTTGCCTAAATATCCGTGCAACACAGAGAGAAAGCACCAACATGGGGTTGGTATGACAGGAGGGCTGCGTAAGGCATGACGACAGATCAAGACAGAAACTACGTGGCGGCGTGGGTTGATTATGCTGCGGACAAGATTGTGGTTCTCGAAAGGGACTCGCAGGGCTCGTTGTTCCGCAAGCGCTACAACCCACCCTACTACTTCTATGTCCCTGATGAGGAAGGTACCTACACCTCGATCTTCGGGGACAAGCTCGTGCGCGCTGAGTTTGACAGTCGCGAGCAGTATGACTATGCGCAGCGTCACTTTCCTATCAAGTTTGAAAGCGACATCCCGCCTCTAAAGCGGGTGCTGATGGACAACTACTATGGGCGTCCAGCTCCCCCAGTAAACTTCGCCCTCCTCGACATCGAGGTCGACTACGCCCAAAAGATCGGCTTCGCTGGTCCAACCAATCCATATGCGCCAATCAATGGCGTCACGGTCTACCAATCGTGGACCAAGAAGTACAAGACCGCGGTGGTTCCTCCTAAAGGATGGACTGGAACTTCTGAAGACCTCGTCAACAAGATTAACGAGCTAGTGAAGTTCAAGGGTAACACCCCAGAGGTTCACATCTGCCGCGATGAGCTAGAGCTTCTCGTGCTCATGCTGGAATGGATCCAGGAAGCGGACATCATCTCCGGCTGGAACTCCGAGTTCTTCGACATCCCTTATATTTGTGAACGTCTCCTTCTTGCCGGTGGTGAGCCAATGCTCCGCAAGATGGAGCACGTCGGTGTTAAGCCTCCTAAGAAAGAAATGGTGAACCGCTTTGGTTCAGAAGAACCAATCTACAAGTTCACTGGCCGATGCCACCTTGACTACATGCGTCTCTTCCAGAAGTTTACCTTTGAAGGTCGCGTGTCCTACTCACTTGGCAACATCCTTCAAGAAGAGGTTGGCGTTGGTAAGCTTGAGTACGATGGAACACTTGAGCAGCTTTACCACAACGACTTTCCTACCTTCGTCGCGTACAACTTCCGAGACGTTGAAGGTCTGGTTCAGCTAGACGAAAAGTTCAGGTTCATCGCGCTCGCGAACCAGATGGCCCATGAAAACACCGTGGGCTTTGAGGCGGTGCTTGGCACCGTGGCCTACGTGGAAACGGGCATCACGAACCACGCGCACTACAAGCTCAACAAGATCGTTCATGACAAGACCATCGGCCACAATGAGAAGGTCGAGGGTGCCATCGTTATGACCCCGAAGATCGGTCTGCACAAGTGGATCGGTTCGGTTGACATTAACTCTCTGTACCCCAACACCATCCGATCCCTGAATATCTCACCAGAGATGATCGTAGGTCAGTTCACTTCGAACGAAGAAGCATGGGCTGAAATCCGAAAGGGCAGCGATGTTCGTCTCACTCTGATCCTTGAGAGCGGTGAGCAGCACGTTGCCGAAGCCAAGGACTGGAAGGCGGTCCTCAAGGAACAGAAATGGGCCATCTCCGCATATGGCACCGTCTTTGACCAAGGCAAGGGCAAGGGTGTCGTTGCTGACATCCTCGGGTTCTGGTACGCAGAGCGCAAGCGTCTTCAAGCTGAAAAGAAGAAGTACGCCAAGCTTGCCAAGGATGAAAAAGATCCGATCAAGAAGGCCGAGTACAAGATTCAGGAAGATCACTACGATCTGCTGCAGCTGACCAAGAAAATCTCGATGAACTCTCTGTATGGCGCCCTCCTCAATGTCGCCTTCCGTTTCGGCGATGAGCGCATGGGTGCTTCGGTTACCGCAACTGGACGTGCAATCACGACGCACATGGTCGAGACGATTGACGAGCTCCTAACTGGAACCCGCAATCCTCTCATCAAGACCACGACGACGGACAAGGATGGCAAGCTAGTCCATGAATACCATTCTATCTCTGACGCGATCATCTATGGGGATACAGACTCAGTTGACCCGCTAACTGTTGTGAGTACTTCAGTTGGAAATCTTACAGTTCAGGAGCTTTTCGATTCTTTACCAATTAAACATCAAACAAATACAGGTAAAGAATTTGCTGAAGCAGATGGTATTGGATTCTGTGCCCTTGGATTTAAGGGTGAAACACCTAAACTGCTAAAAGTAAAATCAGTGTATCGACATAAGACACCAAAGCGCCGCTTTAAGATAGAGCTGGAGAATGGTAAATGGGTAATAATTACGGAAGACCATTCTCTTATGATCAAGCGCGATGGAAAACTGTTAGAAGTAAAGCCGGTGGACATAAATAGAGATACCGATGTCTGTATCTCCGTACTGGAACTTTAAATGATTACCTGTCAAGAGTGTGGGAAGGAAGTTAATGTAATTACTCATACGCACTTGAAATTTTCATGCTCTGGAAATCTTTCGACTTTGAAAAGTTATAAAGAAAAGTGGCCAGAAGCAGAAACTCACAGCGCGGAGGTCAGATCTTCTTGCTCTGTCACGCTTGAGCGGATGATAGAAAATTACGGTCAGGAAGAAGGGACACTCCGCTATAAGGAATATTGTGAAAAACTTTCAAGAAAGAATAGCTTAGAAAGCTTTCTAGCTAAGGGAAAATCCGAGGAAGATTGGAAAAAGTATAATAGTTCTAGAGCTGTCACCCTTGAGAACCTTATCGCAAAGTATGGTACTGAAAAAGGAACCCAGGCATTTAACTCCTACCGGGAAAAACAGAGACGCGCAGGAAATTCGTTAGATTGGTTTGTGGAAAAATATGGGCTAGAAGAAGGTCATTCTAAATACGCCCAGGTATGTAAGCAGAAGGGGATAACACTTGAAAATCTAACTAGAAAATATGGTGAAGCCGAGGGCTTTAAGCGCTACCATGCATTCCTTGACAAGACTAAAGGTAATTACGTTTCACTCTCTGGAAGTAGTTTTATTCGTGATTTGGTTTCAGTTCTTCCAAGCGATGTTATTTTTCACGATGGGGTTTTTTCTAAAGAGTTCTGTATTTACGATGAACGGGCATTTTTGTTTGATTTTGTCATAACTTATCCTTGGAAGCTGATAGTCGAATTCAACGGGGACTTTTGGCATGCTAATCCGGCGCATTATAGCGCTGATCATATTGTAAATCTCCGTGGAGGTGCAGTAAAAGCATCCGCAATCTGGGAAAAAGACGCTAAAAAGCGGGAAGCTGCAGAAAAAAGAGGCTTTAAAGTTTTTGTGGTGTGGGAAAATGAGTATATTAAATCTAGAGAAGCTACGATTGCTAAGGTGATGGAATGGATTTCTCAGAACAGCGAATAGTCTCAATTGAGGAAATTCCTCCTACAGATGGATACGTCTATGATTTGATCATGGAAGATTCTTCAGCACCTTATTTTTTCGCAAATGGCATACTAGCACATAACTCTTGCTACTATAAGTGTCTAGGGGCAACCAACAAGGAAGAGGCGATCGAGATTGCCGACCTTGCTGCAGAAGGCGTCAACAACTCGTTCCCATCCTTCATGCGAGAGGCCTTCAACTGTCAACCAGAGTTTGACACGCTGATCGCGGCTGGACGAGAAGTCGTGGGTGTTCGCGGTTTGTTCCAAGCCAAAAAGAAGTACATGATCAAGGTCGTCGATCTTGAAGGCTTTGCTGTTGACAAGATGAAGACGCAAGGATCCGAGATCAAGAAGGCTGATACGCCAAAGATCATTCAGACCTTCCTCAAGGAGACCGTCGACATGATCCTTGATGGTGTCGAATATGAGGAGGTCGCGACCTACGTCAATGAACAGCGCAAGCACATCCTCAAGAAGAAAGAAAACGTGTTCCTACTGGGGGTTGCTAAGCAGGTAAATAACCTTGACAAGTATGCAGCCGAGTACGCCAATCCAGGTACCATCCGTACCGAGAAAGGTGGGACACTGACCATCCCAGGTCATGCTCGTGCAGCATGCAACTACAACTTCCTACTGGACATCTACGACAAGGGTGCCAAGACCATTCGATCGGGTGACAAGGTGCTGGTCTTCTATGTGAAGCCAAACCAGTTCAAGTTCGATGCAGTCGCGTTCCCTGCCGAGTTCACCCGCTTCCCTAAGTGGTTCGAGGAAAACTTCTCGGTAGATGTCAAGCAGACAGAAGCAAAAATGTTTGACAACAAGCTCAAGGGCATCTTCTCCGCACTCGGTAAAGACATCCCATCACCGCAGTCGGTGCTCACAAATAATATTCTTTCCTTCTAATACTCCAGAATATAGATAGACAGAACTATAAATACCTGTAAATCAACGCAGAGTATTTCAAAATGAAAGCACGACCTTATGTCTACAAACTTACTCATAGAGAAACTGGAGAATACTATCTTGGGTATCGTGAAGCAAATACGGTGCATGCACACCAAGACTTAGGAGTTGTCTATTTTTCTTCTGGCGCAATCACAAAGAAACACTTTGATGACTTCTTACCAGAGATCATTGCCGAGTTCGATACTGGTGATGAAGCGTATGATTTTGAGCAAAAGATTATTCGCGAGAATAGAAAAGATGTCCTCCTATTGAATAGGAGATATGACAATGGAGACGGGCTCAGATTTGTTTGGAGAGGACCCCACACGGAAGAAACGCGGAGAAATATCTCTGCTTCACTGACGGGAAGACGATACACGCTATCAGACGATGTCAAGAAAAGAATGAGCGAAGCAGCAAAGAAAAGACCTCATCCAAGTGATGAGACACGGAAAAAGTTAAGAGATGCATCTTTAGGTAGAAAGCACTCTGAAGAAACAAAAGCAAAGATAGCGGCATCACATGCTGGAAGGGAGTATCCCACCCCTTCCCTCGAAACAAAGCAGAAGATGTCTGAAGGTCAAAAGAAAACTTGGACCGATGAAAAGAGGAAACACCGCTCAGAACTAAACGCTAATAGATCTGAGGAAACAAGAAAGAAACTCTCAGAATCTAACAAAGGCAAAAAGCGCTCTGAAGAAACAAAAAGAAGAATGAGCGAAGCAGCGAAAAGAAGACATGCAACTAAACAAGGAGGTTGATGTGAAGAAGGCAAAAATGAAGCGCACCGTTTTGGGGTTGGTTGACCGCACCAGAAAACAGCCTCAAAGCACGTCGTGCAGTCTTGTGAAAGGCGATGAAGTTACTGTTCTATCTGATTTTGGGGATGGAAGAATTCTTGTGACCCTTGACCCTAATTTACCAGAGCGCCGGGAGTTCAACATCAGCATAGAAGACGTGGAGTTTTGACATGAAGCTTTCCGCACAGGACACCGCGAACCTAAACGCGATCCTTTCAACCGCAGCAATCGGTGGGATCGAAAGCATCATCATTGAGGATGGTGTTGTTCGCGGAGTTAACGAGGCGAGAACCTTCGTCATCATTTCAGATTACAACGTCCCCGCGTTTCCTCAGAAGATCGGGCTGTCTCGTCTCAGCTCCCTTCGCAATCGTCTAGGTCTCTTTGCTACTCAAGGTGCAGCGATCGAGGCGAGAGAAACAGAACGCGGCGAGATCAATGCCCTTGAAATCTCAGCGGGCCGCAGCAAGGTCCAATACCGCTGCACCGCTACTGCACTGATCAAGGCACCTCGATCAATCAATGACGAAGCGATCTACAATGTCTTCATCAGCAAGAACGAGCTCAAGCTTATTCTCGACGCCGTGAAGGTGATGACCGCGAAGACGGTGCAGCTCATCATCAAGAAGGATCGAGTGGCTACGTTCCGCATCGCGGATGAAACAAATGACGTCTTTGAAAGCGTCTTGGAAACTCCAGCCGAGGTTATCTCTGGAGACGATATGAACAGCGTGGTTCATAATTTTCATGCCGACATCTTCCACGCGGTGATGCGGACGAATGAACAGGACAATGCTACGATCGTCATTGGGGCGGCTGGCACAATCAGAACATCAATCAATGGCCATGAGGTAGTTGTTATGCCTAAGGTCGGAGAGGATGAGGAGGACTAATGAGCGACGACCTAATCAGATCCAGCGATCTCACCGACGCAATGCGGAAGATGAGCGCTGCTGACAAGAAAATTAACGCACTGACGCAGGACATTGCCGGCTGGAAGCTGGAAGTTCTCTCTGAAGTTCAGAAGAACGACCAAGGCTTCTGGGTAAAGCTGACCTTCAGAAAGCCTGATGGTCACGGCTTCATCGAGCTGATCGATCCGAGCGAAGTTGCGTACTACATCGCAGACCCTGAAGCCCTCGTGCAGCAGATGGTTGAACGGATTTTTGAGAATCTGTACAAGCAACAAATCCGCGATACTATCGCTGAGTCAGTAACCAAGGGGCTTCGCAACGCTGATCTAATGTCGAGGAAGCAATGAAGAGAAGTTTTCTAGTATCTCTCAAGGAAAGACTTGCCAAGGGCTCTAAGAAGCCTTGGGCATGCTTTGAGACAACTGGCCCAGATGCTGAAGGTCGAGTTGCATTTTCAATCAGCGCCAACAAGGCGTTCATTGAGAACCTCCAGAACCTCGGTCTCGGTGGGATCAACGATGAGGAGACCGTCCAGATGTTCTTCCTTCAGATGCGAATGATCCCAGACGAAATGGTTACCGACGATGCGGTAAATCCAGAGGCCACGCCCAACCTCACGAATGAGGCCAACCAGTTCCGTAGAGGATAAGGAACGATGCAAGTAGAAACTGATCCCACCCGCCTGGCAGAGATTCTGCAGAAGGGCGTCGCGCAAGACCTGGAGAGGATGATTAGAGATCGTCTTCAGGCTCAGGTTGATCCCATCATCTCTGAGATGGCTCGTGATTTGGCCAATGGTATGGCCGTCAACATCCAGGGAATGAAGTCCTACAGCACTGACGACTTTGCTACGAAGACGATCATCAACCTGATGTTCAACAGCAAAGACGTTCAGTACACCGCGGAAGCTCCCGGTAAATAAAGGGTTTACATCCGCGTTGGGGTGTGTTAAAATAAAGCTGAATAGGAAAACTCATGAAGCGCATGATCGTCGATACCGCCAACCTTCTGTTCCGGGTTGCGGCTGCACATGGAAAGTACGGGCCTCAGGGATCACCTGAGGAAAAAGCTGGGCTTGCCATGCACATGGCGCTCAATACGCTCAACAAGTACTACAAGCAGTACCGTCCAGACCAGATCGCCATGACCTTTGAAGGTGGCGCGAACTGGCGCAAGGACTACACCAAATCCCCGCAGTGTCTCTCCAAGAAGGTCTACAAGGCCAATCGCGTCAAGGACCCTTCGATGGTCCCGTTCTTCGAGCTCATTAAGGCCTTCGAAGACCTCGCGCGCCAACACACCTCCCTCGTCTGCCTTTCAAATCCCATCCTCGAAGGCGATGATCTTTTCGCCGGATATGTCCAGCGCTTTTCAGAAGCTGGTGATGAAGTGATCGGTATTTCTGGAGACCGCGACTTCGTTCAGCTCCTGAAGCATCCCAACTTCCAGCTCATCAACCCTGACAACGGCAAGCCGAGAAATCTGCTGGACGTCTGTGGTGTAGATGACCCAATGTTCTTCATGTTCGAGAAGGGAATGCGCGGAGATAAGGGTGACAATGTTTTCCCCGCCTATCCCCGCGTTCTCAAGAAGCGTCTGCTTAAGTGCATGGAAGACGATTACGATCTGACCAAGCTCATGAACGAAACGTGGTCCTACACGGACCCTGACACGCACGAGACAACTGAATACCGCGTGGGCGATCTGTTCGCTGAGAACATCCTTCTCATGGACCTCGAGGCTCAGCCCGAGTATGTTCGCACCGTGATCAAGGAAACTCTGGACCATGAGTTGGTCCATCACGGAAAGTTCTCTCACTTCCACTTCACCAAGTTCTGTGGGAAGTACGGCCTCAAGCAGATCGCCGAAAACTCGACACAGTTCGCAAGCATGTTCTCAGTAACTGGCCAGCGTTCTCCTCATCGTGAAGAGACCGAAGCTGTGGCCGCAAAGAAGAAGGCTCTCATAGAGTTTTAACCATGATGACACTTAACTTCAAGAGAAACTCTTGGCACTGGAAGCTTGCCAAGCAGGGCGGCCTGGGTCGCTTCACCGATTACGCAGCTGAGGGCGATGGCTCGTATGCGCGTGATGATAAGGGGAATCTTATCGAGACATACGATGGCGACTTCTGTCAGTACACTCGATGCGTTATGGCTGGCGCAGTCGCCATTACCGTGATGACGACGCTGCTGGCACTTCTTGCGGTTCTTGTCTCGATCTTTCCGCTCGGCTTTGCCTACTGGCTCTATCAGATGTTTGCAGCCGGCAAGTATCTTGTTCCCAATCCTCCAGCGGTCATCTTCATGATCTTGATGGCTGCCGCAGCCATCTACTTCTTTATCTGTCCCATGATCATGAAGGCCTCGTATGCAGCTATCGATCGTGATATGGCGATCAGAGATGCTATCCGCAACGGAACGTACGTTCCTCCTAAGCCTTCCTTCCTGAAGGAAGCCTACCTCAAGTTCAAGGAAAAGACCTGCAAGCGGGTCGTGATCCAGTGACCATCAACCTCATCATCTTCCGCGTTCCCGACATTGATGGCGACATCTCTCTCGTTGAACTCGACTACACTGATGGGGTTCTTTCGGAAGAAGGGCAAATCTTCAGCGTGGAGGCAGGAGACTTCTACGCTGAACTTCCGCTCAACAAGATCGTTCTAGCTGAACGCATACACGGTGGGTCAAGGTCATTCGCCGTCTTTGATGTCGGTGCTCCAGAAGATCCGGATGTTCCTAACCCCGTCCATGAAATCCCATTCGAGGACTTGGAACAGATCGTTCCGTTCCTCATCGGAGAATACGAGAAGATGTTCTCGACCGATGATCTCGTTGAAGGCCTACCACAGGTTGACACCTCTAAACTTTTCTGACCCGGGGACCCTATAAATACCTGGCGTTAATCAGACGCGGGGTTATTACAAAACGTTTGCACGTTATCCCCGGATATAAAAGGAGAAGTTCACCATGGCAATGGCCAAAGACGAAATCATTCTGACCCCAACCAGCCTTCCACACATCTTCTTGTGTGACATCGACGACAGCGGTCTCCTCAAGGAGATCATGGTCGTAAAGAAGTTCAAGGACGGGTCTATCTACTACGTCGAAATCGACCCACTGCATTCCATCGACAAGGGTCGTATCAAGAAGATCGTTTCCTCGCAGCACGCCGACAAGTATGAGTGCTGGGAACTGCTTTCTCAGGCAAGACTTTCCAACGGCATGAACGCCCTGGACTTCTTCCACAGCAATAACGTTCGCGTAAAGCGTCCTCGCGGTGCCCGCGCCAACACCGGTGGTCTTGAGACCATCGCAGCATACGGCGATGACAAGGTCATCGGCTCTGACTTCGCGAACCCAGCTGAAGTCAATCTCGACCCAACGACGAAGAACTTCAACGTCTAAAGGGTTAACCCCGCAATAAATAAACCATCACCGGAAGCCTGGGTGATCTCAGGCTTCCGGTGTGTTTTCGCTGACTACAAATACACGTTTACATTGCCTTAGGAATAGGATATAATAGTCCAAGTTCCATAAGGCGTTCTTGAATTTTGATAAACTAGCGACTTATCAGGATCACAAAAGCTCTACTCTGTCTTTCAGCAAGTAGACCTTACCACCAAGGAAGATTTTGTTTCTCTCTTAGGAAACAAAATCTTCAAAAATGGGAAAGGAGATTACCCAATGAAGATGAGCAACTTTATGCTCTCGATCGTGGCTACGTTCGCAATAGGTGCTGCAGTTGGTACCAGCACCCTGGCCGTATCACAACAACCAACGTCTGTCATTCAAATCCCAGCCGAAAATGGCGCAGTGGGTGGTGGCATGACAGTAAAACTACCGCTCAATCCATCTCGCAAGCAAGCCGATCTTCTTGCCGTCGCCTATGAGACGGCCAAGAGAGACGGGCATCGCTATCCTCAGCTGCTGCAGGGCATTCTTCTGCAGGAGACTAAGGCTGGGACAATGCCGGTCTACAAGGTAGCAGGTGGTGAGTTTGGCCTTCAGGTCAACAAGCGCTACTATGGCGTAGCGCAGCTCAAGCTCTCAGCCGCCAAGGACGTTCTTAACCGCTACCCAGAGTTGTGGAAGCAGTTCAACTTCCAGACAAAGACGGATGAAGAGATCATCGCAAAACTTATCGAGAACGACTACTTCAACATTGCCGTTGCAAGTAAGTACCTTCTCATTCTGCAAAGAAGCGGCATAACTTCTCCGCAGCAGCTTGCAGCGTCCTACAATCAGGGTGTCGCTGGTGCAGAGGAAGGAAAGGGAAAGCATTATTCCCGTGCCGTTATGGAGCATATCAGCAACCTTCACGGGAAGCGATCCTAAGCAGATTACCCGAACTGTAAATACATTTGACAGTTTTTCGTTTGTGAGTTTAGATGTTTCAGCAGACCACACTCCAGTCCCTCATTGAGGACAGGGTTCACTTTCGTCCCATCTCTACGGGTTGGATGGTTGGTAAATGCCAACTGTGCAACGACTACAAGGAGAGAGCGGGTTTCAAGTTCGAAGGTGGAGAGGTCGTATACAACTGCTGGAACTGTTCTAAGGGCGGACGATACGAAGAGTTCTCCGGGAAGATGTCCGGGAACTTTCGTAGGATACTAGCGGCCTACGGGTTTGAAGACAGTGAAGTTAGCTCAGTCGTTAACTCTGCTTTCTTCAAGAAGCCAGATGCCGAAGAAAAGACTATCACGCTGGCAAAACTGACGAAGGTAAACACTTCTACGCCTACGATCAAGTTGCCAGCAAACTCCTTTCCATTGGGTCATCCAGAGCACATCGAGTACCAGCAGAAGCTGGTCAACTATCTCGTGCAAAGACGGATCGACCTGAACAAATACCCGTTCTTCTTTTCGATGGATGATCGCTTCAAGAACAGGATCATCATTCCGTTCTATCGACACAGAAACCTGATCTACTGGCAAGCCAGATCGATCGACCCGAATGAGAAGAAGAGATACGACAACGCGCCAGTCGGCAGAGACGCTGTCATGTTCAACATTGACAAGCTCAATGGCTTTGACAGAACTCCACTCTTTGTAACTGAAGGAGTGTTCGACGCGATGGTCATCGATGGAGTTTCTATCCTTGGCAGCAAGCTCAACGATTCAAAGACAGAGCTGCTGAAAAAGTCTCAACGCAGGCTTGTCTTCGTCATAGATAAAGATAAGAACGGTGAGCACCTAGCCAAGGACATCCTAGATAAGGGATGGGAGATTGCATTCGCCCCGTCAGGTGCCGAGGATTTGAACCAGAGCGTTCAGCGGTTCGGATTTATTTGGACCCTCCACCAACTCATGAAGTCGATTCCTAAAAGCTCAGACGCCGCTCTTCTTTCGGTCAACATTAACTGCAGGTGAAACATGACATTCAATGTTGACCGAAAGAAGTGCGGCATCTGAGCTGTTTGCGATCGTAGAAGCTGTTGATGACAAATGTTTTAATTGTCAAAGATCAAAGAACTTTTATTTTCTCTGCTTCTTGACTTTGGCGATGTCTTACTTTCTTCATTGCTTCTGAGAGCTTTAGCCTGGTTTCTTCTGAAACCGGAGTCATGCGTTTTTGACCCATTCTGGCTTCAGAGATTTTTCTTTTATGCTCTTCTGATTTAGGCTTTCGCAGTTTAGCTTTTTGTTCTTCTGTTCGTGTATATCTAAGTTTTTGTTTATGTTCTTCGCTCAGATGACGTCCATAGTTCGGATTATTTTCGCCAACACGACCAAACATGGGATGCTTTTGTCCTTTTAACGATTCAGAAATTCTTTTACATTGCTCCGGCGTGCGTTTCTTTCCAAAATTTGGATTATCTGACCCAAACTTTCCTTCAGTTGGGCTGTGCCATCTACCATCAGTAATTCGCTGATGTAGTTCTTCTGACATCGCCTGGCGTTTTAATCGAATAAGCCATCCATAATGCTTGTTGCTTTTGCGACCCATAGTCATCATAGTTGCAGCATAAATCAGACTTCTATTTCCTGGGAAAATCTTTACAAGAAGTTGATGCGCAACATAATGTTCTTCAAGAGTGAGATGTACTAGATTGTTAGCATCATCAGATCCACCCAAACATTTTGGAATTACATGATGTTTTTCGCTATAATTTAATGTACGTAATCTGGCTCTAGATATAAGTCGTTCATAATGACGCAAATATCTGAGTTGATTTGATGAAAATCCCGTAGTAGTAAATAAAAGCAAGATGTTCTCCTAAGCCTGAAAAGGATATTTACATGGATGCTAGTTTTTCAGTCGAAAAGCAACGTCTTCTTCTGAGCATCATCGCGTGTAACCGCGATCTGATGGCTCTTACGGCCGGCATTCTAAAGCCATCATACTTCGATCCGACTCTGAAAAAGACGGTGAAGTTCATGATGGAGTACTTTGAGAAATACCGTGACGTTCCTAAGCTCGCGACCATTCGAGCTGAAGCAGGAACCGTTCTAGAAGATGCTGGCAAGATCGAACGCGCCGATGTGGCATACGTTGCCCATGAGGTTGAGGAGTTCTGTAGAAACAGAGCCGTGACCGAGGCAATCTTCCAGGGACCAGAACTTCTTGACAAGCAGGACTTTGGTAAGATCATCGAGGTGCTCAAGGCAGCTATCTCGGTCGGCCTGCAGAAAGATGTCGGCCTTGACTACTTTGACAACCCAGAAGAACGGCTTCGTCGTACTCTAGAAGATGAAGCCAAGATCAGCACTGGCTGGCCTGAACTGGATGCTGCCCTTGGTGGTGGCATCGGTCGTCAGGAGCTGATCCTTTTTGCTGCCAACTCTGGTGGCGGTAAGTCCATGACGATGCTGAACCTCGCGCACAATCTGCTGGCGCAGGGAATGAACGGCGTTTACATCTCCCTGGAAATGGGTGAAGGTACCGTCTCTAAGCGTCTAGACAGCATGATCTCCCACGTGGCACAAGATCAGCTGCTCAAGGAAATGCAGAGAGTTGCCAATGCCATTGAGAAGGCTGGCGACGATGGCATGGGTCGCTTCATCATCAAGCGCATGCCGGAAAACAGAACGAACATCAACCACGTTCGCTCCTACCTCCAACAACTCGAACAGTCCAAGGGCTTTGTCCCTGACTTTATCGTGCTCGACTACATCGACATCATGGGCACGACACACGCGATCTCTTCCGACAATATGTTCATCAAGGATAAATATGTTACGGAAGAAGCCCGCTCACTCGGCTTCGACTTCAACGCTATCATTATCTCCGCCTCGCAACTTGGTCGTGGAGCTATTGAAGCAGAGAAACTCAATCAAGGTCACATCCAAGGCGGCATTTCGAAGATCAATACTTCGGACTATACCGTCGCTGTGAAGCAGGATGACCTCATGAGAGCTGCCGGTGAAATCTACTTCGAAATCCTTAAGTCGCGTAACTCTGGCGGAGTTGGGCAGCGCATCCTTCTCGGATGGGATCCCATCTCACTTCTCGTCAAATCGCTGAAGAACGCTAAGAGCCAACTGCAACTTACGAAGAAATCGAAGACGGTCATTCTGGGAACAGAAGGCACCGTGTTTACGAAGAAATCAGAGGACGGTGGTGTCCTTAATCTGATGAACACCTAAAATCAACCCATAGGAGAACCTCAATGCAATCTATCGAAGCCCCAGTAACCATCACTGTTGATGGTACGGAATACCCAGTCAACACCTTCTCTGAAACTGTTCAGCGCCTGGTTGCCATTCACACTGAATGGCGCAACGACCTGCAGAACGAGCGTCTTGCTGTTGCAAAGACCGAAGCTGCTATCCGTGCCCTTGACGCCGAACTTTCTCAGGCTGTTGCTGCTGAGCTGGCTGCCAAGAACGCACCTGCTGAAGAAGCCGCAGCTCCTGCAGCTGCTCCGGCTGAAACGCCAGCGGCGTAATCAACCGATTGTTACTTCTGGAGAGGGGTCCTTCGGGGCCCCTTTCTACTTTTCGGAGTGATCAATCTATAAATACTACGTTGAAATCGCGCGGTTCACGTAATGAGCAAACTCCTATCCACAATCAACCTTCTCGAAGGCATCACCCATATTGAGGACCTCCCTATCCAGGAGTTCATCCGTACGGTGAAGTCCGTGAAGGAAAAGATTGTGACAGAAAAGTTGGATGGTGCTAACCTCTGGTTCGGTCTTGACGAAACAGGGTTCTTTACGTCGCGCGAAGGCAAGTCCCCAAAGCGCGGTCGCTTCTATAGCGTCAACGATTATCCAGACAATGCCAACAGCAATGCATTCCGCGCAGCGCACCTTGCCCTCGAGAAGGTCGTGCCAACCATTCGCAAGTTCCTTAAGGTTGGCGATATGGTTGAGATGGAAGTTCTGTTCGGTCGTCAGCCAAATACCGTAACGTACGGCGTTGAAGGAAAGAACTTCATCGTCATCCTCCGTGGTGTGAACAGCACTCCCCAGGATCGCGTAGACAATCTGTCTAAGGCGCTTAATGGCAAGAAGGTCGATGTCACCAGCATGGTCGTATCGTCTCCAGATGGTGACACTCTGGAAAAGAATGACGAGAAGATGGTTTGGGAGTTTACGAACGTTGCTCCTATCGAAGCTGAGAAGATCGACACTAAGGCAGCCACAAACCTTCTCGGTCAGATGGAGAAGTTCGTAGCTGAAAAGAACAAAGAGTTCCCTGACCTAACGAATGGTCAGGTTGCAGAGCTCAGCCTCACTCAAGTTTCAAAGGACAAGAGAGCAGAGGCCAAGGCAGAACGCGAGCGCGTCAACGCCTACATCATGGACACCTACAAGGCTCCTATCAAGGAGATGCTGCTGAACAACTTCGTTCGCAAGGTGAAGCCATTCCTTCAAGATGACAACCTTCATCCGTCCGAAGACATCGGCGTTGAAGGCGTTGTCGTTCGTGACCCAGTTACTGGAAGCCAGACGAAGATCGTCGACAAGGACGTCTTCACTGCGATCAACACCTTCAACTCTGCGGTACGCGCCAACATCGCGGGTCTGGTTAGGACGACTGATCAAGACAAGCCTGTTGAGATGAGAGGCGGCGCCTTTGGTGAAGCTCGTATCCGCATCGCTGAGCTGATGGGCGCCAAGGAACTTGCACTGGCATCTGGAACGAAGCGCTTTATCAGCAAGTTCAAGAAGTCTGAGCCAATGGCTACCGCGCAGGCAGTAGCGAACAGCCTCAACATCAACAGCGTAGCCTCTACTAGAACCAAGATCGCTGCGATCCTTGAGAACGCTCTGAAGGAAGTCAACGGCATCCTTCAGCAGTTCAAGGAAGAAGCCGGTGAGTTCAAGCTCACTCTTAAGACCGGTAAGGAGATTGGTATTTCTCCTGAAGTTATGAAGCGCACTCTTACCGCGTTTGCTGAGACCAAGAAAGACATCAATGAAGTCAGAGCCCAAGTTCTTCAATCTAGAACAGCAGCAGACTTGGTCATGGCACTGTACGGTAAGACCATTGAAGCAGTCTCTGACGGCGAAGAAGGCGAAGTGAAAGAATCATTCAATCTAATCAAGTCCATCAATGAAGATGGTGCAGCTGCTGGCGGTGGAGCCGCAGCTGGTGGAGCTCCTGCAGCGGGCGCTGGTGCGGCAACTGGCGCCGGGGCGACTAGCGGTTCGGTACCAGCTCAGACTGGTTCTCTTGGCCCAGGATTTACTGGCGCTGGTGCGGCTGACGCATCCAAGGCCGGCACTACTCGCGTTGGTAACATCGCGCCATATCCATTCAAGCTCTTCAAGAACAAGGTCGTGATGAAGCGCTCGCGCAACTTCACGCGTCCTAAGAAGTTCCCTATCCCAAGCATGGAGCCTAAGGGCGCTAAGATGGGTGTTCCTGAGAGCAAGTTCTCTCTCCTCAAGATAAGCGAAGATTGGGCACACCTTAAGGACATGAAGTTTGCAACTGACGTTGACAATACGGCTCACGGCCAGACCGACGTTGAGTTCAAGCAGCTTCGCAACAACGTAAACATGGGTGACAACGTCACGACCATGGACGTCAACCGCTATCTCGACAAGGCCCATGAGATCAACGATGAAGTTGACTCTGTCGTCTTTGGTATGGAGATGGATGACGGTTCTGTTGTCAAGGTCTATGTCAACGCTGCCCAGGCCGATGCCTTTGAAAAGGCTCTGGCTGATATGCTCGGCAAAGAAGACAACATTGAAAACGTCGTTAACGATCTAGCCGACAAGTTCGACATCGTAGACGTTGAATGGCCAGAAGGTGTTAACACTGGTGAAGAGCCAGGTGCTACTGGTGATGAGAGCGAAGATGTTGAGGATGAAAATCCAGATATCGACATGACCATCTACAACGACGAAGATGAAGGCGAGCCTGAAGAAACCGAAACTGACGTTGACACTGAGACTCCTCCTGAAGGTCAGGAAGAAGAAGGTGGTGAAGAGACCGAAGGTGAAGGCGAAGAAGAGTCTGAAGGCGAAGAGGAAGAAGGCGGTGAAGAGCGCGACGAGTTCGGGCAGATCATCAAGAAGAAAAAGAAGAAGGCTGAGACCACTGAAGAAAATCTGAAGGCGGTTGGTAATCTTCTGAAGGAAATGGCAGTGTTAGAAGCAGCCAATCCTACCTTCTCTAACCCAACTGTTCAGGCGGTAAGTGACATGCTCATCGCGATGGGCTTCGATGTCAATGCTAACCGTTCATTCTCGTACCAAGCAAAGATCCTTCAAGCCAAGAACACTCCTGGTATGATGACGGCGAAGAACTCGGCAGTCGCGCAGAAGATCAAGATCGCGCGTGATGCTCTTGAAAATGCTGTTGCTTCCACTCAGTCCGCCACAGCTCATGCTGCTGCTCCAGCAACTGCAGGAACCCAGCAGAACCAAAGCTTCTCACTGATCGGCTCAATCATTTCTGAAGCTGACGCCGGATGGATGGTTGCTGATCTTGGCAGCCTTGGCTTCCAGGTTTCAACCCGTGGAATGCTGATTAAGATTAGCGATAAAGAAACAGCAAGTCTTCGTTCCGCTCTTAAGGCTGGTAAGCCACTGAGCGTCATGTCGACCAATGGCAATACATACGTCTTTACCCCTGAGGAAGATGGCGGTTACGCTGTAGTCCAAAAGGACCAGCCTGCTAGCAAGAAGACAATGACTTCTCCGGAAGTCGATAAGCTCATCAAAGAACTGGGATAAAATGAAGTTCAACTATCCTGATCTTACAGCTACCCCTTTCAAGGGTATGCGCTTCTACGAAACGCCTGAAGGAAAGTTCTACCCATCGGTTACGACTGTCTTGGGTGGTACGATGCCAGAGGAAAAAGCTCAGTCGCTGAAAAAGTGGCAGATGTCCCTTGGTGTTGACCTAGCGCAGAAGAAGACGCAAGAAGCTGCAGATCGTGGAACGGCTGTTCACCTAATGGCCGAGCGCTACCTTAAAAAGGAACCGCTTAACCAAGGTGAGAACTTTTCGGCAGAGCACATTGCCTCATTCAATGCGCTCAAGCTGAAGCTAAACAAGGTTGAAGAGATTTGGGGTCAGGAAGTTGCTCTGTACACCGATCTCCTTGAGATGGCAGGTAGAGCCGATCTGATCGGAGTCTACAAGGGCATTCCAAGCATCATCGACTTTAAGACATCTACGCGCATCAAAAACAGTCATGATGTCGATGACTACAGACTTCAGCTGACGGCATATGCTGTTATGCACAACGAGCTTTTTGGTACTGACATCGAGCATGGAGTGATCCTCATCACTTCGGCGGGTGGCTTCCCACAGGAGTTCAATGTTGATCTTCGTGACTACGTTGCGAAGTTGGCTAATCGAGTAGACGAGTTCTACGCTAAACTTTCAACGATGGTGTAAGACACATGGAAGAGATCATAACAGCAATCGCCAAGAACCTTGGTTTTGATTCGCTTGAATCGCAAAAGAGCGATGAGCTTGACTTCAAGGAAGTCAACGTAGAGCAAATCAAGAAGGCTCTTGAAGATGCTTTCAAGGCTGGTCAAAAACATAAGGAAGTCAAAGAGGAAGTTGCACAGACTGACTCTAGCTTCACAAGCAACGGTGTGGCTCGTAGAATGAGAGAGCTTGCCGGCATACCTCATAAGGACAACTTCGTATGACACCTATCACTCTTCATGTTCATCCTAAGGCTCATGGCGAAATCAAGAAGCACATGGTTGATCTGCTGAAGTCTCATGGCTTCAACATCGATCATGAGCATGACGCTGATGGCCATCAGATCGTTGTGGCTACTGAAATGGATGCTGCAAAGAACGATGATCCATCTGAAGTGCCGGCTGCCGAAATCAACACTGCTCCTGTAGAAGTTCCAGCGGTTGATCATTCTGAACCAGTCGCGGCTTCTGAAGAGCCAACTGCAGAGCTTACCGTGGCCATCGATCCTGCATCGGCGGTTGCTGCGGCTGCTGACATCCCAGCGACTGTCCCATCTACAGAACTATCCCCAGAATCTCCTTTGGTTCAAGCATCATCTGGTCTGACCGGACTGGTGACTGTGAAAAGTTTGTCTTCTGTTTGCAACGTTTCTTTCTGTTTTGATCCTTCTCTGCCATGTAGCGAGCTTAAAGTTAAGGGGCTCACTCCAATGGGGGACTACGTTTCTTTTGAGTATTGCTCAATCTCGTTTAAGTTCCCGGTAGAAAAGCCAGAAGCTGGCGGCATCGTTGCTAACACTGAGCCACAGTACACTAACACGTCCATCAGAGCAGTCCTCAACCCAGTTGGCACTGAGGTTGATGTTCCTGTTCTCCTAAAGCTCGTCGATGGAGACGAGTGTGGCGTTGTATTTGGTCAAGACATGATGGCCGTTATTACCGCTGCATTGGAGAATGGTTCGCATGATCAAGTATCAGCGCAATAACATCATCTTTCGCATAGCGTCATCAGACGCGATCAGCAAGTTTAAGCACACTCAGGCGCATGCGTTCGTTCAACTTGCGCGCCCTGAGTTTAGCTTTGACGTCTCTGCCCGTGAAGTCGTTCTCCTTGAGTATGACAGAATCTCGCAGTGGTTGTACCGCATCGAGAGAATCTTGCAATCTGTGGGAGAAGGTGAAATGCCAATACAGCTACGTACGGCTGTAATGGAGTCGTTCCGGGAGGAGATAAACGTCATCGAAACCGTTCTGGAGACACACCCAGAGGTGTTTGATGCACCGGTTGTTGAGTTTGCCAAGCTCATTCATGTCTATGCGTTCTTCTTGATGGAAGATCAGATGGCGTGCATGATGGACGATACCATTGATCGCTCCTTCGTGGCACTGGCTGATCTAGTGTCTGAGTATCTTCAACACCTTCTGATCTGCCTTCACGAATACAACAGCAACTGTATCCTTCGCATTCCTGAACCATTCGTTTGCATTGATGACTTTTGCATGTGCATAAAGAAAGCGCAGCGCCGCTTCCTTCCTATCGTTAAGCGCGTTCAGTTCTTTAAGAAGATGGGATGTGGCAACACCTACGTCTTTAAGAACTACTCAACGCAAGAAGATCTGTTCGATAAGGCGGTTAAGGCTCTTAAATCTGCAGACATTAAACTCATCCCAGAGCAACTGCCAGAGGAAGTTGCTCAAGCAGCTGATAAAGATCCTGAAGCATCTTACGCATACGCATAGTCCCCTGCATACGCGGTGGGATAAATACCTCGAACTTTTGAGTAAGGTGCATGGACATATTTTTCACTCTGCTACAACAGCTGGCCAAAGCGCTGTCACCGAGCCAGTTTGTATTGGTGCTATGCACGATCGCTGCTGCGTGCTGGACAATCGTTTACTTCATCGTTAAGAACCTGCGTAACAAATCGGGCATCTGGGCTTTCCTTGGTGCCAATGAGGAGCCAGTTGAGCTTAAGGATCTGAAGACCGCGATTGACGCTCTATCCGCTGAAAATGCGGCACACCACAAGACCCGCTCTGAAGAGATAAGTGGCATTCTTGCTGCACTCGAAAGAGAAGGTCAAGCAGCCGAAGAACGTACTGAAAGCCTAATGACGGTTCTTGAAGAACTGAAAGAGGTTCATGACTATCTTGATGAGGTCAAAGCTGATCTCACCAAGCAGATCGATGAGCTTAAGCATCAGTTCACGATGCACGATCTTCATGAGCAGCAAATCTATGAGAGCCGCAAGATTACTCTCAACAGTACTCTTGACATGATCAACAAGGTCCACAACCAAGTTGAGAAGATCGATGAGTACGTTCGCAATGCAGTTCCTGAGTTCAAGCAGTCACACCGTGATCTGACTAAGGACCTTTCTAATCTAAGCCGTGATGTTGCTCTTATTGAGCGCAGCATTCAAACCCAAATCAGCTCCGTACACGCGGTCAGACTTCGATAAATAGTTCAGACCTAGCTCACCCTATCCAAGAGGCACCATGAGAAGCCCATTCATCGTCATTCAGGACTTTCTTTCTCCACAGCTTTGCGAGAAGATCGTTGACGACATCAACGTAAAAGCGCCTGACACTGATAAGGCTGGCAATCCGAAGAAGCTAGAGCGTCACGCTCTTAGATGGGAACAGGATATTGCCGAGCGCTTCAGGGATGTTGTTCCTGAGATTGAACAGCGCTATGACGCGACGTACCGTGGTCTTGAGCAGCCTCTTTTCCAGTACTATCCCGAATATGCCAAGGCACCGGCTGAACAGCCGGGCTGCGAAAACTCCAAGTACGTCCGCAAGAAGTGGGTCATGTACAAGGACGTTGATCTGGTTGGATTCGTGTGGCTCAAGGACTACAACGAGAACGTTCCCCTTGATCCGCGTCATGAAGTTTTTGGTGGCAAGCTAGAGTTTCCGGTCTACAACTTCAGTCTCGTTCCTCAGCGCGGAACGCTGGTTCTTTTCCCAGCTGGTCCGCACTTCATCACCGTCATCTCACCGATTCTTCTGAGCGATCTCTATCAGATCAAGCTCAACGTCTGCATTAACGAAAAGAACGGTGGCCGCTGGTTCTACCAACCAGCAAAGTTCCCTGGTACATGGCAAGAGTGGCTTTCTGAGCACATGTAACCCTGGGTCCTTCCAGAGGATCCCAGATAAAGCCCAGCGTAAAAGCCTATGGGCACTACAGACAAAATAAGCCTCACTTCTGAAATGAACTGTGTACGCCCAGATGGTTGTGGTGTACAATCAACCATATCCAATCTTGAGAAGGAGTTGACATGGTCAACGTTATCGTCGATGTTCTACTGGCGGCTGTCGTGCTCTACATCGGGTACGATCTGTTCAAGACCAAGAGCCGCGTCACCGTGGTTGAGAAGAAGACCAAGGATTTGGTCTTAGACGAATGAGTGCTTTCGACCGTCTCCCTTTGGAGCGGCGAAAGGCGATTCTAGATGGGCTGATGGTGAGGAAGCGGCGCTACATTAGTGCGCTAAACCGCGAGCCCTTAAAGGCAAAGGTGATCATCGTTGGTGATCGCCCTGGTCCGGCTGCACCAACCGACCCAAACTACCATCACACGCCGTTCTATTCAATCAAGCACTGCTCGGGCTGGCTCAACACTCTGCTTCAGGAGCGGGGTATTTCTGAGAATGATCTTCTGTGGCTGAACGCTGCAGATCGTCTTGGCAATCCAACGGACCCCAGGATTCTGAAAGACAACGTGTCCCTCCTTGGGCTGCACATCATCTCACTGGGTGGGAATGCTCAGCGCTGGCTTGCCAAGGATTGTAAGCAGGGAAGCGAGATGATCTATCATCCGCAATATTGGAAGCGGTTCCGCAACAAGGAACCCTATCCTCTCATAGACCGTCTGGCCGAGATTACCGCTTAGACGTTGCCGATCTTCTTACGCCAGTACTGAACCCCGCCAAGGTCCTTTCCATTTACGGCACTCCCGACACCGTCATGGTGAATTAGCCCGTAAAGGAACTGTGACCTGGTGAGGGAGGCGTAGTATGGTGCTGAAGATCCAGACCAGCTCGTAGGCTTGATCTGCTTACCGACAATCCTAGTCTTTCCAGATGAAACAAAGTTGTTCCACGCAGGTCTCATCTCTGTCTTGTAGAAGTCGCACATCGCGCGGGTCGCATATGTGACGTTGCAGCGGTTAGCGCACGTTGGTGGAACACCCAATCTCCCATAGTACTTTATAGCGAGAGCGTCCAGAAACTGGAACAGTCCAGTCGCTGACGATGTTGGGCACTTTGCGTATGGGTCAAGACCAGATTCAATCTTAGCAACGTTGACAATAAAGTCAGCCTCACTGCTGTCAAGACCCTGTGCAGCGCATTCAGCACGAATCTGCTGCTCGACCCCGGCTGGGTCTGCGTGATAGTCTGCAGGCTTGCAGCTTGACGTGTGAGTTGCTTTTCCAGTTGCCACAACCGGCTCAGATCCGTCTGGACTTGGATTAGGAATGGTGTCTGGGCAGTCATGGCCCGCCAGAGCTTCAGCGGCAGACATTCCAACAGCGGTGTTATTTCGCGTTGTGAACCCGCCGGAAGGAGCAGTTGTTCCATCTTGCTGCGGCTGGGTTGGATCATTGTTGTTCGCAACAGTTACCGCACCGTGAAGGTATGGGCCTGGATCAACTGGATTCTTGTAGCCGCCCTTGTGAAGCTCAAAGTGAAGGTGAGCACCCGAACCAATCCCCGCATTTCCCTCAATGGCAATCTTCTGTCCGGCCGCAACCTTGTCGCCAACGCGGACGAAAGTGTTACCATCGTTCATGTGGGCGTAGACAGTAGAGCAGACCAGCTTACCAGAGCTGTCATTGTGGTCGATGATGATCCAGTTTCCAAAGCCAGATGCTGGACCGGTCTTGCGGACAACCCCGTCTGCCGCTGCAACGATCGTGCCATGGCTGTGATCAATCATTGCAAAGTCATATCCTTGGTGAAAAGATGATGCACCTTGCGCCGGAGGAGTTCTTGGACCGAAACCACACGTGACATGAGAGTTTCCAGCAAGAGGGATAACAAACTTAATGACGTCGGTGTGAGCAGCATCTTTAGGAAAGAAGTTGAACTCACGGCTGTCGATCGTGCCGGTTCCATCAGCCGCTGTTATCAGCACCTTGTAGTTTTTGTTGAGGTGATCGCCTTGAACCGTTCCTGTAAGAGCACCGGTTGCAGCATCTAGAGCAAGATGTGGGATCGCGGTTCCAATAGAAGTGCCGTCAACAGTTGCAGTCCATGTAGTCGCGGTTCTAGTAGAGCCTGGGGTCAGTTGCAGCTTCTCATTGACAACACCGTGAAGGTCAGATGTCAGTGAGGTGTTGTCGATTCTGTCTGGAATCTTTGGACCAATATCGTTCTTCAGACCAGATTGAGAACCCGCCCGCTTCATATAGCAGTCGATGTTCTCACCTGGTTGAATATCGGTAGGCTGTCTGTACTCTGGAACCGGAGTCCAAAGAGGACTCTTCTCAACTATGCTGCATCCACAGGACATTTATTTCCTCACTGGTGAGGTGGCTTACCGAGAAACTGATTGAGGTCAACCTTCCTCTTGGAAGCGTCAATAGCGTCTTGTTGCTGCTGCTTTTCAGCGTCAGCCTTAGACTTGGCTGTTTCCACTGCTGCTTGAGCATCGGCTGCTGCTTGTTGGTCAACGAAGAACTTACCAATCCCGACCAGCATGTTCTCGAGAGTGCGGGTGTATTGCTCCTTTTGGAGCAACCAACCGGAAACTTGAGCTTGGTCGGCCTTGTCTACGTCGATGTTTGGAACCTTAGGAGGAAGAGTTGTCAGCTCCTTAGGTGGAAGACGAACGACGTAATGGGTTTCTACGACGACTCTTGGAGCAGGCTGAACATTATCAGTTGCGCAACCACCAAGGGTTAGTAGGACGGCGATAAGAGCGAGCTGCTTCTTCAACTTAGTTTCTCCCCGAAGCTTGGATACCACGAATGGTCTCGCTAAGAGTTGGAGCAAGTACTCCATTGTTCTTCGGGTCCTTCTTCATGCTATCCAGTTGAGACTTGAGATCGTTGATCGTGCGTGCATTCGACTGCTGTTGGGCAGCCAGAATGTTTACAGACGTCTTAGCGTCTGCACGTTCGTTCATCAGATCCGTAATAGTCTTGCTGTTGGTAGAGTT